TATAGGACCATGGTATCATTTTACACCAGAAATACATGGAAACTTTCTAAAAATTAATTTAGTACAAAATTTAATTAACGATCAATATACAGGAAAACAAAGTTCATTTAGTAGTAAAGTCAACATTAATAAACAAGTCTGGACAAATATATCACCTAAACCAAAACTTATAGGTTATGAAGGTAGAAATAATCCGCCTGGATACATACCTCATTTTATGAAAGAGTTTCGCAATACGATTATGCGAAATACAACAGACTCTGATATATATTTCGATTTAGGTACCTTCTATGAGAGTTTCAAATGAAAACTGTAACATGGCGTACAGGCACAAACAAAGACCTAGATCAAATATTTGACGCCTATAGGATAGAACAATATGAGGATAAAAATCATAAGTTATCTAAAAACTATAGCACAGAATTTTACAAGTTTTCCATTGCACTTACAATCGCATTCAATGACAATGATGAACCTGAAATATGTTCAAGCATAGCCAGTAGAGATTGTTGGCCAAAAGGCGCTTATCGTATTTTAAGCAGATTATGGAAAACTAAAAATTATAGAATTACTCACAGCAAGTTTATAAGTGAAGCAATGGTCGGAAACGCCAGTAGTCAAATTCAATGGCTAAAAAATAATACAGATTGTAAACTTTATTTTATAAGTCGAGAAACAGGTAACTGGATGCGCTGGACAGCAGAACATTTTGATAGCCAGTATGGGTTAAAATTCATAATTGCACCTAATAAATACCTAACTTGCCCAAATGAATGTGATAATAGTTGCTGGCAACACATTATTTATAATGGCAATAAAAATATATTAAAAACATGGAAACAGCGATAACTAAGCCTTTGTTACCTTTGAAAGATATACCAAAAACTGTTTGGTTATTAATCCCTATCAACCTATTAGGTTTGTATGCTCTCTATGTTATTCTTTTCAAGGATACACCTTCATGGTGGTGGATTGCTTCTTTAATAGGGTTTATCTTTCAAAAAGAGATTGGCATCAGTGCAGGTTATCATAGGCTTTTTAGTCATTATAGTTATTCAGTTTCTAGACCTATTAAGTTGTTTATTCTCTGGTGCGGGTTAATTTCTGGACAGGGAAGTCCATATTGGTGGGCAGCACTACATAGAGGCTATCATCATAAACACAGTGATACTGATAAAGATCCTCATAGCCCTAAACATGGATTCTGGCACAGTTACATTTTATGGCTTTTTAAGATTAAAGAAAAAGATATCAGTACCAGATACATAATCGATCTAATTAGGGATAAAGATTTGGCTTTTTCTCACAAACATTACCTAGTTATCTTAACCTTAAGTCATCTAATTATCGCTTTGATAAACTTTAACTTATGGTTATTTTTTATGGTATTGCCTGCTTTTCTTACCTTACATTGCTATTCAATACAAACAAGTTTTCAACATTTAGGAAAGTTAGGTTATCAAACTTACGATACAAAGGATAACAGTTGCAATAATATATTGTTATTTCCCATTGTATTTGGTGATGCATGGCATAATAATCATCATGCAGACCCAGGTAATCCAAACTTTGGTAAACGTTGGTGGGAAATTGACACTACTTTTTGGATTATAAAATTATTACGTAGTCATCAATAAATGGATTATCCTATAAACTTCATTAGAGAAATAGAACCAGAAGAGAGTACGTATACATATGTGTACATAGACCTTGTTCATAGTTGTAATATGGAATGTAATAACTGTTATCTACCAAATAGAGATTATCCCGATGCTGATTTTGAAAAACTTAAAAATTTTATATCTAAGTTTAATCTACGAACAGAGTTTAGGTTAATAGGTGGTGAACCTACTTTATATTCCCATTTAGTTGCATTAATATCATTTATTAAAAGTAATCCATTGAACCATAGGGTGACATTGGTTACAAACGGGTTAAAATTATCCAGCAAACGATATGTAAAGTCTTTATCAGATGCAGGACTTAATAGAATTTATCTGAGCATGAACGGATTTGACAATGACGATATATATCAAAAATTAGATAATATGAAGTGCGCAAAATTAAAAATGAAGGCTCTGGAAAACATTTTAGACAATCAAATCGGAATGTCAGTAGGATATATTATTGTTAAGAATGTAAATGAATATTTAATTGACAATATGATTCGATATTTTAAGAAAAATAGACAACGCATGACTTTTGAATTTAGGAATATAGGAGAAGTGGGTAGAAATATGCTTTCGGTAGATCTAGTAGAAAATTATGAATATAACGAAATAATTGATCTACTATCTGAAAAATTTAACTTTAATAAAACTGCGGTACATATTGATGACGAATATAGTAGAGTATACAAGGTAGACAAATTTATCATTAGAGTAAATGATTGGGGAATGTTCAAAAGAGGAATAGCACATTCCGCAGATAAAATTAGAGGTAGAATGACTGAAAATTATAAGGTCGCTCCATTCTTATCTCATATTAAACAGAATGAATTTAAATATTAAAAGTGCTTAAAAATCTGGGTTATTATCAGGTCGGAGACAAAATTTTTTACGGTAAAACAGAAGCTATCTATCACTCTTATTTTTCAAAAGAGGAGATAAGCTGGCATTTTTATAATAATGTATGGAATAATTTTTCTAAAACTAAAATGCATACTTTAGAAAATATTAATTTGGAAACTATCTATAAAAACCGCGCTATGCAACTGCGAGAAAAGTATGACTACATAATTCTAAACTATAGTGGAGGTGCAGACAGCCATAATGTCTTAATGACCTTTTTGAATAATAATTTAAGACTAGATGAGATTTATGTTCAAAGAAGTGCGTCAGTTGATGAAAAGATTTATACACCTAATAAAGAAAACAAAAATGCTGAAAATATCTTAAGCGAATGGGATTATACAATTAAGCCTTCATTAGATTATGTAACTAAGTATTTTCCAAATATTAAAATAAACTTAGATGATATATTTGAAAAAAACTTAGATAAACTTATACATGAAGATATGTTTTTACAATCTAGTAACTTTATAGGATTGTTCGAATTATTAAGACAGTCTTCTTATTCAAACACTATTGAAAAAAATTTAAATGCAGGTATAAAAACTTGTTCTATCTTTGGAATAGATAAACCTATAGTAATTATTAAAAATAATGAAGGATTTGTGCTATTCTCAGACCAAGAAATCTCTTCTGCATCGAGATGTATTAAAAAAGACCTTAAAAACTTTAGCTTGGTTGAATTATTTTACTGGACTCCTGATATGCCCGAGATAGCATTTAAACAGGCACAAGTAGTATATGATTTCTTTTCAAAAAATGAAACTTATAAAAAAATGATGGATATTAAAAATATAGATCAAAAAAACTTACATTTAATATATGATGCCTATCGAAAAGCTGTTATTCCTTTAATATATTCAACTTGGAATAATGATACATTTCAAGTTAATAAACCTCAACCGTATAACCAAGTTGGAAGGTCACGGGATAAGATATACATAAATAGTGCAGATTTTTCAAATGTGATCGAAAAATATAATAGTCATTTAACAGATTGGAAAACAGTTTTAGATGAAAAATACTTCTTCAAGGAGTTAAACAAATTTAAAACTTATTTTACACCTTGGTATAAATTATGAAAATTATAATAACAACACTGTTACTTTTCTTTTCTACAAACATTTTTGCAAATGAACAGTTTAAAATATTAGTAGGATTTCCTCCTGGTGGAGGACAATACCTGATAGGGACTATTATACAAAAAGGATTCGGAGATGAAGGAATAAATTCAATATTAGTCACAAAACCTGGAGCAGGAGGAGTAATTGCTTTAAATGAATGCATTAAAAATGCAGATCCTTTAACACTATGTTTGGTGTCTCAATCGCAACTTGTTTTTTCATCTAAATTGACTTCAAATGTTGTAAATTATGATTCTAAAAATTTAACCTATGTTAAATTAATCGGCAGTAGCCCTATGGTTTTAGTTACATACAAAGATAATTTTAAGAATATAGATGAAATTATTCATGAAATAAAATATAAGGAAATTAATTTAGGTGGTGGTGCTTTAGGAAATTCTTATGTTATAAATCAGTTTTTGATATTTTTAAAGGCTTTCAAGTCTAAAAATATAGAATATAATGGAGTTGGTCCTGCTCTAAAAGACCTTATAGGAAAACATATTTCATATGTAATAGCCCCATATACGGCTGTCAAGAGTCAAATTGATTCAAATTCTATAAGATTAGTTGCTAGCTTTTCTAATAAAATATATTTTCCTAATATACCAGTTATTGATGAGTTCGTAGTAACAGATACAATTTTTGGATTTGTAGCGAATGAAAGTATAAATGAAAGTGCAATTCAAACGCAAAAACAAGCTTTATCTAGGATTTTGAATTCTGATAAAGTAAAAACTGCATTGTTAGATCAAGGTATCTTTATATTGAAAGACGATAATGATGTCTATTTTAAAAGAGAAATAATAAAACAAATCAAAAACATAGAAAATTAGATTATAAATTTAACAATTTAAGCCTATATTTTTGTTTTAGAGCAAACAGACAAATAATTGTTTCTACTTCGAAAGTTTTCTTATGTTCGGGAAAATAAAATTTATGAAGAGGGGATCTACAAGTTTCTCCAACTGCATATACAGCTTCGTAAAAACAGTTATATTTGTTTTCTATAATACCTTCTTCATTAAATTTTTTCCAAATTTTATCTAGCGCCTGTTGATGTTTTAAAGGTCGTCTACTATAAAAACTATAATATCCGTTCTTTTCTCCATGATTCATTAGAATATACATGCACTTACCGTATATATTCATACTTAATTTATAATTACCTAAATCTTTTTTTTCGAAATTGGAAAAATGTCTATGTGCGTACCAATATTGTATATTGTCTGGAAAATATCCGTTAACAGAACATACTAACTTATTATTATAATACGCACCAACAATTATTCTTTGTTTTTCTTCGAAGTCATTAGTAAATTTTTCAATCATAAAATTAGAAAAGTCGATAGTTTTTCTTTGATTTAAAAACTTGTCACTACTATTAAACAACTCTATATATGCGTCTAAATCATCAATGTCTAAAATTTTAATTGAAAAATCATCTTTATCCATCAAATTTCTCCACTACAACAGCAGCACATTTACCACCGAAACCAAAACTGTTTTTTATGCCATATTTAAAATTTGGAAATTCCCTTTTATGATTATCAGATATTAATATATCGATTGGATTTTTTAAATTTGCAATTCTTCCTATTTTATTCATATTCATAGATTGAATAAGATATGCTAATTCAATTAATCCACAGGCAGACATAGTATGACCAATATTAGCCTTTAAAGCCATTAAAGCAGAATTAGGAAAATACTCCTTTATAATATTATATTCTGATGGATCACCGTTCGGCGTGCTTGTAGCATGACAACTTATTATAGATATCTGATCTCTTTGTAAATTAGCGTATTTAAGTGCCATATCTATACTTTGTCTAGCTCCTATAGCTGCTGGGTCCATTCCGGTTTCGTGATATAATTCTGTTGCGAAACCAATAGATTTAATCACGGCTAGAACATTATCTCCATCTTTTTCCGCTTTAGGCAATGACTTCAAAACCAATGAACAAGCACCTTCACCCATTACAAAACCCTTACGATCTTTATCAAACGGTGATGATATAGGCGGTTCTCTTAAATCCAAAGCTCCTATGGATTGAAACATAAAAATATCAATAGGATCTACCATTACATCACACGCACCTACAAGAATTTGATCATAAACTTCTGCCTGTAGTAATCTTACAGCATAATCTATCATGAGTATTCCAGTAGCACAGGCACTAGTCATACATAGATTTATACCTTTGAATCCAAACTTTTTACAAATTAAATAACCTAAATTGTCTCTCTGAGCTGCTAAAGCCTGTCTAGGGCTTAGCCTTTTATTGTCAATTAATTTAGAAACATTCTCTAATATTAGTTTTTGAGGACCACCTAACGACCCAAATATAACACCAGTATTAGTTTTATTCATAATATTGGCATCAAGCACAGCCCTATTAGCTGAGTATAAACCAATTATAGAATATCTATCTAGATTTTTTTGTTCTGTATTATCTAAAAAGTCTAGTTTTATTTCAGCATCGTTAATTTGAAAAGCACCATTTATTTTGATAGCAGGGTAAGTTTTTTTATCAAAATTTTTAATTTCGGATATTGGAGATTGAGCCTGTAAGTACCTATTCCAATTAATATTAATATCTTCCCCTAAGGCATCGACTATACCTAATCCAATGATAGCAATTTCATCCATTTTTTTATAAAATGTCATTTAGTCTTGAAATATTAAACTGTATAAGCTCTAGGATCATTTCTATCAATTATAAAATATTTCTTAACTAACCAACCGGAAAAATCAAACTCCCCTTTTTTCATAGCCTGATTATATTCGCTTGGATAAGCATGATGATTATTATGTAATCCTTCACCTAGAGTATACCAATGTATCCATTTATTATTTTGACTTTTGTCAGAAGTTTCAAAATTTCTATATGAAATACTTGTTGGTACATGGCTTAAAGTGGTGACAAACACACCGCTTCCGAATATATACCAACCCAAAGGAGCAAATAATATAAAAATAGGAATATGCCAATCTATTAGTCCTAACACTAATGAAAATATAATCAGACAAGCCCATATCTTAAAATAATTATGATGTACAAATTTAATTGTAGGGTCTCGTATTAAATCCTTAGGTAATATTCTTACCTGTTTAATTTTATTAAACCATTCAAAAGGTTTAATTTCCCATAATCCTAAGCTTTCTTTTATACTATTTTTTGGACTATGAATATCAAGATCTTCATCACTATATCTATGGTGATGTCTATGACTAGTAGCATATAATATAGGACTTCCTGCACCAATCAACACACTTGCCCAAGTTAAAAAAACATGTTTCTTTTTAGTGGTAACAAATGATCTATGAGCGAAATATCTATGCATAGCTATATGATTAGCAGGAATCACTACAATTTTACTAATCAAAAATGCTAAAATAGTCCACAACCATTCACCACTAAAGAATGGATATATTAAACTAAACCCCCAAGAAAGCAAACCTAATGCCCAAATGGTTCTTAATTTGTATATGTTCATACACCGTATTTGCTTATAATTATATTAAAAATGCTTTCGTCGAAGAACCCAATCGTAAATGCTCTTCTATCGTTATTAATATTATGTACACTATGTATCAAATCTGTACGCATAATATTCCATCGGTGGCTTGGAAAAATTGTAGAATTTACCTTACTTAATACATTTAGGTCAAAACAATGAGACCATGGATCCCTAATTAGTTCTTTACCATTTTCCTGCCACCAAATAGTTTCAACGTTTGTTCCACCGGAGGTTAGCAAAAAACTAATACAAAATGGACCACGGGTTTTTCCGTCTGTATGAGGATGTAACTGGCAGATATTATTGCCATTTGCTTTTATACTTTGAAAACCTATAGTTAAAGTTAATCCTTCTAATTCAGGAATTAAATTATTTATAAATTGTGTATACCTATCAGTTAGCGGCCATCTAGAATAAATTGCATCATCTACTTCTGTATTATCAAGTTGCTTTATTTTTTGTTGAGATAGCTTTTGTTTGAGAGATCCTGTTTTAGAATCTTCGATGATATCGATTATATCTTTTGGCAATTCTGGTAAATCTAAAATAGAGAATGTTTTCATTTTTTTTGCAAACAATACTTTATAAAAAGACCTGGTAAGTCCCATTCAAATTTTTTAACTGCATAGTAAGGACTTTGGCTATTGGCATGATGATTATTATGCAGTCCACTTCCAAGCATTAAGATATTTACTAAAGTATTATTCTTACTATTATCGTTTGTATCAAAATTCCTGTATCCCCATTTATGGCATACAATGTCTATCAATAAACTACTAGTATGAAAAGTCCATACCGCACTTAAACTAAACAAAAATATAGCCAACTTTAAATCAATTAAAGCGGTGATGCTATATACAATTATAACAAATTCTAAATAGTGTCTATGTAAGAAATTATGAAATGGATCCTTGGCCAGGTCTGAAATTATTTTAGGAGAAAATTTAACCATAGGCCAATTTACCAACCAAACATCATACCATTTATTATAGAGTGGACTTTGAGGATCTTTTCTTGTATCTGAATATCTATGATGTATTCTATGTGTTCCTACCCATCCATAACTACTTCCTAGAAAATTTAATGATCCTAATAATATCAAAATTATTTCTTTCCATCTTTGAGTATTAAAACTTCTATGGGCACATAATCTATGATAACCTATTTCGCCTCCAATCTTTCCAAATAAGATCCAACCTAGTATAGTTAATAATAAATCTTTATAATTCCAATCTATATAAAATAATAAAATTATTATAAGGTGATGGAAAACAATTAGTATCTTAAATTGTATATCCATATTTGGTTTATAAAATTTTAACATGGAATAATAGGACCTTGGTATGCCAGGATAGCTTTTTTTATTACCTTTTCTAAAGTAGAATTATCTCTTACGTCATTATAAATTAAAATATCAATTCGTTCTTTATCACTATAATTTTTATAAGCATGTTGATGATAACCGTTTAAGTACCAAATTTTACCGCATGTAAAATTAGCAACAAAATATTTCGAATTATTTTTATAATACGATAATTCTTCAAAAAAATATCTATCGCTATGGACCTCTTTAGAAACAATATGCGCTACATTTTTATCAGCAATAATTGGTATATGAATTATACACTGTTCGGGTTTATTATATTTTTTTATTAATTCGTCATTTTGATGACTATGCCAACCTAGAGCGTGTCCTGGCCCAGATTTTACAATTTTGACCAATAAAGGTTTATCTGTTATACTAAGAACCAAATCCATTAATAATGGAAAATTTTTGGTTACTTCTGTAGGATACCATCTTTGATCTTCAACGGGCCATTCGTAAAAATCTTCTAACTCGTTATTATCTTTATTTTTCCATCTAGCAAAGTGTTCCCTTACAATAGAAGAATTTCCTGACTTATAAATTGTTGTAAGAGCACATTGTTTATACGATTTGTGAATTTCCTCAAGGAATGGTGTCAATTGAAAATATGGCGGATGATAATTATGCCAAGTTCTATTTTTTAAAACTTCAGATTTTATACTATTAATATCAAATTGAATGCCTAATTCCATAAACGGAATAAATCTAAGATTGTTTATTGTTTTCAACTTCATTTTTTATTAAAAGGTATTTAATTACTAATCCAGGTAAATCAAATTCTCCTGGTTTATGATTAAAGTATGGATTACCTGGTTGGGCATGATGATTATTATGTAGACCACTACCTCCTGTAACAATATTAACTAACAGATTATTTCTACTTCGGTCTAGAATGTCATAATTCCTATATCCGTATTTGTGACAAACTATATCTATCAGATAAGCACCAACATGAAATTGTATCACAGATGGAATAATAATCACAAAAATTAAAAACTTATAATTAATTAATGCCAACAAAACAATTGTTGTATAACTTAATATAAAATAATTTTTGTGAATAAAGAGATGCCATTTATCTTTAATCAAATCGGAAATGTTTTTTGGACTTACAATAAAAGGTTTCCAAACGACTAACCAAACTTTCCAAAGTTTATTAAAATATGGACTGTGAGGATCCTTATCAGTATCTGCTGTTTTATGATGAATTCTGTGAACTCCACACCAAGATAAACTACTTCCTACAAAATTTAAACTACCTAAAATTAGTAGGATTCGTTCCTTGGTCTTTGTAGTTTTAAAACTACGGTGGGCAAATAATCTGTGAAATCCTATTTCACCTCCGATTTTTCCTATTAAAATATATGATAAAAATGTGAAAAGGAAATAATACCATTCAACATTAACGATAAAAAAACTTGAAATAAAAAGTATGTGGGTGGTTAATAGTAATGAACGAATTTTAGTAAGAGTATTAACGTGCATAATTGTTTATGAAATCCTGTTCGGAAATTTCAACAATTTCGTAAGTAAAAGTAAATTTATTTGAATACCCCTGTTCATTATGAAAAATAGTATTTTCATTGTAAAGAACATCTAGTCTATTTTTACATTCTAATGCGGTTTCTTGAGTATCATATATTCGTTCTGAAATAAGAATATTTCCATTTAACCAACGTTTGAATCCTATTTGTCGACCATCATTTACATATTCTTTAACTATTTCTTGATAAAGAGGTACATTACCTGGTTTAAAAACGTATGGTGTTAAATTAAAAAGTGTAAGTTGAGCATCCTCACTTAAAAGGTTAGTATCATGAATTATTGTAAATGTTTTATAAACCCAAAAGCTCATATTTTGTCCTTATAAATAAAATTTATTATATATTTATTGATAGACTATGTTATATTCAAACGTTTCGAGCATTAAAATATTACAATTAATCAGTACTGTGATTACATTGTACCTTATGACATTACAATTTAATCTTTATTGGTGGCTTTTATCTTTTTTTGTTTATTTTTTAACAGGTTGCTTAGGTATTACAATAACTTACCATCGTTATCTTTCTCATAAGGCATTCAAAATGCCTAAAGTTTTTGAATATCTTTTTAGTATGTTTGGTGCTCTTGGAGGAACAGGATCAACTATAGGTTGGTTAGCCGTGCATAATGTTCATCACAAATTTAGCGACAAAGATAAGGATCCGCATAGCCCACATTTACTCGGGCCCAAATTGTTGCTCACAAATTATAATTATAAATTTAATCCTCTAGATGCTAAATTATTACTTAGAGATAAATTTCATATTATACTGCATCAGTATTATAATCTAATACTTTTAATTTGGGCATTCTTATTATTGGCTATTAATTACAAACTTTTTTTGTTTGCCTTTATTGTTCCTGTTTGTTTTCAAATTTGGGCAAGTAATATAAGCAATTACGCTAACCATATGTTTGGATACCAAAATTACGAAACAGGCGAAGGAAGTAAAAATACCTGGTGGGTAAGTGCAATTACTTGGGGTGAAGGATGGCATAATAATCATCATGCAGAACCCTGGCATTACAGTTTTCAAAGAAAATGGTGGGAAATAGATATTAGCGGATATGTAATTTATTTAATTGTTATACTTACAGGTAATAAAAAGAGCCTATATAATTCAAAATATTAAAAAAATAGATTGACATACTAGCAACAAACTAATATAATAAGTTTATAGTAGACAGCACTGGTGTGCGGCGGAGACTTATAAACTCTGGAGACTGGTCAGATGGGCTGGAACGGTAGGGTTCGATTCCCTAGTCTACTACCAAAGCGAGATTAAAAAAAGTTAATTGCCTGGGTGGTGAAATAGGTAGACACAAGGGACTTAAAATCCCTCGCTTCCGAAAGGGGCATGCCGGTTCGAGTCCGGCCCTAGGCACCAGTTTTACAGCCCCCTTAGCTCATGCTTGGTTAGAGCAGCGGACTCATAATCCGTTGGTGCGCGGTTCGACTCCGTGAGGGGGCACCAAATTCTTTTTATCATATGATACCATTTGAACTTTCGACACTACAACATACATGGTTTATTGACATAGACGGAACCATATTCAAACATGAAGGTCTCTGGGAAGATGGTGAGGATACCCTGCTTCCAGGTGTACAAGAACTTTGGAACGCCATACCACAAGATGACTGTATCATTCTTACCACTGCCAGAAACGCTTTTTCTGCAGAACAAACAAAACAAGCACTCAAGAAATTTAATCTAAGATACGATAAGATTATCTTTGATTTGCCTGTTGGTGAAAGAATTGTAATTAACGATACTAAACCTTCTGGATTAGAAACTGCTATAGCATGGAACGTCAAAAGAAATAGAGGCTTTTAAGAAGTTTATTAAATACATACTTAATTAACAAGGATAAAAAATGCCAACTCATAAATTACCACTAGAACTCGGATATACCGATGCTAGAGGAAAAATTTTACCTATAGTACATGACATGGCCAATGTACAAATGATTTGGTCTGAAACAGGTGCCATTAGGGCCAACCATTATCATAAAACAGACACTCATGTTTGTTTCTTAGTCAGCGGAGATATGGATTATTATTGGCGTGACCACGGTGAAACAAAAATTCATAAAGAACGTATAGTTGCAGGGGAGTTGTTTAAAACTGGACCATTAATCGACCATGAAATGGTATTTACAAGTCCATCTGTAATGGTTGTTATTAGTGAACATAAGCGTGATGCTGTAAGTTATGATGAAGACATTGTAAGAATTCGTCCGTTACATGAGCAATATGTTTAAGTACCAATCTTGTAGATGTTGCGGCAATAATAATATTAATCCCTGGTTATCATTGCCATCTAGTCCTGTAGCTAATGCATTGTTTGAGATACCGAATTTCACAAAGTATCCTTTAGATTTAAACTACTGTGAACAGTGTGGTCATTTGCAATTGGCAGCAGCACCTGATCCAGACAAGGTTTTTGCCAGTTACAGATATAAATCTGCGGTTTCTAAATCATTTAGAAATCATTTTACCGCTTTGGCAAATTATGCTTTTGAAAAATTCAATCTTTCTAATAATAGTAAAGTTTTAGAAATCGGCAGCAATGATGGATTCTTGTTACTCCAATTTAAAGAAAAAGGATGCCAGGTCCAAGGAGTTGAGCCGAGTGCATATCTTGTAAATGAATACGTAGAAAATAACATGCCATTGGTAAACGGGTTTTTTACCACTGCACTGGTCAATAAACGTGAATGGACTGCTAAATTTGATTTAGTTTGTGCTAATAATGTATTGGCGCATATTCCAGATACAGACGATGTAATAAAGGGCATATCACGATCGTTAAAGGATGGCGGAGTTCTAATGGTCGAATGCGGCCATCGTGATGCTATATTACAAGGAACACATTTAGATAATGTTTATCATGAGCATATTGACTATTATAGCCCCCATTCATTTGGCACATTATTAGCAAAACATGGCCTGACTGTTGAAGAATTTGAGCTTATAAACTCACATGGTTTAAGTTTTAGATTAATTGCTAGAAAAGTAGATAAACCATCTATTACAACATTTGAACCTGTAAACATAGATATACAACGTACGAAGGTAGAAAATTATATAGTTCAACGTAAGAATAACATGAACTCTATTATTTTAGGAAGACCTTTTGTAGCCTACGGTGCAGCGGCTAAAGCTGTAACAAGTTTATACATGTTAGATTTAGTTTCAAATTCATTGTTTGGGGTGTACGATGACAATGAACTAAAACAAGGATTTTATTTCCCAGGAACAAACATAGTAATAGAAAGTCCTGAAAAAATGAATAAAGATTGTCTTGTAGTTGTTACTGCTTGGAATTTCTTTGAAGAAATTAAGAATAAGTTAATGTCTCGTGGACACAAAGGAGAAATTGTCTGTATGCAGTAGTATACGGCACTGGCAAATGGGCCAGGCTATTAGGAAATAAGATTAAGAACCATGGACTTTTACCAGTTCATATCGGATCTGATGACAGATTAGCGTTATTTTCAAGATCTCAATATCCCAAATTTACTCAGGGATATCCTTTGTTTATCCTTTCTAAAACTGAAAATCATTTAAATGATTTAAAAGATTGCCTACCACATTTACCTAAAGAAATTTATATAGAAAAAGGATTTGCTTCCGCCAACGAAAGGCGTAAGGCTAAAGAATTAGTTGGAGATATTCCGGTATTTTTTTTAAGTCAATACAGATTTAGTGAAATATTTACAGACTTTTTAGAACAACAAGAAACAATCTGTGGAATAAAATACAATTGGGCTGTAGAACAGCATTCAGCTCAAGAATGGATGTACCATATTGTTTCTATAGATAATTATTTGAAAAATAATAATTCTGATTTATATGTAGAACAGTTTGGACATTACGTTATAGATTCAATCAGCCAGGTCAACATTATCAAGAGCAAGATTAGATCTCTCATTATAGAAATAGAAACAACTACCGCAGATTATACCATTGAACTAGGAAATACTAATTCTTTAAAAAGAGGTTCAACTGTTTTGACCGTAGTAAACAACGAAGATTGTCTCGGTGAACAAATTTCGCATATAATAAATGATAAAAAAGAAAAGTTAGAAAGGTTATAAATGAAAATATTAATTTTAGGGTCTGATGGGTTTATAGGCTATCATTTAACTGATTCAATCCTACAAGATGAAAAATTTGCAGAATATACAATTACAGGAATAGATGCCAATAAACTGCGCACAGACATGCTTCCGTCGTCTAACAGGTTCCAGTTTCATAAAGCTAATATTTTACAGTCTAGACAATACATAGATTCTTTAATACAAGATACAGACATTGTATTACCGCTAGTAGCCATTGCTACACCAAAAATATATGTCGAACGTCCAATGGATGTATTTGAACTAGATTTTGAAGAAAATTTAAGAATATTGAAACTATGTCACAAACTAAACAAACGTGTAATTTTTCCTAGCACCAGCGAAGTATATGGTAAAGGAATTGCACCATTTGACGAAAATACCACAGATTTAACCTATGGCCCAATTAAATATAGCCGATGGATTTATGCCTGTAGTAAACAGCTATTGGACAGGGTGGTATTTGCCATGCATCAAAAGTCACCATTTCGTTTTACTTTGTTCAGGCCTTTTAATTGGGTAGGCCCATACCTGGACAGTTTAGAGTCAAGCTCAGAAGGATCTAGTAGACTAATTACTCAACTCATAAACGACGCTCAAATTAAAGGAGAAGTTACTTTAGTAGATGGAGGCAATCAGAAACGGTGTTTTACTGATGTAAGAGACGGAGTTTCAGCTCTAAAGGCTATGATATTAAATGAAGATATAAGTAACCAAAAAATTTACAATGTTGGTAATCCTTGGAACAATTTCAGTGTGAGAGAAGTGGCAATGATGTTAATTGAAAAAATGAAGGAACACAAGTTAGTAACTGACGTACAGATTAAAGTAAAAAGCAGTGGAGAATTTTACGGTGCTGGGTATGAAGATGTTAGTAATAGAGTACCTAGTATAAACAACATTGGTAATGATTTGAACTGGACACCACAGTATACATTTGAGCAAAGTTTACATAATATTTTATCATCGCTTAAATAATACAAACGGAGACTATATATGGCTAAAGCAAAAGAACAAAGTCAAAGGAAATCTATTAAAAAAAGTACCAGTCAAGGCGGGTCTGCACCAAAAACAAGTACAATGAATAAGTCTAAACGTAGAAGTTACAAATCATATCGAGGACAGGGCAAATAGTGTAATTCATACATGAAATTAACTTAAATGCAGGCTAGTCCTGCATTTTTCTTGACATAATTTGAAAAATCTGTTAAAATAAACAAGGAGGTGAACATGAAACAATTTTCTCTTTTGGATAAAGTAGGTAATGATCTAGTTGGAATTTTCCATAGATTGGCATTATTTTCAATCGGTGCGGCTACAGTTTATGCAGCGGGATGGGAATTTTTTGAAATGTTCAAAAAACACCATGCTAGTATACAAGATCTTTTGTTAATGTTTATCTATCTTGAAATCGGTGCTATGGTTGGCATATATTTTAAAACAAATCATATGCCTGTAAGATTTTTAATTTATATTGCTATAACAGCGTTGACACGGCATTTGGTTGATCTCGTCGCCCATAGTAAAGATAATCTAATTGAAATTATAGCCCTTGGCGGTACTACCCTAATCTTAGCAATAAGTTTGTTAATAATAAGATATGGTAGTAGTAAATTCCCCAGCACCTCAAAAGAAGAAATTCAATGACAGAATTATTTAGAGATAAACTTGACCAAGAAATCAAGATAGGCGATTGTGTAGTATATTCACTACATAATTCTTTAGATTTGGGAATAGTCGTTAAAATAAATCCAAAAATGGTAAAAATTAAGAAAATAGAACCTCCAAGAAAGTGGCAATCGCTAACATACAATAGATATCCATCTGATTTGGTAAAGATAGAAGGACCAGTAGTTAGTATGTATATATTGAAGAAATCATCAGGAGCAAAATAATGCCAGCAACTTTTTTTATCAGTGACACACATTTCGGACACGAGAAAACCTGCACCGTATTCAAACGGGCAGACGGCTCACCACTTCGTCCCTTCAGTTGTGCTGAAGAAATGGACGAGTTTATGGTAAAGGCTTGGAACGAACGTGTTCGTCCAAATGACAAGGTATACCACTGTGGCGATGTGGTTATCAATCGCAAGTTCCTACACATTCTTGGTAGGCTTAATGGAGACAAAGTGCTTATACGCGGTAACCACGATATCTTTAAACTGGAGGACTACAGCCAATACTTTAGAGACATTCGTGCCTTTGACGTTAAGAACGGTATGATCTTTAGTCACGTTCCCATTCATCCAGAAAGTCTTGGTAGGTTTGGCACCAACATTCACGGACACCTTCACGCCAACCGTGTGATGAAGATCACGGGTGTTAATCGAAAGTCCGGAGAATTTGAATATGGTGACGAGATCGACCCACGTTATTTCAACGTAAGTGTTGAACAAATTGACTTTGCTCCAATTAGTCTTGAAGAAGTTAATGCTAGGATTGTAGCACAAGGAGGGCATGTAGGATTTCGTAACGGCAATGCGCCTATAATGTAGGAGAATATTGTGAATAAAAAATTAAAAAAATTTGAACCGTTAAATTTTAATGCTACTCAAAAAATAGAAGACCTAGTAAAAAGAGGAGGCGTTATAATTGTTGAGAAAAAAGATTATGTTGAAATCAAACGTATCTCTAGTATTGCCAAAGTCGATCAATGGGGTCGAGTAGAATGGAGACCAGAATAATTTTTTGTAATTAAGTATTAAGATAATTAATAATATGACTACATTACACATACTTTCTGCTCCAGACAAACCTGTACACATTGATAATCGTATAGATGCGTTTGCTGTAGGAGCCGTTAAGTTTATTGACAACATGATGAAATACGGTTGGGATTGTATACATTATGGAATACCAGGTTGCCAAGTTAATTGCGAAACTGTCATGGCGTTACCTTTTATCTATAATGACTACCAGGAAAACATGAGAGTATACAATGTCAACGCAGGTAAAGAAATTCAACAACGTAAAAAACCTGGAGACATGATCATGTGTTTTCATGGATGGGGCAACCAGCAAGCAGCAGAAATGAACATTGACTTAACTATTGTAGAACCATACATAGCCTATGATCATACTGCTGTATTTGCCCCTTTTAGAGTGTTCTCTTCTTATGCTGTACAACATATGTACTATGGGCATCATAAGATGTTAATGACTCCTAGCTGGTTTGATGCTGTAATATCTAATGGATTTACTCCAAGCGAATTTGAATTTACAGCCAAAAAAGAAAACTATGTTCTTTATTTTGGAAGAGTAATAGAAAGTAAAGGAATAAATGTTTGTATACAGGCTACTCAATTATCGGGTGATAAATTAATAATAGCAGGACCAGGTTCTCTAGAAGATCTAGGATATAAAGAAATACCCGAACATGTTACCTGTGTAGGATTGTGCGACGCACGACAAAGAAAAGAACTAATGAAAAATGCCAAAGCAATATTTGGACCTACATACTATATAGAACCTTTTGGAAATATGGTAATTGAAGGATACTTATCTGGTACACCATCGATAACCACTGATTGGGGTGGTTTTATAGATACAGTAGTACATGGTGTTACAGGATTTAGATGTAGAGAAATGAGAGAGTTCGTAGATGCTTTGAAAAATATACATACTATTGACCCACATGTTTGCAGAAAATTTGCTGAAGATAATTACGGAGAAGAAGTGATATATAAAAAATATCATGACTATTTGGTCAAATTACAATCAAAAGATTTCTATAGATGAAAATTGCTTTTATAGTAACAAGTAGTATAGATGTTGACAATCAGTATCCATTAACTTATAGCCAGGTTAGGTCTCATTTCTCATCAGAAGAAAGACTTCGACAAACACTATTCACTGTTAATTCTTTAGACCTAGTAAGAAATCCCGAACTAGATATTTTTGTAATAGATGCGTCAGATAATTACGACTCTTATGAAGGCGTGATAAACTGGCAAAGACGCTGTAAATTTATCAGTGTAAAAAAATTATTTCCAGAAATATATCACAAGGTAAGGACTCATAATAATAAAAGTCATTGCGAAACAACAATAGTAAAAACATTTATGGAAAAATTTTATGACGAACTTAGACATTACGATTATATATGTAAACTTAGTGGTAGGTATTTTATAGATGGATCTTTTAGCTTAGAATATTTTACACCAGAAAACACAGATAAACTATTCTTTAAAAATCATCTTAGCTTTGACTGGAATGATAACTGGGGTTATCAAATGGTAGATAGAAGAGCTTTACAAGGTGATAATAAACTTTATCAATACTCTAGTGTATTATATGGTTGGGGATCACAATATCTAGATAAAATGCTAGACATAAATCGAGTAATCTGCGAAATAACAGGCAAAGAAAATTCAACACATTACGATATAGAAACTTTATTATATTTCTTTACAAGAGAATTTGAACAAGATATAATTCATGTTCCATGGACCGTAAATGGATGGGACGGTGTTAATGGAAGGTATTTAAAATATTAATGGATCTTACCTTAATTATTGTAGATAATTTCTATACCAATCCTGATATAGTTAGAAATTATGCGTTGAGCCTGCCTTTTAATGTCACTGGTAATTTTCCGGGTGCTAGAACAAGACCATATTTGCCCGAAGATGTAAAATTTTCAATCCAACATTGGATGAATCCTGTAGGACGTATTACTAATTGGTTTGAAAATTACGGATATACAGGGGCTTTTCAAATAGCTACTGCACAAGATAGAACTTGGATACACAGTGACTACTTTAACAAATGGGCAGGAGTATGTTATCTTAGCCCAGATGCTCCTGTAAGTGCAGGAACTGCTCTTTACCAACACAAACTATCTAAAAATTATAGAAGAGTAGATACCGACTATGAAGGGTATGATTTTACCAAATGGGATCTGTTCGATAAAATAGGAAATAGGTATAATAGATTAATCTTGTATAGAGGAGACTTATTTCATGCGAGTATAGATTATTTTGGTGATAATCTACACAATGGAAGACTTTTTCAAACTTTTTTCTTTGATACATAATGAGTTATAAAATTTGTCACATCATTTTTAGCACTAACAGACTAGAATATCTAATCCCAAGTTTGAATAGTCAAAGAATGTTAAATTGGTACGGATGTAAAGTTGATAAGATTTTTATAGATGATTATCCCAGGACAAGAAATGATCTTATGTTAAGATCATTTTTAACTTACTATAACTATAACGAAATAATTTTTCATAAGAACAATATTGGTCTAAGTGCTACCTGGACAGAATTTTGGAATATGATAAGAGATAGAGAGTATGATTATATATTTCATCAAGAGGATGATGTGGTCTTTCTAGAACCTATTTGTATAAGTGATTTAATTGAAATTTTAGAAAAAGACAAACAAATCAGTCAGGTTACATTATCTAGACAGGCTTGGTACAGTAATGAGCAAGATCCTAGTGCAAACAACGATGATATAATTTACAAGAATTTTAGGTACCAAAAAAATAGTTGCATATTTTCACCTATGGCCAGTCTTTATAGCCATAATATAATTAAGTATCCCTGGAAAGAATTAATTTCTCATAATATTAATGAAGGGACAATTGGTAAAATTTTAAATGACAAATACGGCATGGTATCTGCCAATGTTAAAAACTTTTTTGGACTTAAACTTATAAACCATATCGGTGAATGGTTCACAGGCAAACGTATATTACCAGGAGAACCTGGGTTTGAAACATACGGTCATTTTGACCCTAATAAAAGATATACCAGTAAAGATGGAAGATTATTGTATGAATAGAACATATTTAAATAATATTGTACATGAAAGAACACAAGGGATTGTTCAACAAGGACCCTTTACTGGTTTAAAATTATGCAATTACGACAATGGATGTTTAGGAAATAAATTATTAGGAAGTTATGAATCGCAACTTTACGCTGCCATTGAACAGACAATAAACTACCAACCAGATTTAGTTATAAATTTAGGGTGTGGTGAAGGATATTACGGGTTAGGGTTAGCTAAACGACTCCCCAATGTCAGAAACATTCTTATAGATAATGCAGAACACGAGCTAATTAATGCTTTGTATAATCTTCAATCAAATAAGTTATCTAATGTAGAATTATGGAACTATGCTGATATAGATGTAATACAATATATTATGCGCAAGTACAAGAAACCTTTTTTATTCATAGATGTTGAAGGGTATGAGATAACTTTTTTAGATCAAAACATAAACAGCGAATTGGTAAAATCGTGTATTATTGTTGAATGCCACGATTTTCAAGGTATTCCTATTACGCAAATTTTAAATGAAAGATTTAATGATTCACATCATGTCTTTAATATCTTAGATGATTTAAACAAAACATCGGATCATCATGCTATTAAAGATCTAACCAAAGAAGAAAAAAATTTGCTATTGAGTGAAGGTAGGCCTGGTGTAATGAATTGGTTATATATGATTCCAAAAAAATTAATATTATAAATATTTTGATGTTTATCTGGGCTAATTTATCTAGAAACCATATTATAGACAGTATATATCAAACATATAATTTGCAGGATGATGATCTACCTGTAACCTTATTTCATAAACGTCTATCTAGGCATATAAAGTCAATTGCACCAGTTATTGTAAAAGCTCACTATACACCTAAAGTTCCAAAAAATGAAATTTATATAGGGGGCTCTTATTGTGCCGAATCAGATCAATTAGGAAAAAAATCTATCACAATAGATTGTTATTATGCTAAAAGATATAAAAAAATCAGCATATGCACATCGAATTTATTTTCTTTAGCTAGTTTAATAAGTGATGTTATGTTACACGAAATTATCCATATGAGGCAATATAGAAAAAGAAATTATAAAGACATTCCTAATTATATAAGTGTAGTAAAACATACTGAATTAAGAGAAGAACAAAATTATCTTGGACATAGAGATGAGATAGATGCCTACAGTTTTAACATTGCCTGTGAACTACTAATGAAGTTTAAAAATGATAATCTACGTATTATAGATTTTTTAGATGGTAAAATTAAATGCCATACAACCAAAATGCCATGTTTAAGGAAATACTTACAGGTTTTTAAAAAAGATTGGAACCATCCTGTGATGCAACGACTCAAAAAGCAAATTCAAAAAAATCTCAATAAGGCAAAAAATGGAAAGCCGTTTAAAAATAATTTTTATATCTGGTATTGACACTCATATAACTTGATGTTACAATCAAGTATGAACTTTAAAACTTATCAATCTCAGATTATTTCAATCAAGACAGATAACCCTGCATTTTTAATCAATGATGAAATGACAGTGTCTCCAAGAGCAAGTTTTGAAATCGCCCGAAAATGTCCAGAGAAATATAAAGACATAATTTTAGAATGTCTTGGTAAAGGTTGGCTTCGACCTGTCGCACATATGACAGAACGTGAGATGATGATTTCAGGATTACTGAATGACTATTAATCTGACAAATAAATATGAATGTCACATAACGGTGACAAATTAAGCGTACCGCGTAAGGAAGGAAATATAATGTCTTATAATAAAACTAAAACAGACCCTGATCTTGGTCGTCGTATTCATGAACATTTGGTAAAATGCGGAGTAGAAACTCCTACTAGTGAACGAACCTTTATAATAGATCGTAAAGGTAAAATTGAAGTAATTGAGCAATTGTTTTCTCAAATAATGAAGGCTCTTGATCTAGATTTATCAGATGATAGTCTAGCAGAAACACCAAAGCGTGTGGCCAAGATGTATGTAAATGAAATCTTCTGGGGGTTAGATTGGGAAGCATTTCCTAAATGTACCACAGTGGACAATAAAATGAAATACGATGAAATGGTCGTAGAACGTAATATTAATGTTCAATCCAATTGTGAGCATCATTTTGTTGTTATTGACGGATTGGCCACAGTAGCATACATACCAAGAACAAAAGTACTAGGATTGAGTAAAATTAATAGAGTAGTAGAATATTTTAGTAAACGTCCTCAAATTCAAGAAAGACTTACTGAACAGATATATCATGCGTTATCCTATATTTTAGATACAGAAAATATTGCGGTAGTTATCGACGCCCAACATTATTGTGTCAAAAGTAGAGGAGTTGAGGACACAGGTTCATCTACTACAACTAGTAAATTGGGAGGAGTATTTAAATCAGATCCCAGTGTACGATTAGAATTTATGAATATTGTAAATTCTTGCCAGAAACGATAACTTAAAGGTAACAAATGAAAAAAGGTAAATTAAATATTCCCAGTCGAATTCAGACTCCGGCATCAGCTAATATCAATCAAACACCAGCACAAACAGATTCACAAGGTCGTCCACCAAGTGTAATGGTAGCAGTACCTGCAATGGAAATGGTAAATGCCGAATTCGCACAACACTTAGCCATGGCCTGTGCTAATATGGTTGCACACGGCGTTCGTATTAATTGTGCATTTAACATTGGAAGCGTTATAACAATTGCACGTAGAAACTTAGTTGACATTTTTCTAAAGAGCGATTTTGATTATATCTGGTGGGTAGATTCAGATATGAAATTTCCTGTTGATACTCCCCTTAGACTACTAAAAAGAAACAAGGCCATTGTAGGCTGTAACTATCGTAGACGTAGATTTCCTAATCCAAACTTCACAGGGATGATGGGTAATGCAGGACAGTTTAGTGAATTTCATACCACTGACAACAGTCCTCCGATGGAGTTAATCGACGTTTTGCCGCATGGATTAGTTTTAGTTCATAGGGAAGTATACGAACGTATACCACAACCACATTATTTACAGGAATATATTCCCAGTTTAAATTTAGAAATTGGAGAAGATATATTTTTCTGTCAACAGGCACAAAAGGCAGGATATGAAATTTGGTGTGATCAAGAATTAAGTAAAGAAGTTGCTCATATAGGTATCTTCCACTTTAATTATAACTTAAGTGTGCCAAAAAATTAAAAGGTAAAATTATGTTCGAATCTATTGAAATTCGCAAATGTATGAACGGTGTCATTGTTGTATTGCGGACTGAAGATGAAGATGAAGAATATGTCTATGATAGTGCTAGGAAAGCCATAAAATTTGTCAAAGATTTATTAGAGGCTAAAAATAAAGACATTCAACCGCAAGGTTAGTATTGAAATATGGATATTAAAAAAGATTACATTTTAGGTGATCCAGTATGGATACATGGTATCCACAGAGATAATAGACTGGTAAAAGGTGAAGTTATTAAGAAGTTTGTCATGGATCATCCTAATTACTCAAATGATTATTACTATATTGTAGAAATTCCAACTCATATAGAACCATTACTAGAAATAAGACAATGGGAAAATATGAGTCAAGATCAACATGGTCCAATTGGCATGTATAGAAGTCTTGGTACAAGTAAATCGGTTACTGATAGATTTATGAAAAAGGTAGGATATAATTTTTCCTCAGATACAAATCCTGAAGACTTAGAAGAACCCACTGCCGAACAGATACATGCAGCTATTGAAAAATCACAAAAGGCAAACAAGCATACTCCGTTAATGATTAAACCGGAAAAACCTAAACGTAAGTTCTACAATAGGAAGAAAAAAACTTGACTACGTGGACTCATATCCTGCAGGCATTTAATCCAGATTATGATGAACTTAGACGAATGCTTATAAACGGTCCATCGATTAGATGCGAATTATCTAAAGAAGGTAGAGAAACTAGGTTGGTACTGGTTGAACACTATGAGCATCGCAAAGAGATACTGGATGTTGATCAGCACACAGTTAGATTCGACGACATCGTTTCCCATGTTCAAGATGAACTACGTAATTGGAAAAATGTTCGCAGGATGGCCTGGGATCAGTGGAATTTTAAAACTAAGAAAGATGCAGAGAAATTTGTCACTTTGTTTAATTTAAAATGGGCAAAATAATTTGGGTTGAAACCTTTGAGGAAGATCAATATGTGATGAAAGAGTGGCACAAGATTCGTGTTCACCGTTTCAATATGGGTGATGTAGAAGATCCAGAAATATATGCAGGTGCTGCTCTATGGGAATGGCAGCAAACAGATAAAGGAAAATTCATTATGGAACATGGTAAAGATGTCAATTATCAAATTGGCGTAGACTATAACGCCTATGGATATAAATGTGTTATAATGTGTGAGTTAGAAAAGAAAAAACTAGCAGAATACTATTTAAGATGGGGGAAAATTGACCGTGTCTAATCCTTTTAAAGATCAAGAACGATTTATGTTAGCCTGTGATCAAACTGTTGGCGAAATAAATTCGCGCCAGTTTACTCTCTATCTTAAATTAATAACAGAAGAGTTTCTTGAACTGCAAGAATCTAAAACACAGTTAGACCAATTAGATGCATTGATTGACATTTTGGTTGTTACCATCGGTGCTATTCATTCAATGGGAGCAGATGCAGAAGGTGCATGGCGAGAAGTCATGCGTAGTAATCTATCAAAAATAGATGTAAACTCTGGAAAAGTAAATAAGAGAGAGGATGGCAAAGTATTGAAACCCGATGGTTGGAGTCCTCCTCATCTACAACCATTTTTACCAAAGGAGTAATCATGTTTGGAACAGACATTTTAACATACAATAGTTTTACATATAGAAGTGCGGAAGAGATTAATTCTGCCATGGGCCGTGTCTATGGACATATGGCACTAGCAGTTTTGACAAGTATGATAGTTAGTTTATTTGTAAGTTCTAGTCCAGCATTAATGGCCTTTTTCTTCACAGGCTGGATGAAATGGATAACCATGTTCTTACCATTAGTTGCAGTATTTGGTATTTCATACGCATTGAATAATGAGCCTAGTAAGCTTGTGGCTATTGCTTTACTTCACGGATTTGCTGCGTTAATGGGGCTTAGTTTTGCTACTATCTTTATAATATTTAAAATGGGTAGTATATTTGGTGCCTTTATGGGTGCTGCAATTTTATTTGGAGTTATGAGTGGATACGGATACTTCACAAAGAAGAGCTTGGATAGTGTCGGAAAGTTTATGTTTGTTGGTCTTATCGCTATTATTCTTGCCAGTATTGTCAATATTTTCATTGGTAGCAGTGTACTCGGCATGGTCATTAGCGCTCTTGCTATCATTATATTTTTGGGACTAACTGCTTACGATACTCAAAAGATAAGAGAAATGCTAAGTGTAGATACCTCAGATGCAGTGGAAATTAGTGGCGCTCTAACACTCTATTTGGATTTTATAAACTTATTTTTAAATCTACTACAACTATTTGGCGAGAAGAAAGATTGAAATATAGAAAGAAACCTGTTACAATAGAAGCATTAGAATTTGTTTATAGTAAAGAAGGGATAGAACAACTCCGCGAATTCTGTGGATCTGCTTTGGGTAATACGCACAAAGAACGTCACCCAGACGCTCTAGGTGAAGCAGAAATTGGCACATTAGAAGATGGTGTTCATCTTACCGTTAAGCATATTGCCACAGAAGGTGATTACATAATAAAAGGTGTCCAAGGAGAGTTCTATCCCTGTAAACCCGATATTTTTTGGCAGACATACGAAAAGGCGTAACATGAGGAAACATTACTGGAGTTGTAGCAGGTTCGCTGATTGGCTACGTGGCACAGATAAGCCTAGTGCGGAGACCAGTTTGGGTTGGGCTAAATGGCATAAGGCCTCAAAGGAAACACATCCCATTAGATATTGGATCGCCGAGGAAGGGTTAGACTATGTACAAAATTTCCTATGGTGGCCCATTGATCGTGTTTATGACATTAAGTATTATATTAATAATCGTTGGGTCACTAGAACTCACTGCCTTACTGCTCACCCACGAGATATTCCTAGAGGTCAATGGCGCGATGTGGGCTATCGTTTTCTCCCTTGCCTTTTCAATGAGCTCGTTGATTTTGTTGAAGTTGAGTCTGCTTGGAGTCACATAGCCTGGGACAAGGAGGCTCGTGACAAATATAAAAGCCCTTGGTATGCTACAGGATGGTTTCGTTGGCGTACTTGGCGTTGTCCAGAAGCCGGTGTAGATCATCTTAAATGGGCAATGACATTGACCAATAAAGACTTTATTGAAGAAGGCCAAAAGGAAGAACCAACCCAGCAAGCAATATCCGCAAAGGAAATCCTTGAACTATACACTTGGTGGAAGGAAGTCTATCCCAACCGTCCAGACCCACACGATGCCAGTGGTTGGAGTGCTCGCTGTGAATTGGGTAGAGAGAAGGCCAGAGCGCAAGGTTTAGATGATTTGGCATTTTTGGGTAGCGAAAGCGAAACCGAAGATGAACGTAAGGAAACTATGCAAATTTTGGACCTATGCCACAAAATTGAGCAAGAGCAAAAAGACGAAGATACCCAAATGATGATTCGTTTGATTAAGATCCGCGATAGTCTTTGGACTTAAAATGAGTAATCTAAACAAAAGCCCGGAACGCAATTCTTTTGCTATGAATAATGCTCGCCGTAGATCAGAGGAAAAAGGTGAAGATCCTGACCAAAATGAATACATCACTTTTCTCACCTCGGAGTTAGAGCAACGCAGAGAACAAGAACAGAACCCAGAATGGCAAAAAGATAACCTAGAATACGATCTACGCTCTACTAAATGGATCTGTGATAAGGCAAAGGCCAGCGAGTCATATGCTCAAAATTTGTATGCGGCAATGTGTAACAATGACTTTCAAAAGTTAGATACCTGGCCCATTCTTACAGATAAGCGCTGGCACTGCTCATGGAGATACGCAGGTGGTATAGTGGCTGATATGAGAGAGAAAGGTGACTACATAGATTGGTATTGCTCTGGTATTAAGGGCGACATAGATCTTGGTGGTGGCATTGAAGAGGATCCACATCCTACCTGGGTAAATGAAAGTGTCGTTACAGATGAAATACGTAAAGACCTAACACGCCTAGGATGGATCGTAATTGAATCAAACAATTAAAAGTATCTGTTTACCGTTAAGTGTTTGGCCAGTTATACACAAAAGGTTATCTAAAGAGTATCCATCTAGTGTAATTCTTTTAAGAAATAAAATGAAAGAGGTATTAGGGTTTACCGTTAGAACTTACAGAGATTGGGAACCTAATATGGTTCATTTTAATGAATATATAGTGTTGGATTTTTACGACACTAAAAAGAAAACCATGTTTATACTTAAATTTTCTGAAATATTGAACAAGTATAACATTGACATCTCCTAAAAATGATAGTATACTATAAGTATAGTAAATTTTTAGGAGCAATTTGTGGCTACAACTACTGCCAAGCGTGTTAAAAACCATGCTGCCTTAACCAAAGCAAATAAAGATAACAGCCCAAAATGGGATGGTTCAGATGCTTGGTCAGGCGAGAAATTCACCAAACATTTTCGTGATTCTATGATGTGGTATAGCCAAAATAAAACCAGTAAGGACCTAAAACCACAGGTAATTAATTGGATGGCTCGTGAAGGGTTTACAAAAGAAACAATAGCCCAATACAAAAAAACCAAAGATTCTCGTAGCGGAATGACCATGTGTGCTCTAGCATCTTGTATGATGCGTGGCATGCCAGCTTTACATCCTGAATTCAATAATGGTAAAGATAGCGGAATATGGTTAAAGGCCCAGATAATGGAGGTAATTAACACTGGAGATTTTGAAGAAGAACGTGAAACGACGGTTGTAAAAGTTCATAACCCAATTGTTACTATACAAGATCGTATAAGAGAACAAGCAGGAGCAATGGCGGAAGAAATAGATATTGCTATCGATTCATTTATTACTAATCCAGAGGCTTTTGACCCAAAACAATTTAGTTTAGTCAAGGTATTCCGCGGTAAAGGTGTAAAAAGTGCTCATGCTAGATATATAAAGGGGTTTTATGAATTTGGTCATTCTGAATTGTTGGAACTTGCCTCTGGCCAAGCTGACGAACAATTGCGAGAAGCATATAAGCATCTGCCACGTAAACATGTAAAGAAGTTAATAGAATTTTACCAAATTATAATGGATAGTTGTGACCAAATTAGTGCAGAGGCAAAAATTAACAAAAAACCGCGTGCTAAAAAAGTCAAACCTGCAGAAGATCTAGTTAAAAAACTTAAATTTAAAACCAGTGATGACAAACTTGGTATTGTTAGTGTTCCCCCTGGACAAATTATTAAATCGCAAAGTGTATTGATTTATAATGTAAAAACACGTAAAATGGGTTATTATATAGCTAAAAACTTAGAAGGACTATCTGTTAAAGGAACTACTCTTGAAAACTTTACAGAAAAAAGTGTACAAAAAACGTTACGTAAACCTTTAGAACAGTTAAAAGAGCTCAAGGAATTGAACACCCAAAAAAGAGTAGAAAATTGGTTTGATAAAGTAATTAAAACCACTGCAATTAAGTTAAATGGCAGATTAAATGAAGATACCGTAATTTTAAAAGTTTTTAAATAAGAGACAACAATGAGTGGTTATACCTTAGTTCGTAAAGTCAAACATCTGGAAACAGAGTGTGATAGATTGGGCTTTACCATGTGCCATGCTCGCATGTATAGTAAAGAATTTGGTGATGTAGTCGCCCTAAAGCCCAAAGATTTGGAAAGTCTACCTGTATTCAGTCGTGATGCCGAGGTATTTGTAGGCACACTCTCAGAGTTAGAATCGTGGCTCATGGGCTTGGAGTGGGCTCGTAGATATGATCGTATGCTGTTTGGTGTCAAACATGACAAAAATAGAGAACGCAAAGAACAAGATCTACGCAACAAACAATTAATGAAAATAATTAAAGAAGGCAAATTACCAGATGAACAGTCATCTTAGGTCATTAGCAGAACGAGCCGCTAGAGATATTGATCTTGCCTACCCCGGAGATGCTTTTCCAAATGCTATTGTCAAACACATCGTCAAAGACCTTACCGCAGAATTCGCCAAGGTCAAATGGATGGGCGATGATGAAGGTTGGGAACGGGCTGTAAAAGCAGTTTCGGAAGAGATTAAAAAACGATACGGTGTGTGACCTTGTTGGGAGAAGTATTATGAACGAAATAGTTAAAGCCATTTGGAACAAGGCAGCATCAAGTCATGAACAGGCTGACACAAGTTGGCAGACTAAAGAAAACTTTATGAGTAGGTTTGCTGAATTGATTGTAGAAGAATGCTGCTCACAACTATATGACCGTGGTCAATACAGTGACGGTGATTGGGCCAAATATCGTATTCGTAAACACTTTGGATTAGAGAAATGAACAGTGATTTTGAACGACAGGCAAGGTGGTATGCCCTAAAGTTAATCTTGGTATACATCAGCATCATAGCCACCTTATTTGTTATAGGCTACATCGATCTATTTTATTTGTTCGTTGTGGTTACATTAATGTTTGTTTTAGTCATAGCGGGTGCCATATATAGGGATGCCTATTATACTAAACTTGTAGAGTTAGAGGTAGAGAAATATGACCAATCAAGAACTAATTAATACCCTGCGTAAGGCCAGTGAAAGCCAAGATAACATAGCATTGAAGATGTTATTGATTATGGCGGCTGAAAGAATGGAAAGATTACATCATGCTCTATATGGAGATAAGGAATGAACGAACGAATTCGAGAACTTGCTCGACAGGCTGGATTGAAAGTAAATGCAGATGGCGATTTCCTGGTGTTTACTGGGTCAAGTGGTAGTCGTTACAGAGTTCATAAGAACTCGTATCGTACAAATTATCTTACTGGCTCCATTCTTACTGATCTTCAGAAAAACAACACTACCTCTACCATACAACTCATGCCCGAGACCACTAATTTCTTGGAACTAGATTATGAATAAACGTATTGAAGAATTAGCCGTTTCTAGCGGCATTTATGACAGTCTATGCGACCCTTACGATGCTTTGAAGAATGGTGATTACTATAGCAGCATTAAGGTTGACTTAGAAAAGTTCGCCGAGTTGATTGTAGAAGAATGTGCTAATGTCGCCGATGAGAATTACATCCATCGCGGAAGTAGAACTTGTGGGCTAGCGATTAGACTACATTTCGGAGTTGAAGAATGAACGAGATTGGTTTGGCACTGCTGGCCTGTTATGTGATAGGTTTTGTCACTGGTTTTGTTTGGGGCTGGCAAAAAGAATTAGGATTAGAAGAATGAACACTATTAGATTATGTAAGAGAGAAGTAGAACGAATTAAAGAACTGTTTGATACCATACACCAAACCGGTAATGTTGGATTTGTCCTTCTTACGCAAAATGATGAAGACTCTGGTATTGGTTATGAACTTAGAGCCACCTTCCAGATTACTCACAAAGACACAGATGGTGAATTTACTGTGACAATAACTGACCACAGAGATTGGTAATATGAACAATCGCCTAGAGGATTTAATGTATCGAGCAGGACTAACCGCCCAGGGTTGTTGGGATAGCATGGACGACTATGATCACAGGGCTATAGAAAAGTTTGCTGACCTCATTATACAAGATTGCCTATTAGCACTTGAACCTGATTCCATGGCACCGGAGATAGACTATGATGTGGAAGAAAAGTTCTATCGTCGCAGTGCTAAAAAAATTAAAAGACATTTTGGAATTGAACAATGAATGGCAAAATTATAGAACTGGCTCGTGAAGCAAATGTGCTGAGAACTGAATATGCTGCTCCTAAATATGGAGTTCATAGTGAACCCAGTTTAATTGACCTAATTCGATTCGCAGAACTAATAATAAACGAATGTGCTAACAGATTGGATTGTGATAATAGAATTGTCAACGTTACTACTCCACAGGTGACTTGTGGCTTTATACTAAAAAACCATTTTGGACTGGAAAAATAAATGACTATTGATACTTACAACCGCAAGGCTCGTTTTGCTGAACTAAAGCCATATGATCCATTTGCCGACAAAGATGACTTTATGGAAGTCTGCGAATGGCACAATGGTGAAGGATTTGATGTGACTATAAACAATCGTATTGTTTCATACACTTGGGGGCAGTGGGAATGCCTACAGGTATTGGTAAATTTTAAGGCCTAATCTATAGTTTTTTTATTTTCTCATTTAACATTGACACAAATACGGATTTATATTATAGTAAAGAAATATACTATACATAGGAGATATTATGAGTTGGTTTCAAGAAGGAGTTATGCTATTTGTAATAGCAATGATTGGACTTGGTGTAATACATGAGTTAGAAAAAATAGCCAGAATTTTAAATCACCATTTAGACGAAAATAAAGAGCATCATAATGATAATTGAAAAACTTGCACTTTATACTGCAATTATATATTTCTGTAGCGGAAACGACTGTGGTATGATAACTACATCTAATCCTCTAAGGAGCGATGAAGAATGTCGCCAAGAACTAGGAACGATGGAAGATCGATTACGTTCAAACAAAGAAAAAACATTTTCCAAAATCGATGGAAGATGTAGCCGTATGTTGTTGGATTATAAAGAATTTAAATCTGATGTATGTGATACTAAAACTTAGGATATAATATGTGGATACTAAAATTAGTTGCTGTAGGGTTTTTTACAGCCATAGGTTGGGGTGTGGCAGATGCTTATGTAGTTCAGCCATATATTGCACCTAAAACTAAAGTTGAAATAGAGATAGAATAATGAATTTCATAAAAAATCTTTTCTCACGGTGTAGAAATACTCAAAAATATTGGATGTTTATCTATTTTATAATTTTATTTTTTGCAGTAATTTTTACAATTTATAAAACTATATATTTGAACGAAGTTAAAAATATTGATCAAACTGCAAATGAATTATCTGTATTAAACACTAAATTAGACAAATTAGAAAAAACAACTTTAGAAAATAACTTAGAACTACAAAAACAAATATTACAAAACAAAAAATTAATTACAGAACAAGAAACACTTATCACAGCCAATAAACAGTTAGAAAAGAGAATACAGGCTCATACAGAACTTTTAAAAAGAATGTGTGAATATATTGTAGTAATTACTGTAGATAAAAAAATTACTCCTAGGCAATGTTTAGCTGATTACAGTTGGAAAAGAGAGGAAGGGCTGTAGTGGATACTATTGAGGTAATGATAGGTAATGCGTTATTTTTTGTATTAATATTGTTAATATTTGTATTCCTTTGGAAATATAGTAAATTTAAATGAACACTTTAGACATCGTTATTAATATCTCAATCGTGATATTTTTTGGGTTACTAATTATTTTGACACTAATAGCAGATAGAAAATGACTAATGAACAAATTAGAGAACAAGACTTGAAAAATCAAAAAGCCTTGGCATTTCCACAGATTGGAGACTATTGGCACGAAATGTTCTGTCCCTACTTTGTCATAGTGAACAAGGAAGGTGATAAATTCCGTGTGCTTAGTTGCTTGGGTGGGCCTAAAAGTTTTACTCGTAAAGATGAACTTAACGCACAGATCGAAGTGGATAACGGTCATTGGGGCTTTGACTACTCAAAGAGTATGCTGGTGGATCACGAGTGGATTCGACGGGCCGTGACCTATGGTAGCATTGATGGCTTTGTGGCAGATGTGGTGCAGAGTGAAAAAACTGCTCGAATCGCTCAAGAATGGCGTAACTGGAAGCAGACAGAAATGCGCAAACAGATTCAAGCCTTGGAATCAGAGTGGGAACAATTTACAGGTTGGAAATATTTGAAGGAAACAGCATGACCAAAATTGTTATTAATCGTTGCTTTGGTGGTTTTGGTTTGAGCGATTTAGCCATGCTTGAAATCGCTAATCGTAAAGGATGGACTCGTATTTTGAAATCTAGACATTATTCACTTATGTCACCAGATGGAGGAGAGATTACTGATTATGATATTCCACGGGATGATCCTGATCTCGTAGTAGCTGTAGAGATGTTAAAGGAAAAATCGTTTGGAGAATTTGCTGAACTTTTGGTTGTAGAAATACCCAATGATGTAGAATGGTGTATAGAAGAATACGATGGTAGAGAATGGATAGCCGAACGTCATAGGGTATGGCCTTGACTTTAAAATAAAAAATCTGTATAATAAAATTATATTAATTTATAATTAAGGAAGTTCTGTGAACTTAAAAAAACTTTTGCCTGCTTTACTTTTGTTTAATTCAGTAGCATATTCACAGGTAGAATCTTTACCAAATAGTTATAAGGTCGTAGGAATAGACACAGTCTGGCAATATGGGTACAAAGGTTCTGGAGTAAGAGTTGCAGTTATTGATAACGGTTTTGATTTAAATCATAAAGATCTTGAAGGAAGATTTTGGAAAGCAAGCAATTTTTATGATCTTACTAGTAATGTTAAATGGGCAGGCCATGGAACTGGCATGGCTAGTATTATTGGAGCTAAGGCAGGCAATGGTGGAGTAGTAGGTGTAGCGCCAGAATCACATCTATGGTTAGCGCAAATAGGCGCTGGCCAGTACAGTCCACTTATGAGCACGGCAGCATTTAATTTAGCACTAAATTGGGCTAGCTCATGGAGTGCTTCTGTGATTAATGCTAGTCTAGGGTATGCATATGATGATAATTTTATTAAATCAGCCCGATATGATACTAAGACAAATACTTATATTGTAGACCAATCTCTGCTAAGAACTGTAACTAAGACTGATTCATTGGCCGTGGCAACAGGCCGTAATTCTATTATTGTTATCAGCGCAGGCAACCAATCATTACCATATGCTAGTTTTCCTGCGCAGTTTGCTTCGAGACTAGATATCTACGGTAATCTAATCTTAGGTGGAAAAATGTTAGTGGTAGGCAGTGTTTCTGATGACGGAACAATCAGCACTTTTAGCAATAGAGCTGGCCACATTTGTTCAATGCCTGTTGCTAATACTTGCTTAGATCTTGTTAAAACTACTGATTTTTTTGTTGTAGCACCTGGAAACAAAATTCCCCAGGCACAGGCTTTAGGAAATTCTACAATTTATGGATCTGGAACCAGTGAAAGTGCAGCATTAGTCACTGGTGGTATAGCATTATTAAGGCAAGCATGGCCTCAACTACGCTCTGAACAATTAGTTAAATTAGTATTGAGTACAACTAAAGATCTCGGAGCTCCTGGCACAGATAATATATATGGCAGAGGTATGGTAGACTTTGCCAATGCTGCTAAATCTCAAGGTATAATAAAACTAGCCTCTGCTAATATGAAACTAGGATCCGATATACCGCAACCTAGTAATGTTATTAATAATATTGACGGAACAAAATTATTAGGTCAGGGTAATTTTACATCATTACTGGTTTCAAGCAATATACTTAAGACTGCTCAGGTGATAGACAGCTATGATAGAAATTATACAGCAGACTTTACTCGAGCTATTGCCAAATTACCTGTTGTGTATAATCCAGATAGTCCTTGGTTATCATTTTCTAGCATGATTAAATTACCGATTGATAAAAATAAAGACTTAACCATACATAAGTCTTATAATGGATTAGCTACTGAACTGAACATTTATCAGCATAACTGGGTTTATAACCTACAGGTAGGTAATCAGCAAGATTTCAATGGCTATCTAGGTAATTCTGGATATGGATCTCTATCCTTGGGCAGTAGTTATACAAATTGGATGATGTTAGGCATAGAAAGAAAGTTAACTGATACAACTAATCTAGTAGCAAACTATGGTCAAGGTATGACAGATATTTTGAATTCAACTTACAGCATGATTTATACCGAACCTGGATTACGATCTGCAACATGGAGTGTCGGGCTCAAATCTAATAATATATTTTATGAGCAAGATGTTTTACAATTGAAAATAGCTAATCCTGTGCATATCGTTAAGGGCTATGCACAGATTACGGCAGTAACAGGATATACTTATGAGGAAGATGCAGAAGGCAATTTTACAGCATCACCTGTTATTGGAAAAGAGCGCATAAATTTAGCTCAAAATAATATAAAGCCAATACTATCTTTAAGTTATAAACGATCTTTATCACATGTAAGCAATATCGGCATATCTTGGTCTGGTTCTTCAGATTCTTATAAAATGGGATTATTTTATAATTATATATTCAAATAATTATAATCTTTTAAATACAATATGCGCATATTACCTATCAGCCATTACTATCCTAGTCTAATACATAGGTATGATTACATGGTTTTTAGTCAAGACACACTGGTAAACGATATAGGATCTGCTCCATTGAATAAAAGTTACACTGATATAAATGCACCTGTTCACGTACCTATTCAGGTACATCCAGCAGCAATTATAACTCTCAGTGCTGATGCTCTTTTTTTATTAACCAAACCGATAGAATGAAACAAGATAATCAAGTTTTTACAACAGATCCAAGAATAACCCAATCTAAGTTGTTTAGTACGGAGACTTTACCAAAAATTTATTACGATCTTAAAGCTCAAGACAAAAAGAAAAGAAAGGTATTAGCCGATGAGCAATCAATTAGACAAAATCAAGAACAGTATTAGACGTCAAAAAGATGAAAATGCTGTGGCTAAACAGGTTAAGATAGCCAAAGCATATAATATTCCTGTAGAAGAACCTCACAAGTTAGCAAAACATCATGCCACCAACTGCGGTAACCCTAAATGTCATATGTGTGCTAACCCAAGGAAAATATTTAAAGAACCTACTGCACAAGAACGCAGACTATTTCAAGACGCAGATACTCCAAACGATAGGCACAGCAATGGACTCAAACCCAGGGATGAAGTTTAGACCTCAACAGCTTCATAGAAAATTTAGTATTAAGCATAGTAACTGGCAACCTAGATCTAAATGGTCGCCCAAAGACTATTTACTTCATGTGTTTAGTATGTTACACTATAAAAGTAGACATGCTCCTAGGCCTATACAGATAAAATGGCGTAAGGCTTCTACTAGATTTGAACGTCAACATCACAAAATTATCTAAACTACACAAAGGAATCTTATGAACATTAAAGACTATTTAGAAGTGGTTAACTATCGTATCACAGAAGGTGACACATTTGGTTGGACCTGCTTTGGTGAGCATGCCTACAACCTCAGCGCATGGAATGGAGATCACGATGGTTGGAGTTTTAACATGGTGTTCGATACTCGTGACCAAACTGTTTATTCAGTAGAAGCCTGTGACTATAAGCGTAAACGTGCATATCGTTATCTCAATCCAGATCATCGTGAAACCTATATTACCTATGGTAAGACCAAACATGCAGACTACTACAATCAAGCCTGGGACAATGTTGACTTTACAGACCTAGAAGTTGAAGAAGATTGGATTGAAAAGGCCCGTAGCATTGTTGCTGACAAGGAATACAGCACTGATGTCATTCTTCCGTTAGAGTTAGATGATGATGAACTATTCGCTCTGATGAAAATGGCTCACGAACGAGACATTACCTTTAATCAACTTTGCCGTGAGGCCATACAGGCTGCTATAGATCGTGAAAAAAAGACTGCTGGCAAACTCGAGGTTTAAACCAGTGACACTTGCAGACGAACGTTATCGCAGTCTCGTTGAAACTAAGAAGTTTCTTATGACACTTCTTAGTCCACATGCAACTCCAAAAGTTCCACGAGTGATCCGTGAACGTGCTCGTTCGTTATTGAGACACTGGCCCGATAACTACCATTTAGAAAAGATGACCATAGACATGCCTCATGACTTTGCCAAAGAAATGGAGCCACTATATCGCATGGTCAAACAGCGTGAACAAGAACTTAATGAAGAAGTAACACAACCTAAAGACCCTCACAACCAAGAAAATTTAAACTGGTAATTTATGACAACTAATGCTTTTATCTTTGCCTGGGATGAATTCGGTATTGAAAGCATTGTGCCCATTACCGAATACGAACACTGGGACAAGCAGCAACTAATGGAAATGTTGAAAGATAAACCTAGACGGCGTAATCCATTAGACCTCATAGTTCGCAATCTCATACTTCGTGCTCAGGTCAACGCCCAACGGCATTATGAAATATATGCCATAGACTGTGAAAAGGAAATGGATGAAAAATTCTGGCGTAGATCTTGGGCAGAAGATCCGCAGGCCATGGCAGACATTATTAGAGAACGTGGACACAAACTCTTTTCAGCAAGACGCACTCAACAACCATTAATAACATAAGGATAAAAAATGCTAGTACCTATGGTAATTGAACGGACCAGTCAAGGTGAACGTGCCTTTGACATTTACAGTAGACTTTTAAACGAACGTATTGTTTTTCTAAATGGTCCAGTAGACGACAATGTAAGTAATTTAATCATCGCTCAAATTCTACACTTAGAAAGTCAAGACTCTGACAAAGATATTAATTTTTATATCAATAGCCCAGGCGGTATAATTACAGCAGGCATGGCTATCTATGATGTCATGCAGTTTGTTAAACCAGACATTGCCACATATGTTTTAGGGCAAGCCTGTTCTATGGGGTCATTTTTAGCACAGGCAGGCACTGCGGGTAAACGCTATATGTTGCCCCATGCACGCCATATGATTCACCAGCCCAGTGGAGGTGCTAGAGGTATGGCATCAGATATTGAAATTTCCTATAAAGAAATTATGGCCATGAAACATATGTTAACCAACCTGTATGTGAAACATAATACCGCAGGTAAGACCTATGAAGACTTTGAGCGTGACATGGATCGCGATAAGTTTATGAGTGCAGAAGAAGCATTTGTTTATGGACTATGTGATAGGATCGTAGCCTCCAGATAAACTTACAAGAAAATTCTCCTCTAAGAGTAATTAAATAATTGTGCTTATGGGAGAACATCATGGTCAACTTTATTTTGAATAGGCACATAGAAAAACTACAACAATTTAATAGACAAAGAGGAGTATGGATTAGATTAAGTATATTAGTTGTTATAATTGTAAGTATAATATTGCTAGACTATTTTTTAAAAGATACTAGTCATTTTCATTACTTTTTAATAAGTTCGGGATTTATCATAGCAGTGATTTGGTGGTATTGGACAATGCAAGTTGTTAAAGAAATTATTAACCATAAATATTACGAGACTGAATTACTTAAGATGCTAATTGCTGATATTAGAGATATTAAAAAATCAGTTCATCAAAACATGAGTATTGACAAACATATAAAAGATACATATAATTAGTACTCAGTGGACTTAGACATTCACCCCACTTTAAATATTCTGCATGTCATCAAACTTACTCAAGGAGGCAAGAGATGACAAGATCATCAACATTAGAACTAAAACAAAATTCTGAAACAAGCTTTTCAACATATTATCCTGTAACATACAAATATACCAGTACAAAAGAATATCATGACGCATTTCCTTGTGCATATCGTCAATGGCGAGCTGACAGCCATTGTAATATGATACACGGTTATTCATTTTCTATGAAATTCTATTTTGGAACTAATGATTTAGATGTAAGGAACTGGGCTGCTGATTATGGCGGATTAAAAGAATTAAAAAAATTTTTAGAAGATAAATTCGATCATACATTACTGGTGGCACAAGATGATCCGGAATTTCAAACATTTAAATTACTTCAGGAGAAAAAATTAGCGAAACTTACAATATTACCTAAATTAGGTTGCGAAAGTCTAGCAGACATGCTTTACAAGTATGTCAACGCTGTTTATATTCCTGATATGTGGGGTCCAGGCGAAGCAGACAGACTATGGTGTTATCGTGTGGAAGTAAGAGAAACTCAGGCTAACATGGCTTTTAGAGAAGGTCATAGAGAATGGAATGAGGATTTATTTGCAGGCTTTGAATGAAGGATTTTATTTTCTCATTAATAGGTGCAGTAATACTCGTAATCCTTGGATGTGTTATAGGATTTTGGCTGAATATTGTAATTACACCAGATCTGCCTAATGGTTTTTACGAGTGCAGAGATTGCAGTGATAAATCATGGGCAGATACAGAACGTTGGTGGCGTAAAACAAAATAATTAGGCAAATATGAAAAATGTAGCAGTAATTGGAGCAGGAATAGCAGGAATAACCGCTGCTTATTATTTGACACAAGCAGGTTACAATGTTAAAGTTTATGAAAAAGAATCTTATCCTGCTATGGAATGTAGTTATGCAAATGGCGGGCAAATCTCTGTAAGTAATAGCCAAACATGGAATACTTGGTCAAATGTCTATAAGGGTATTAAATGGTTGGCTCGTAAAGATGCTCCGCTTTTATTAAGACCTAGTTTAGATTGGGATAAAGCCAAATGGCTAGCTAAGTTTTTATATCATACAGCAAATAATGAATTCGCTAGAAATACAATTAAAACAATTACACTAGGATTAGAATCACGTAAATTGTATAGTGAGATCGAAAAAGAAGAAAATATAAAATATGATCGGTTGAACAAGGGTATTTTACATATCTATAAAAATGCAAATTATTTCAATGAAGCCATGATGTTACAAGAACTTTATGCCCACAATGGGTGCGAATGGCAAATTATTAACGATTATAGTAAATTACTTAAAATTGAACCCGCACTTGAAAAATTTGATAACCTAGTTGGAGGTATATATACGCCTAGCGATTATACCGGAGATATTCATAAATTTTGTTTCGAATTATACAAAAAATTAGAAGAAAAATATGATGTTAAATTTTTCTTTAATACTGAAATACTATCTATTGAAAAATTATTAGATTACGATCATATCATCATAGCCAACGGCAGTCATGCTAGACATACCAGTAAAATGCTAGGTGATAATTTACCTATCTATCCAGTAAAAGGCTATAGTATAACAATTAAGTTAGATACTTTGAGCTCATCAGAATCTGCTCCATTCGTAAGCCTTTTAGACGACGAATCTAAAATAGTAACCAGCAGACTGGGTAATCATCTCAGGGTAGCGGGTACAGCAGAAATAATAGGTGATAATTGGGACATAAGGCAAGATAGAATCAATCCACTATTGAAATGGGTTAACAATAATTTTCCTGATATTTCAACAAGATATTACAAACCTTGGGCTTGTCTTAGACCCATGACCCCTAACATGCTGCCTATTGTAAAACAAGGTAAAAATCCTAAGATATTTTATCATGTAGGCCATGGCCATTTAGGATGGACATTAGCCAGTGCTACTGCTAAAGAATTAGTAAGAATTGTTAAAGGAACATAATGAAAAAAATATTAGTAACAGGTGGAGCAGGTTTTTTAGGTAGCCATTTATGTGAATATCTTTTAAAAAAAGGTAATCACGTATTGTGTGTAGATAATTATTTTACTGGAAGTATACAAAATATCCAGCACTTATTACCTAATCCCTATTTTGAATTTTTAAGACAAGATATCTGTTTTCCATTGTATGTAGAAGTAGATGAAATCTATAACTTGGCCTGCCCTGCTAGTCCTAAGTATTATCAGCTAGATCCTATACAGACCATGAAGACCAGCATATTAGGTGCTTACAATATGTTGGGATTGGCCAAACGCACAGGTGCGAAAATTTTACAAGCCAGTACTAGTGAAGTCTATGGTGATCCTCAAATTCACCCACAGACAGAAGATTATTGGGGCAATGTTAACCCTATTGGGACTCGTGCTTGTTATGATGAAGGCAAACGTTCAGCAGAAACTCTGTTTATGGACTATAGACGCAAACATCACGTGGATACAAAAATTGTTAGAATTTTTAATACATACGGACCAAGAGTTGGTATTGACGACGGCCGTGTGATCAGTAATTTCATAGTACAAGCGTTAAGAGGAGAAGATATTACCATATATGGTAACGGTAACCAGACCAGGAGCTTTTGTTATGTAGATGATCTAATACGTGGCATGGTATCTATGATGGACACCGATTTTTATACCTGCGGGCCGATAAATTTAGGTAACCCCGGTGAATTTACAATACTGGAATTAGCCAAGATTATTTTAGAAAAGACTCATAGTGTAAGCAAAATAGTATATAAAAAACTACCGGATGACGATCCATTGCAACGTAGACCAAATATAGACATGGCCAAAAAGATATTAAAATGGGAACCTAGTATTGATTTAGGTACAGGATTATCATATACCATTGACTATTTTAAATATAGACTGTAAAATAGACTTATAGATGAGAAAATATGAATAATTTAAATTATAAATGGACATTGGAAGTACAAGAAGACCCTCAAACAGGTGATGCTATGATTCAATTTCCTCCAGATTTTTTAGCTAAAACTGGGTGGAATGAGGGAGACACCATAAAATGGCAGGATAACGGAGATGGTTCTTGGACATTGGAAAAAAGTATCAGCACAAAATCAGAGTGAACTGGTCCGACGATCAGGGAAATATCTGGTGGAATGAAACCTGTGCCATGGTCCTTGAAGTATTCGGACTACCCGGCGATAAGTTCATTTATAAGCCAGAGTATGATTACATGCTATTTGAGTTCGAAGATGAGCATGATGCCTTCATGTGTAAACTATTACTAAGTGATAGAATTTGATATGTCAGATAATGTTTTATGCAAAGACTGTATTCATGGATTTTTTAGATGGCAAGATTATCCCATGGCATGGTTTGATAAATCCAGTTATTTGTATTGTAAAAAAGCATATACAGAAGCGACCGAAGAACACGATCCTGTAGTAGGTATAAGGTACGAACCAGGAAGATATAGGTCAGCAAGATTTGAAAGATTAAAAATTTTTCAAGATGAAACTAGATGTGGGCCGGAAGGAAAATTTTGGTCACCTAAAAATAAAAAAGATTTATTTGTCTTATTAAAGAGAACATGATGAATAACGATGATATAAAAAACCGTATGAAAGAACTAATGGGGCCCATAGATCGTCAAATAATGATGTGCGATGATAGAAACGAACTTATAATGTTAGCTAGCTGTTTAATGATTACCTGTAAAGATTTACTAGATCAAGAAATAGGTACACGAGGAAGAAAATTAATGTTCGAGGATTTTTCAAAATGAAAACTGAAAAAATTATTAGACAAACTGAAGATTTTCGTTTAATTTTAAAAAAAACTTTGTGCGACTCCCCTAAAAATCTATATCATATAGAATTAGAGGGGCAGCAAATTAGAGACAAAACTTTTACCAGTACCTATAGTTTCTTCTTGACCAAAGAAGAAATAGTGTTATTGACTCAGCACCTTGCAGACTGAATATGCAAATTATACCGCTAAAAGGAGGAAGTTTAAGTTCAACTAATCATCATAAAGATAATAATTTTGAATTTGTAAGGAAAACCATTAATCTTTCATCGTCTAGAGAATACGGGTATGTAAGATGGTATTCTCAGTTAAAAAAGTTGCAGAGATTTACGACAATGTGGCCAAATCTTGTCCCTAAAGTTTTAAGCGTTGGAGTAGAAAATGGCAACGCTTATTTTGATTTAGAATTTTTACAGGGATATACAGACATAAAAACTATTTTTTCAAGAGATCATATATCAGATAATCTCATTTTAAAAATTAATAATTCACTTTGGCAAGCATTTAATAAAATTCATGCAAATAAGTTAATTGCAAACAAAGGAGCAACTTTTCTTTACTTTCAAGAAGAAATATTTCAAAAAATTTTAGATGCAAGAAAAAATGAAGGATTTAACAATTTTCTTAAACATAATTCATATTTTTATAATGGTCAAAAAGTTCCTAATATTGTAAATGAGCTGCATGTATTAGAAAAATATTTTTCATCTATAGATTTAGAATATGAAAACTTTATTCATGGCAATCCCACACTTGAAAACACCATGTATTCAATAGATGAAGACAAAATAAAATTTATAGATTTATATGAAGAAAGTATAATAGATAGTAAGTTTTTAGACTATAGTCAGGTATTACAATGTTCTAGAAGCTTTTATGGATTTATTAATGATAGAGAAGTCAATATCAATGGTAACTCAGTATTTTATAACCAAGTAGTTCCAAAAAATTATTTGAAATTTACAGAATGTTTTCTTAATAATATTAATAAAAAAGATTTAACATTTATAGATATTTTAGAAGCTAGTCAATTTATAAGAATGTTGCCATTTAAATGTTATGCAGGAGAAATAGACAAGGCTAAATATTTCTTCGTACATGCTTGTTACCTATTTAATAAGATTTTTAAATGAATACTTGGAATATAAATTGCCAATTAGAACAAGAATTTTCGATAATAGAAACATATGATCTTACTAATAATAATTTTTTAAAAAACCATATAGATTTTAATAAAAGACAAATTATTATTGTAGATAAAAAAATTAGTTTATTATATTCCGACTTTCTTGATATATTTCCAGATGCTGTAATACTAAAACTTCAAATCGAAGAAACTCAAAAAAATTTGCAAAGTATTGAAAAGATTATTAATTTTTTCAACCATAATAATCTTTTAAGAAGAGAAGAAGTAATTGCAATAGGAGGAGGAGTGTTATTGGATTTGGTAGGATTTGCATGTAGTATATATAGAAGAGGAATTCCGTATATAAAAATTCCTACTACTTTACTTGCCTACGTAGATGCAAGTATAGGTACTAAGGTTGGAATTAATTACTTAGGTAAAAGAAATAGATTGGGTAGCTATTATCCCCCTTCTAAAGTCTTATTAGACAAAAAGTTCTTCAAAACTCAAGAAGAAAAACAGATTATAAATGGAATTGGTGAAATTTTAAAACTCGCTATTATTAGCAATTTAAAATTATTCGAACTTATTGAACAAGGTAATAATATCGTTTCAAACTCATTACAAAATAGCGATGAAATATTATTTCAATCTATAGATACCATGGTTAACGAACTACAAAACAATCTGTATGAAAGAAACTTAAAACGACCAGTAGATTTTGGACATACATTTAGTCCTATGATTGAAATGAAAAATCTACCTTCTATGTTACATGGTGAAGCAGTAATGTTAGATTGCTTTTTTTCCTGTTGCTTAAGTTATTATAAAAACTTTATAACCAAACAAGACCTAAATCGTATATACAATTGTATAAGAAAATACAAACTGCCAACTTTTCATTCGGATTTCGCAGACATAAATTTAATTCTAATGTCACTAGAAGAGACAACACTACATAGAGACGGTTATCAAAATATTCCTTTACCAAAAACTTTAGGAAAGAATATCATTACTAATGGTGTCACTTCAGACGACTTAAAAAAAACCATTGAAATATTCTTAGAATATGAAAACAGCATTAATCACAGGAACTAGTCAAGGACTGGGCAAGGATATAGCCCAATACTTTTTACAAAATAACTTTAAGGTGATAGGACTTTCTAGAACTGTTGGCAATATTGAACATAAAAACTTTATTCATATTCCAATAGACTTGTCATGCCATGATCAGTTAGCTAAGTTGTTCAATAACTTTCCTTATCAGGTAGATTTGGTTATACATAATGCAGCAAGATTTAAACAGTCAACACTAGAAAATCTGTCCATAGAAGAAATTTGTAATATATTAAATGTCAATATCAAATCACCTGTAATACTTACTAAACTACTTTTACCCTATATAAGTAAAAACAGTCATATTATCTTTATAAACAGTGTAGCAGGACTCTATAATTTAGATAATCAGTCAGTGTATTGTGCAAGTAAACACGCTCTTACATCTTTTGCCAAGATCATTGGTAAAGAATTAAGAAAAGATAAAATAAAAGTATTCAGTATTCATCCAGGAGGAATTAATACACCGTTGTGGAACGAATCTAATCCATACCCTCTTGGTGATCATAACAAAGCATTATCAAAAACCGAAATCGTAAAAATAATAGATTTAATATTAAATTTAAATGATAATACATATGTTAGTAATATTGAAGTGTTTCCTACAATAGAATGGCACGGATAATACCATTTGTACTTGTAAAATATGAAAAATAATGCTATAATAATATAAATCGGAGATAACATGACAAAAAAAATTGGTTTTGCGTGTAAGTGGATTGATAGGCCTGATCAAGTAAACGGAATTAAGGCTAAAGACGACTGTAAAAAATATAATACAGGCACGACTACCGTAGCTTGGTTAAATAGACAAAGTAAAGATGTTGCTGAAAAAAAACTGTGGGATCTACTTAAAAACAATATTGAATCTACACGTTTATTAGTTGAAAGGGTTGGGAAATTAAATGAAAAACTTCGTATGGTACGTCTTAGCAGTGACATTCTCCCTGTTTATACTGAACCAAGTTGGAGCTATTTCTATAGAGATAACACCGTTCGCCAGTATCTTGAACGCCATTTTCTCACTATTGGGGATATTGCTCGTAGGGATAATATTCGCTTGTCTTTTCATCCTGGCCAGTATACTGTGCTTGCTTCTGATAATCCAGAAATTGTTAATAGGTCAATAGAGGAATTTGAATATCATGTGGATATGGCCCGTTGGATGGGATACGGTAAGAAATTTCAAGACTTTAAAATCAATGTCCACATCGCGGGTCGCGCCGGTCCCCAAGGCATTAGAAACGTCTTTTCAAGATTGTCTCCAGAAGCACGTAACACAATTACCATCGAAAATGAAGAAATAAAGTACGGCCTAGCTGATTGTTTAGAATTAGCAGATATCTTGCCTATTGTACTAGATGTACATCATTTTTGGGTTAGAGAAGGAGAGTATATTCAACCAGAAGATCCTCTTGTTTACAAAGTATTAGAAAGTTGGCGAGGAGAAAGGCCTGTTCTTCATTACAGTATAAGTAGAGAAGATGTATTGGTAGGACACGATCCGGGCGGAGCTCCTTTTATGGAATCAATACTAAGACGAGGTATAACAAAACAAAAATTACGTGCTCACAGTGATTTTTTCTGGAATCACACAGTGAATAGATATGTTCTTAGATTCGCTGATCAATTCGATATCATGTGCGAAAGTAAAGGTAAAAATATTGCCAGTTTTGCCTTGTTTGAGTTTGCCGAAACCAATGGCTTAATTTAATTATTGAGCCTTTTTCGTCCTGCCACGAGTTTTCTTAACCACAGTTTCCTCGACTTTAGTCTTGGCTCTTTTAGCTGCTACTCTAGCATCTGAAAGAGTCACTTTACCATCACCGTCTAAATCTGCAAGTTTTTTAGCTCTGCCTCTAGTCTTTTTAACAGTTTCTTCTACTTTTGTGGCGATTTGTTTGGCTTCTTCTTCCGCTTTGGACGTTAAAGCCTTTACGTCAGATAAATTTACCTTTCCGTCCTTGTTTACGTCCATTGTATTAGGTATAACTTCTCCGGCTTTGTTAATTAAACTTGAAGTTGCTTCTTGTATTTTTGGATTTTTGTTATAAAACCACCAAACTGCTCCTGCAACAATACCTACTATTAAAATAATAATTTCCATAAAATAAATCCTTTAAGGTTGATTATATATTTAACCAATAAATACATTGTTATTTAGGAGAATGAGATGTCCGAGCAATACGAAAACTTTGAGGACTATGATGAAATGGAAGATGGAGATTTTGGGTTTATTATCAGTGCCAATGGACAATTAAAATCTATAATGTTTCCTGAAGATCTATTTGACGAACCACCTAGACAAGTTAAACGTATTTGTAAAATCTTCGGCATAAAAGATCTAAATCAATTAGAACCAAGGACTCTACACTAATAAAAAAGTAAATTAGCCCTAATCATGATTTTATTTTATTCAAATAAATAGTTTATCCAATAACTATATTATGAGTAACGCCCGTCCTAATCTTGTTGATTTACCTGTTTTAACTGATCCAGATCCGGCTACAACGCTGTTTATTGTGCAGGATTCAGCAGTTAATCAAACCTTATCTGTAACTTTAGCACAAACTTTACTAGCACAAAAAGGTCCTACAGGGCCTCAGGGTCCACAAGGTATTACTGGCCCTACAGGACCAAGTGGTCCTCAGGGTATAACAGGGCCGCAGGGACCAATTGGTATAACTGGACCACAAGGTCCACAAGGCGTAACTGGACCACAAGGTCCACAAGGTCCACAAGGCGTAACTGGACCACAGGGTCCAAGTGGACCACAAGGCGTGACTGGACCACAAGGTCCAATTGGAGTTACAGGACCACAGGGCCCAATAGGACCACAAGGTCCCACAGGAGCAGGTGTTACAGGACCAACAGGTCCGTATAGTACAGTAACCAACAACCTAGAAGGAGGAGCCCTAGGTAGCATTCCATATCAAAATGCATCTAGTGTTACAGTATTTTTAGGTATCGGCGCTAATAATGCAATTTTAAGATCTAACGGAAGTATACCAACCTGGGCATCAAGTGGCACTGTACAAGTTGGATTTGCTACACAAGCCAAACAATTATATATTAATAATGTTTTAGATGATGCTATACCTGCTGTAAGATATCCGGCGCTTTCGGCAGGACCAAATGCGTTTGACGATGTCTCTGTTAACGCAAATTTATTTTACGACCTTTCTAAACAGAAACTTTCAGTCGGAGTAGTATCAGTAACATCAACAACAAATTCTACCAGTACCACTACAGGCGCATTTACAGTTTCTGGTGGTATGGCAGTGGCGAAAGATGTATTCATTGGCGGAAATGTAAGTATACTAGGTGCATTAAACATAGGAACTAATCTTAGCGTTAATAATGTTAATACATCTACTAATTTGGCAGGAGGTGTAGCAGGAGCTATACCATATCAAACATCAACAGGACAAACTAGCTTTTTTGGTCCGGGTAGTAACGGTAATGTTTTAGTTGCCAATGGCTCAGCTATGCCGACGTTTAATAATACATTAACATTATTCGGTTTAGCAAATTCTACTAATCAGTTTACCGGTGCTTTTCAAGTTAGAGGTGGTGCAGGAATAGGTCAAGCTCTGTGGGTAGGCGGTAAAATTGTTTCTTTAAGCACGGACCAAGCTACATCTACATTAACAGGCGCATTAGTAGTATCTGGGGGTGCAGGAATTGGTGGTAATCTATATGTAGCTGGTGAGATCGTAGCAGATAAATTAACTATTCAATACACCACTGTTACTACCACGTTGGTAGTAACAGACGACGTTATAGAAACTACGAATTCAACACAGGCAATAAGCACCACGACGGGAGCATTAAAAGTAGCGGGCGGTGCTGGTATAGGTAGAAATTTATATGTCGGAGGTACTATATTTGGTACAGCTACCAATGCCACTTCAGCAGCTAATTTATCAGGTGGTGCCCAAGGAAGTATACCTTACCAGACTAACATAGGTCAAACAGCATTTATTCCAATAGGCACAAGTAGTTATATCCTAGTTTCAAACGGTAGTACAGCAACATGGTTAAATCCTAACAACTTAAGTTCTGGCGCAAGTACAACGGCTTCTAACTTGTCATTTGGTGACCAATACTTAATCCCCTACCAAACAGGTCCAGGTAGTACAACATTTGAATACGGGTTTGAATATTGGTACAACGATAATTTATTCAGTGTAACAAATGTTGTTATAAATGGCACTATTGGTTCTCCTTCACCCAACACAGGATCTTTAAGAGTTTTGGGAGGAGTAGGCATAGCACAAAACGTAGCAGTTGGCGGGCAAGGATTATTTGCCAACGGTGCTAATGCAAGTTCTACTAACAGTGGTGCAGTTATTGTAACCGGTGGAGTTGGTATTGGCGCAAATTTATACGTAGGTGGACAGACTAATCTAGCAGGAATTAACACCGTAGTAAATGCAACAAATGCAGGCTCTACCAATTCAGGCGCACTACAGGTAGTAGGAGGAGTTGGAATAGGTCAAAGTTTAGTTGTAGGCGGACGCACGACTATTACTAATATTACATCAGCTACTTCAACAATAACTGGTGCATTTAATGTGTTTGGCGGAGTAGGAGTTGGCGGAGACATATTTGTAGGAGGAACCATCTATGGTAATGCCAGTGGTATTATTTCAACAGCTACAAATTTAAATGGTGGGGTAGCCGGACAGACACCTTATCAACAAAGTCCCGGAAGAACCGTTTTCACAGGTCCAGGTAATGCCGGCGAAGTAATGGTCAGTAGAGGATCAGGAGGACCTGCATTTTTTAATACACTGACGTTGGATGGATTAACTGTTTCTGTAAGTACTTTGACAGGGGCTTTTCAAGTAAGGGGTGGAGCTGGCATAGGAGGAGATTTATATGCTAGTCGTATGCGAACAGTTTTTGGTACACAAGCTACATCAACTATAACAGGCGACTTAGTTACACAAGGTGGCGTAGGCATAGGTGGTAATTTATATGTAGGTGGCAATATTGTAGGTAACCTTGGTGTAGCTGTAAATACAGCCAGCCAGGTTAATACAGTTTCATTACCTATTTCAGGTACATATTATCCAACTTTTGTAGATTCAAACAATGCTTCTTCTAGTGGTGAATTATTATATACTACTAGCAGTGTTTCTGTTAACCCAAACAGTGGATTTTTCACAGCCAATGGAGTTTCTTTACCACAAAATACTGTAGGTACAAATTACTTCGGAGTTTCGGGTGAACCAACATATTATATTGGTCAAACTGTTGGTAACACAGACGGCTGGAAAATCTATGGCGAAAGCCCGGCAGGAAACGAAACAAGTAACTTTATTTTACAATCAGAAAACGATTACGATCAGAATGAATCTATAAGATTTAGATTTAAACGTACCTACGGCACATATATTACTAATGATATACTTGTGGCAAAATATGATCAAGTTTATATTACCACAGGAACTTTCCAAGTAGGTTATACCAGTCCACAAGCAGGATCAACAGCATCAATAAATGGTTCATTATATGTTAATGGTGAAATCAGAGCCACTGGAGATGTCACAGCCTATTATACTTCAGATGCCAGTTTGAAAGAAAACATAAGATTAATTGACAACCCAATTACACTGATAAACCAAATTCACGGTTACTATTTTGACTGGAAGGAAGATTTTATTGAAAGTCGTGGCGGAGAAGACGGGTTCTTTGTAAGAAAGCAAGATGTTGGTGTTATTGCTCAAGAGATAGAAAAAATACTTCCGCAACTTGTCGCTACGAAACCAAACGGGCATAAAGCTATTCAATATGGAAAAATTATTCCATTACTTATTGAATCAGTTAAATATCTTGCGTCAGAAGTAGAAAATTTAAAAAATAACTTAAAGAAATAAGCGGAGTTAGACTTTGGCTAGTACTATTACAAATTATAGCAATTCTATAAATGTTAATTTTCCTGTTCCAGGAGAAGATAATGACTCACAGGGGTTTAGGAACAACTTTTCTAAAATACAGTCTGCTCTAGGAGTTGCTAGCAAAGAAATAACAGGGCTACAAAATGGATCAGTTAGCCTAACCACAACAAATGACTTTGGTGAAAATATTGTAAAAAGAGCAACTTTACAGGCCCCAAGTTTATTAACTGTTAACAATGGATCAGTCAGTGGAGTAGTAGAAGTAGATTATCAAACTGGTAGTTACCAAAAATATTCAGTTAACGTGAATACCCATACATTCACTGTGGTAAATTGGCCAAGTGACAATAAATGTGGTGTGGTAACTTTAGAAATAACTCCAAGTACTTCCAGTGTTATAAACATTAACTTAGGCGGTATTACAACATTATTAACAAGAACAGGATTTCCTGTAAGCTATACTCAAACTACTCCTGTGATTTGGAATTTATGGAGTTATGACAGCGGTAATACTGTATTTGCAGCTGAATTGGTGAATATGGCAATTAAAACAGACGGTAATGGCAATGTGTATACCAAATCCGGCACGACAGCAATGAAGGACGGATTTATTCGCATACCGTCTGCTGCTGGGGCACCAACAGGTGTACCAACTAGTATAGCAGGAACAGTTCCTTTATATTACGATTCTACCAATAACAAGATTTATGTTTATAACGGAAGTTGGAAACAAGTTGGATTAAGTTAATGTATAACCCATTAATAAAAGATCTGAGCAAATTAAAAGACGATGATATAGAACTAAAAATAGCAGAACTTTTTAAAAAATACACAATAGCTGCTAAAATGGGTCAAGGCTTAGTTTGCGAACAGCTCAATATTGCCATATCACATTATAGAAATGAGCAAGCCAATAGGCACATAGAAAATCACAAAAAACTACAAGAAAAAAATAAAGATTTTGACGACTTAATTAACATAGACCGTTGACATTTAGCCCTATCTATAATATAATAAATTATGGAAATAAATTCATATGGTCAGGTTACTTTAAGCGAGGATGAAGCTGTTCAAGTTATATATTCAACAAAAACACAAGATTTAGGCAGGTTCTTCTTTGAAGAATCTGTAGTATCACAGTTTAATCATGCGTTAAACAAAAATAAAGATAATATTGCATGTATAAGGTCCATCCAATCGAATAACTTAACAATGGAAGAATTTGATCTACATAATCAAGGCCATTGGTTTATGCCAAAAAATTATTGTCCGAATCTTATTGAAATGTTATATCAGTCTTGTGACACTGAAGAAAAACGTAATAGAGTAGAAAAAGAATTAAAATTATTTACTCAGCATAAAATGTATGACCTATTATATTACCTTAAATACTTGGTAGATACCATGCGAGAAAACAATATTGTGTGGGGTGTAGGCAGAGGTAGTTGCGTTGCCAGTTATGTATTATACTTAATAGGAGTACATAAAATAGATTCTTTGAAGTATCAGTTAGATATAAATGAATTTCTAAAGGAGTTAAAAAATGAATAAAACATATAAATCGTTTCAAGGAAAAGAAGTTGACATGGAAAAAATCATGCGCAATAATGAACTTATGCCTGCTGTAGGTAACGTACGTGTTAATGCAAGAGGCGATGAGCTAGGTCCAGGTGGAAAGATAATAAGAAAAAGAGAACAAATTGTAGCAGATTATTACGAAAAAACACCTGCTAAACAACGTGAAGAAATTAAACCAATAGAAAAAAAAGATAAAAAACCAACAGGAGTATAAGAGGAAAAATATGAAACTTAAAGGAAAAGTTATTCCATTGAGGGATAACATTATTGTTAGCGACATGAATTTTGATCATGAAATTACAAAAAGCGGATTATTCATAGCCAGTGACAACGGTAAAACATCTGGTATACATCCTAGATGGGGAAGAGTATTTGCTATCGGAAAAGATCAAAAAGATGTGATAATTGGGGAATGGGTATTGGTAGAACACGGTCGGTGGACAAGAACAGTAGAATGGGAAGATAAAGACGGTAACACAAAAGAATTAAGAATGATCGAAGGTAAATCTATACTTGCAGTATCAGAAAATCCACCTTCTGATGTACTACGAAATTAATCAGAATTTAATAATATCATTTGACAACTATTAAAGAAAATCTTATAATCTATTATATGATAATAGGTTAGAAATGACATCAAGTAATCCCATAACTATACTTACCATTAACAATAGTGCAGAATATAATAGACGACGAAATGTAACAAAACAAAAGGCAACCATGAAATCAAAATTTAAACGCTGGATTCGCAACTGGCTCAATGAAGAGCAAGTAGAGGCATTATCAGGCTCAAGACTAGTGGATTCTACAGAATTAGACTCAAATCAGCCTATGCGTATTACTATTCACAGAGCAGCAGGTGGTATGGTCGTAGAAACACGAACCTATGATCGTCTTAAAGATCGAAATAACCAAAACCTACATATTGTCACTCATGAACAAAACCTAGGAGAAAGTCTAAGCAAGATTGTAACTATGGAGTCATTACGTGGCTAAAGAACTTTGGACAGAGCGTTATAGACCTAAAACAGTAGATCAGTATGTCTTTAAAGATAAAGCACAAAAACGACAAGTTCAATTATGGATCAAAGAAAAGTCTATTCCTCATCTGTTACTAAGTGGTGCGGCAGGCATTGGCAAAACAACATTGGCAAAAGTTCTCATAAATGAGCTCGGGATCGAAGATTACGATGTATTAGAAATTAATGCATCACGAGAAAACAATGTAGAGACAGTAAGAGACAAAATTATTAATTTTGTTCAAATGATTCCGTTTGGTCCTTTTAAAATTGTTTTGTTAGATGAAGCAGATTATCTAACTCCAAATGCTCAAGCCATACTTCGTGGTGTAATGGAAACTTACAGCAACCATAGTAGATTCATACTTACATGTAACTATCCAAACAGAATTATTCCTGCCATACATAGTCGATGTCAGGGCTTTCATGTAGAACGTACTGACCAAACAGAATTTACTGCTAGGGTGGCAACAATTTTAGTCGAAGAAGAAATAGATTTTGAATTAGATGTATTAGATACTTTTGTTAAGGTTACCTATCCTGATCTTAGAAAATGTATAAACATGATTCAACAACATTGTGCTAACCAAAAACTTTTATTACCAAGTACCAACGATAGAGAGTCTAGTGATTATAAAATAGACATGGTTGAATTATTTAAACAGGGTAAAATACAAGATGCTAGAAAATTACTCTGCGGTAAAGTTAGACCAGAAGAAATGGAAGAAATCTATCGTTGGATGTACGATAATTTAGAATTGTTTGGAAAAACAGATGAGACAAAAGATAAAGCCTTGCTTATTATTAAACAAGGTCTGGTAGATCATGCTCTCATTGCAGATCCAGAAATAAATCTTGCGGCCTGTCTAGTCAAGTTGTCAAGACTATAACAATAAATCGAGCAGTATAAAAGCAGGCTGATCGTTTGCTCGATTTATTATTTCAAACCACTTCTTTATATATTTTTAAAACTTCTTTTACAACAGGATGCCTTTCTACATCCTTTGTTTCGAATTTTGCCATAGCGATCATTTTTAAATCACCTCCTTCTTCTTGTAATTTGCAAAATTCAAACAAACCGTTTTCTCGAGGCCTATCTGCCTGACATAAATCTCCCGTAACTACCATTCTAGAATTTTCTCCGAGTCTGGTCAATAACATCTTCATTTGAGAAGGTGTGGCATTTTGCATTTCATCTGCTATGACAAAAGCATTTTTAAAAGTACGCCCTCTCATATAAGCCAACGGCGAAATTTCTATAACTCCATCTTCCAACATACTTAATATTTCTCGAGGATGATAGTATTCCTCGAAAACATCAAATATTGGTCTTGTCCAAGGTTCCATTTTTTGAATTAATGTGCCTGGTAAAAATCCGTGTTCCTCATCAACTGAAACAGCTGGTCGGGTAACAATAATTTTACTGGTTATACCTTCTTTAAGTAATTTTATAGCCATCTGGACAGCTAACATCGTTTTGCCTGTTCCCGCAGGACCGATAGCTAATATTATATATTTTTTTGGATTTATTAACAGTTCAAAATATTTTTCTTGAGACAGGTTTCTGGGAATTATACTAACTTGCTGTTTACGTTTTAGGTAAGGCTTAATCTGTATAAGGTTATTGCTCATTTCTTTTGAAAATCTAGGATCCTTTTCTAAAAAAGAATTCCGTTCACGACGCTTGGTTCTAGGCAATTTACTCTCCTGATCATAATATAATGATCAACCTGCAAATGTATTTAAAATATGATTTTAAAAAGGCAATAAAATAGCCTAATTTTAATCATTGTATATAATCACTCAAAAAAAAACTAAATACAGACAAGGATAATCATATGCATGACGTTCTAGACATTATTAAAAACCTACAAGTTATAAGTGAAAATAACGGTGCTTTTTCTGTGGTCAAAGATTTTGAAAGAGTATTAGACGAATTAGACATTTATGTATTTGATAATTGGGAAGATGGAGAATTAGTAGAGGGCCCGCATGTTAACAGACATGATATTACTTGTCAATTTATGTGGCCATTAAAGTCTGCTCCGGATCCAAAAGGAGCAAAACGATTAGTTGACTATGGTTGCGATATTACATATAAAAAAGACCATATTCTTATGCCAAGAAAAATAAAAGATCCTGGAGATTTCAGGCCCGGAACACGTAAAGGTAAAATAGATGCTCATCCAGTGTGGATAGTTACAATTACGATGCCTAAAAAACTCATGCAGGATGTTGCAGTTGGACAAGAAAATAAAGAATCTGCTAGAAGAGCAGAATTAATGAAATACAATAGTATGGATATGACTCAAGAAGCAGCAGCGCAACAAGCACCACAGGAGGCACCAGCTAATGCGTAAACATCTTAAAGAAGGATTGAGATCTGGAGATTTAAAGAATTATATAGACAAACTTTTTACAGTAGACCAATATAAAAGTAAGATGGGCGAAGACAAAGATATTGTTGTTATAGGATTTAAAGTTAAAGAAAAACATCCTGCTATAGATCTGGTAGAATTTATAGAAAAAGGTTATGATTTTATATTAGATGCAGACATGAGCGCAGGAGAAGAGCACGATGGCAAATACCAAGTATTTGTAGAAATTCAAAGAACTCCTCAACTTGCTGAACAACTTGAAGAGCTATTAGACGGTGTAACTAAATTATGCGATTGCGAAAATTGGAGGTTCAGATACCAAAAAGCAAATCACAGTGTAGAATTTACCAAAGAATCATTAACAGAAAATGTTCCTTTAACACCACAATCCTATGAATCTGCTATGTTAGAAATAAAAGAATCAGATTTAAATGATTTTTTTGATCAAGGATCTGTGGAATTACAATTAACAGAAAATAATAGATTAACATTTAGAAAACCATTTGCTAATGACATTGAAACAACTTTTCTAGCAATAGGAGATTATAATAATGTACTAAAAGCATTTCCTGGTGCTTTGAGATTAGATGAAAGTAGTCAAAGCCAAGTTATATTTTTAGCAAAGTATCTCGGAAACTACGATATTGACAAAATTGGTAATGTGTTTTTAATTAGAAATGGGGATCGTGCAGTTGTTTTAGAAAAAAATAGGTGGTAAACATGTCCGAACAATCAGAACCTGAAGTTAACCTTTTGTTATGGATGTTAGAGACAACTATGGATTGGATACCAGCTGGTGTATGGCATCTATTAGTTATTGCAGGATTTTTAGGATATTTTTTAACATTTGTTATGCGATTAATTCCTTTTATGGGAATTTATGCATTACCTATTAGAATATTAAGTTTTGTTGTACTATTGGGGTCAGTTTATGTTGAAGGGGCCTTGAACTATAGAACTTCAGAAGAAGTAATAAACATAATAGAAGAAGGTAATAAAAAAGCAGAAAATATTACCGCTGAAACAGACTCAACTGTAAAACAAGAAGAAGAAAAAATAGATAAAGAGAAAGATCAATTAAAAGATCAGGTCGGCGCTCTTTTTGGTAAAACAAAAGACTTAGAAGCTAAAGCAGCAGAAGAACGTAGAAAAGCGGCAGAAGCATCTGTTAACTTTAATAAGATGAGTTCGGCAGAGAAAGAAGCTTTTAATAATAAGTTTAAAGAACAAGAAGCAAAACATCAGAAAGAACTTGAAGATGCTAGAAGAGCTAATCAAGAGTGTCCTATTCCAAACGCCGTAGTTGACCAAATTAATAAAGTAGTGAAGGGAGAAAAGCAATGAGAATGCTTGGTATTATCTTTTGCACTTTATTAATTTCTAGTTGTGGGTTATTTGAACCTAAAGTAATACGTGTGCCAGTACCTCCTCCGGATTGGCCACCTGCCAGTGTCGAACTAATGAAAAAATGTGAAGAATTAAAAGAACTAAAAGCTGGAAAAGAAGGTGAACCTGTACGATTAAATGATTTACTTAATAACTTAGTTGAGAATTATACATTACATTATAAGTGTTCTTTGAAAAACGATAGTTGGCAACAATGGTATAAGGATCAAAAGAATAATTACGAAGAAACTGTTAATAAAAGCAAGGCAGCGATAACAGGATCAAAATGATTAGAATATTTTTTGCATTAGTACTATCGAGCTTTCTTTCAGGATGTGTACTATTAGATGCATACTTAATGACTAAATATGATCCTAATGAATATAAATTAATTACAGATATACGATCACAGGCACATAGATATAAAGAAGAGTGCGCTAATGTAGAACAAAGTAAAGATCATGCTAGGCATATTTTTACTCAAACTGAGTTGTTTATGATGTATAGCGAGCACGTACCAAGAAATAAAGATGTTCAAGCAGCCTCTAAAGAGTTAAATGAAATAGCCAAAGAGTTGCATGAAAGATATACTAAAGGGTCTGTTAGTATTATATTTTGTAAATTAAAATTTGATAATATAGAAAATAGTTCAAAACGTATGCAATCTATAATAGGGAGTAGGCCAAGATGAGTAGCGAAATTTGGGAAGAAAATTATCAATACTGTATGAATTGTGATATAGAAATTATTAGAATTGCCAGCCAAGAAATTTACAATTTAAAACAAAAGTTTGATAATCAAGAAATTTCAGTAACTGATTTTTATTTAGAAACTGACAATATAACAAAAAACACATTCAGTAAACCCGTACCTAATGGCAAATTACATGATCCTATAGCTTTAGAAAATGTAACTGATCTGTTTATTAAAATATTATGTCATGTAAAAAACATTTCATATACTTCAAAGATCGAAGCTCTAATGAAAATTCAAGAAGAATACAAAAAAATTAATTAGTTAAGGTAAAAATCATGAGTAACGAAATTTGGCAAGAATGGTATAATAAGAGTATTAATTCTACCGACGAAAGAATTAAATTTGCAGCCAACGAGCTTGTTAAACTAAAAATTAGTTTAACAAACGGAGAAATTACTAACGATGAATTCTTTGATATTGCTACAGACTTAGGGGTTAACACATTAGGAGTATTACAAAATATACCAGGTATAGATGGTAGACCTGAGTGCAATAAATTTTTTATACTTTATATAAGTGAAGCTATGGGTTGGGATTTAACTGATCCATTCGGTGAAGGCGATCTTCCTAAAAAAGTTGGGGAATATAAAGTATCTAGATTAAAAATCACCGGAGGAGTTCCAGGAGGAAATCAATGAGCGTAGAACAACACCAACATAGTTTATACGAGTGTTTAGGTACAGGTGATCCTATCATTATGAATGCTGCTCAACAGGCTAATGAGCTTACAGAAATGATGAAACGTGGTGAACTTTCAAAAGAAGAATATATGAGTCTAATGTCTGATATACAAAGACAGGCAAATATAGATAGTCATATGGATAGTTTTGATGCAAAACAAAAATTACATATAGCAATTACTGGTTTAATAAGTATTGCTTCTATGATATAACGGAGCAAATATGTCTGATTTTATTTTAACTAAAGAACAATTAGCACAACTACTTCCAGGAAATCCTTATATAGATCACTGGCATCATGCTATGGAACGTTGTTTACCAGATTATGATATAAACACCCCACAAAGAATAGCTATGTTTTTAGCTCAGTGTATTCACGAAAGTGGAGGATTTAAATTTTTGAAAGAAAATTTAAATTACAAAGCAGCGAGTCTTGTAAAAGTATGGCCTAGGTATTTCCCTACCATGGAGGTAGCTCAGCAGTATGCTAATAAACAAGAAATGATAGCTAATAGAGCATATGGTGGTCGCATGGGCAATGGTCCTGAACATACAGGAGACGGTTGGAAATTTTGTGGAAGAGGGCTCATACAGTTGACAGGTCGTAATAATTATCAGGCATTTGCAGATAGTATAGAAACTGATATTGAAGAAATTCCTGCATACCTGCAAACATTCGAAGGTGCAGTTCAGTCAGCCTGCTGGTTTTGGGAATCTAATAAGTTAAATAACTTTGCAGATCAAGGAGATGTACTTAATGCGACTAAACGTATTAACGGAGGCACTATTGGCCTTGCAGATCGTACAAAACACTATCAACACGCCTTACATATAATGGGAGCATAAAATGAGCGCAGTAGACACAATGTTAAGATTTTTTACCAAGGAAGCAAAGGATCCCAATGCTCCTAAACCACCTCCTGGTTCACGTTCTGAACGCGAAGCTAAGATTAAAGATAAGGCAGGTCTTGTCATTAATATCTTTGCCTTATTGTTAGCCGTAAACGCATGGTATGGTGGAAAATTAAGTTCAACTGTTTTAAACAATACAATAGCTGCAAATAATCAGTGGTCATGGTATCAGGCTAAAAACATTAGAGAGGTTCTTTATACAACTTCTGCAATGGACACTCGTATTCCTGAAAATAAAGCAAAATTTGAAGAAGAGGCCAAACGTATGCATCATGATAAAGAAGAAATCATGGTAAAAGCCAAAGCACTCGAGGCTGAACGTGATGAAGCTAAGAAACGTAGCCCATGGATTGGGTATGCTTCAACAGCCTACCAACTTAGTATTGTACTTTTATCTGCTAGTATTCTTGCTGTGAGTATGCCATTATTTTATGGTAGTTTTCTGGTAGCAGGAGCAGGATTGATATTAAGTTTAAATGGACTATACCTTTGGTTTTAAATAGAATAAACAAGGAGTGAACATGGGAACAGCAGATGACTACGCTAAAATGAGCGATAGTGAAAAGAAAAAAGAAGATTGGATGAATTCCAAATGGCGTCCTATGATGGGGTGGCTATATATGTTAGTATGTTTCGCAGACTTTGTAGCATTTCCTGTCATGTATGCAGTTATGACATCACTAATGTTCAAAGGACAACTGCCTCAAGGTTATCCAAGTCAATGGAACCCATTAACTTTACAAGGTGCAGGATTATTTCACCTTGCCATGGGTGCGGTTCTAGGATTAGCAGCATGGGGTCGTACACAGGAAAAATTAAACGGAGCAAATAATGGCGGCGCAGCACCTACACCAAGCAGTATGCCTACATCATTTGGCCAAGCACCGACAGGGGGATTTGGATCCTCAGGAACAGGCTTTGGCGGAAGCGGCTTTGGAGGCGCACCTAGCCAGGGTTTTCAGCAGCCACCCGCAGGTAACACAGGCGCAGCAGCAGGTGGCTTCGGTAGTGCAGCGCCAGTTGCCGTAGCAGCAGGACTAGGAGCTGCGGCAGCTATGGCAGTTCCATTTACCAGTAATGAAGTATTAGTAGGACCCGGTGGAAAACCTATGCCTGTCCAACCACCGGAACCAGAAATTTAAGGAGCGAAAAATGAAGTACCTAATAGCAATATTAGCCAGCCTAGCAATAGCACATGGTGCCTATGCATCAGACGATCATGCAGGTAAAGGCGAGATGAAAAAAGTATGTCATCCAAAAAAGGATAAAGATGGAAACGAAGTGAAAGATAAAAGTGGAAAAGTTGTAGAAGTTTGTAAAGAAGTTAAAGTTCGTAAAAAGCTTGAATCAACAGAAATTCCACCAGCCAAAGATAAAAAGTAATAATTAGTTGACACTTAAATAAAGGTATAGTATAATTTACTATACCTTTTTTCTATTAATAACAATTATGACAGACTTATATTCAACCCTAGGAGTAGATCGCTCAGCAGATCCTGAAACTATTAAGCGAGCCTATAGACAATTAGCTGCAAAACATCATCCTGACAGAGGAGGTGACAAAGGTAAATTTCAAGAAATACAAGCAGCATATGATGTATTAAGCGATCCACAAAAACGTGCGGAATACGATAATCCTCAACCTCAGGGATTTCATTTTGAATTTTCAAACAATGTTCCCCCCGGATTTGAACAGTTTTTTACTAATCATCCATTCGGAGATATGTTCGGTGGTCCTTTTAGACGACAGGCTCCCGTTAGAAACAGAACAATAAATTTACAAACAGAAATTACATTAGAAGATGCTTTTTTTAGTAAAGACCTTATTGCGAATATTCAATTACCAAGCGGCAGAAATCAAACCGTAGAAGTTAAAATTCCCAAAGGTGTTAGAACTGGTACTGTGTTACGTTTGGCTAACATGGGTGACGACTCTATACAAGGAATACCTAAAGGTGATATACATTTAACAGTGATTATTAAAAATCATAACACTTTTAGAAGAGAAGAAGATGATTTATACTACGATTTGAAATTAAACTGCATAGATGCTATATTAGGTAAAACTAAAGATATAGATTGTATAGATGGAAAAACAATAGAAGTAGCTATCCCTCCAGGAACACAACATGGCCAATTATTAAGTATTCCTAATCAAGGAATGCCGAATATGAGTAACTCTAACATGAGGGGCAGGCTTCTGATTAATGTTCAAATTACCATACCTACATATGTTACAGATCAACAAAAATCTTTATTAAAACAAGCCTTTAAATAATCTATGTACAAAATTTTATCTTTCCCGCATCCTATTCTGTCTGAAAAAATGCCGGAATTCGATTTTGCTAATCCTATAGTAGATCCTATAGAGTTAGAAAAGAATTTAATATCAACTATGATTACAAACAAGGGTATAGGATTATCAGCTAATCAGGTTGGGATAAAAGCCAGAGTGTTCGTCATGGGTGATTATGCTATACAGGGTGATTCCCAGGCATATTTTAATCCAAAAATTATAGATTTTGAAGAAGAAATAGAGGATTTACCTGAAGGATGCTTGAGTTTTCCGAATATTTTTGTTAAAATAAAACGTAGTAAGTTTGTACATTGCTCTTGGCAAGATAGTAAAGGAGAATTTCAAGTAGGTACATTTACTGACTTAGGTAGTAAATGCTTTCAACACGAACTCGATCATTTAGATGGGATTGTGTTTAAAGATCGTGTGAGTCGCCTTAAATGGGACCTAGCATTAAAAAAGAAAAGGAAATAAAAATGATTTCACCAAATAAAGAACTTGAAGGAGTTTTTGAACAGGCAGTAATAAAAGCTATGAAAATGCATCATGAGTATATCACTTTAGAGCATTTTTTACATTGTTTAATTAATAGTCAAGAACTTAACAAAATTTTAACTGACTTTGGGGCAGACCTAACTAGTTTAAATAGCGATTTAGATAGATATTTAGAAGAAGAACTATCTAATATTGTCAATCTCGAGATACAAAAACCTAGGAAAACTCAAACATTTGACAGAGTATTAAACAAAACATTTACTACAGTTCTTTTTGGCGGAAAAACTGTCATCGAACCAATAGATTGTTTACTTGCAATATTTACAGAAAAGAAAAGTTATGCTCATTATTTTCTTAAACGAGCAAAAATAGATAAAGATAAATTGATTAACTTTTTACAAAAAGAAAATATAAAAGAAGTGGTAGAGGATGAAACAGGTGAAACAAGATTACATCCACACTTAGAAAAACTTCTAAATCAGTTTTGCGTAAATTTGACATTAAAAGCTAAAAATAAAAAAATAGATCCTGTTATAGGAAGAGAAAAAGAAATTGAAGAAGTTCAATTAGTGTTGGCAAGACGTAATAAAAGTAACGTAATTTTAATAGGAGACCCAGGAGTAGGAAAAACTGCTATAGCAGAAGGACTTGCTAAAAATATTGTAGAAGATAATGTTCCCTCTTTTATTAAAGAACACAGTGTCTACAGTTTAGATATTAGTTCACTACTTGCCGGTTCAAAATATAGAGGTGATTTTGAAGAAAGATTAAAAACTGTTTTAACTGCCTTAGAAAGAAAGAAAAATTGTATATTGTTCATAGATGAAGCTCATATGATGAATGGTGCAGGCGCAGCCAGCGGCAACAGCAATGATATGGCTAATATGTTAAAGCCAATACTAACAAAAGGAACTATTAAAGTAGTTGCTAGTACTACATGGGAAGAATTTCGTAAACATTTTGAAAAAGATCGTGCATTGATGAGACGTTTTCAACGTGTAGTAATTGATGAGCCTAGTGAGGATACTTGTATAAAAATTCTTAAAGGTGTAAAAAAATATTACGAAAAACATCACGGTGTAAAAATTACTAATCAAGCATTGTTAGATGCAGTAAGTTATTCAGTCAAGTATATTCCTGATAAAAAATTGCCAGACAAAGCATTAGACCTTATTGACTGTGCTTGTGCTCGGTTTAAGGTAAAAGACGAAGAAAACGGTGTAGTAGACCATGAGGAAATTGTTTTTGAAGTTGCTAAGATAGCAAATCTTCCTATAGAACAGGTAGGTGCTAAAGAATCAGTAAATCTTGAAAACTTGGACAAAACACTACGTCAAAAAATCTTTGGGCAAGAAAAGGCCATAGAAAGTTTAGTTGATAAAATCTATATTAGTCAAGCAGGTCTTAAAGCAGTTGATAAACCTATTGGTAGCTTTTTGTTTGTTGGGCCAACTGGAGTAGGTAAAACTGAAACAGCAAAGCAACTAGCCACTGGGCTAGGGATTAAACTAATAAGATTTGATATGAGTGAGTTTCAAGAAAAACATTCAGTGGCTAAATTTTTAGGCAGTCCGCCAGGATATGTTGGGTTTGAAGAAAATGCAGGTCAACTTATTACCAGTCTACAAGAAAATCCTAACTGCGTACTATTGCTCGACGAGGTAGAAAAGGCACATCCCGACGTACTTAGTATCTTATTACAACTTATGGATAATGGATTTATAACAGGCAGCAATGGTAAAAAAGCAGATGGACGTAATGCTTTAATTATTATGACTTCAAACTTAGGTGCTGCAGATGCTGAACGCAATTCTGTAGGGTTTGGTAGTCTAGAAAGAGACGGCGACCCTAAAGATGCTGTGAACAGATTTTTTGCGCCTGAATTTAGAAACCGTTTAGATGGTATGGTAAAATTTGGAAAACTTGATAAAATTACCATGGTAAAAATTGTAAACAAATTTATAGATGATCTAAATGTATTAATTAAAGAAAAAAATATTCATGTTAGACCTAATTTAGCTGCGACTGATTTCTTAATCGCCAAAGGGTTTAATTCAAAAATGGGAGCTAGACCTTTGTCACGAGCTATTGACGAACATATCAAGAAACCCCTTAGTAAAGAAATTCTTTTCGGAAAACTTAATAACGGCGGGCTTGTAGAATTAGATATTATAGATGATAAAATTGTATTCAATATATTAGATATAATGCCTGTAAAAACTAAAAAACAAAGCGTTACAACGGAAATTGAATAATAATTCAGTGTAAGGAATAACTCTAGGCTGGCATAAATATCGTATTATGCCAGCACAGAGTCAAAATCTAACTTTTACAATAAATTCAACTAGTACGGTATCGGTAAACTACCCGAATACTGGTACAGGTGCCCTTACTCTTTTGAGCACAAAGGTCAAAGGAGATGGATATTTCAGTGGCAGTGATGGTAATCACACTGTACAAATTCAAACTACAAATTTTCTAGGCAAAATTGACATAGAAGCTAGTCTAGCGTTCAACCCTGGATCTACTGATTGGTTCCCTGTAACTCTTTACACAAATATTATGAGTGTAGATACAACAGGCCTTATACAAAATGGAAATACTTCAACACTAGTATATAATACAGCAACATCTGAAATAAAGGCATTTAATTTTGTAGGCAATTACGTTTGGGTTAGAGGTAAAATTCATCAGTTTACTTCTGGATCTGTAAATGGCATCAGGTACAATTATTAAGGAACGATAGATGTCAAAGCAAACTATCAATGTAGGATCAGGAGAACTAACTGGAGATGGTGAAAGTCTACGTTCAGCCTTTCAAAAAATAAACTCAAATTTTACAGAACTTTATGGTGAAAAAATAGGTCCTACAGGCCCAATTGGCCCACAAGGACCTGCAGGTATCAGTGCAGATCAACTTCTAAACACTACAAACACTGTAAAGTTTGCAAGTTTAACAGTGACCAATAGTCTCGTTGTAGGAGGATTTCCGTTAAATGATAAAGGAATTTTCCCTTCAATTTATAGCACTCTGTCAACTACTTTAGTTGTAGGCAATTATAATACAGGTACTGAAGGTGGTTTACTTATAAGAGGTTATGGTCAAAATAGAACTCAAGGTACCACTTCAACAAACGGCATACCCTTTATACATTTTGAAAGCAGTAGAGGTTTACCTTCTAACCTGTTACCTGTAAGTAATACACATGTTTTAGGATCAATTTCAGTAGGGGGATACGACGGTAATAAATGGATTACAGAGTACGATAATAACCCCACTACAAACATTACCCCGACCGGAGCAATATTTTTTGCAGCATCTGAAAACTGGACTAATAGTTTAGGAACAGGAAGCAATACAGCAACAAACGTTGGCACGAATATAGGTATCAACCTCCAACCTCCAAATATTAGATTAGATTCTACTTCAAGACAACGTATTTTGCAATTAACTTGGGGAGTTGGAACAAACTCGGCGACAGTAAATTCTCCTCCTACTTCTAATCTTATTCTAGGAAATGGTAGCCCTATTACACCAACCTTAGTAGGATCTACCGGATCATTTACTCATACTGGATTTGGAACAACATTCATCCAAGGTGTTAATTCAAATTTCTATCTTTTTTCTACACCAAACAATGAAGTTGCAACATTTGTAGGAGATATTTCAAACTCAACATTAAATGTAACATCTGTGGTGTCAGGCAGAATAAGCATTGGTCAAAGAATATTCTCCGTAGCAGCAGGAGCATGGGGATCTGTCTTAGTCGGTACTGTTATTACAGGGTATGGAACAGGTTCGGGATTAACAGGCACATATACAATAAATCAGAGTCAAACTGTTAGTTCAACAACATTATACTCGGGTCCAGATAATCATACATATAGCAGTAACGGTTCAACGATAGGACACATTACAGGCAGACGAAGTGGAGTAGCTGGTCGTCGTAATGCATTAAAAACAGGCGACAGAGTCGGGTCCTACACCTTTGCTAGTCAATTTACTGATAATTCATCAGGATCAGGCTCAGTTGTGTCTGAATTTTCGGTATACATGCTTGAAGATGCTACAGCATCAGCAAGAGGATCTAATTTTCAATTAAGAACTGTTACAAGTGGAACAACCATATTATCAACAAGACTCCATTTAGATAGCGATGGACACTCGTACAATTCAAATGTACATATATTCGAAAGTGTTTCATCTGCTACAATAGCTGTACTTACTACATCATCGGCTAGTTTCAATACTCATGCAATTCCGTACACAGATAATAATTATGACCTAGGTAGTTCATCTAATACATGGCGAAATTTATATCTTAACGGTTTAAATATTACAGGTTCAGGATCAGATTTATTAATAAATTCTATGCCTGTTAGTAAAGCAGGTTCGTTATCCTACGGAACGTATACTATTGCTATTACTACATCGGGTAGTTTAGTATTTCCAGATGGGACTATACAAGATACAGCCTTCAAGAGCAATTATGACATCACAGCAGTATCAGTTTCAACATTAACAAATAAAACTATTAATATACAAACCAGTACAGGCAATGTTTTTCAAATTCAAGGTAATTCACTTACAGCATATTCAGGATCAGGTAATTCAGTAGCACTGACAGTTAATCCTACATTTAACGCCTTAACCTTAGGAAATTCTTCTCTAATATCTTTAGATGGAGGACTAGGTTCTCTTTACTGGGCAGGGCAAACAGGAGTTGCTCAAGCTGGTATTAGCATGGCAGGATTTTATAGAACTCTAACAGCTTCGACCAATGCCTTGTTTACTTTTGGAGCCAGTGGCAATGGCAACATGAGTGTTGGAGTAGAAGGTAGTTTATTTGTAGGAACAAATTTACCAAATAACAACGCAGGATTAAATTCAGATTATGCAGGATGGTTAGTTGTACAAGCAGGCGGAAAGTTCGGAGGTGATATTAACACACTAGGTGCCGTAAAATTTGATAGCACCGTTACAGGATATATGCAGTTTGCAGATAATACCATACAAAACACTGCGTTTACTACCAGCCCAACTTTAAATATTCTAAAAATTAACGTAGGCGTACATGAAAACTTTCAATCACAGTCAGGAGCTACCGGAGTAATTACACATAATTGTTCATTAGGACATGTATTTAGACAAAATCTACCAACTTCTAATTATACTGCTAATTTTATAAATCTCAACCTTAATACAAGTTATGTCACAGCAGTAAGTGTAGTAATTACACAAGGACCTGTTGCTTATATACCTAATGTTGTTCAAATAGATGGTGTTACTCAAACAATAAATTGGCAAGGTACTTATGTACCTGTCCCAAGTCCAAATAGAATCGATGTTGTAACTTTTAGTATTTTTAATAACGGTGGAAGTTATACTGTATTAGGTCAACTTTCAGGATTCTAATGTGTATAGTAGATTCGTTGCCACAAAAGAATTTGGTAGAGGAAAAACTTCTAACGTAGTCGCATCGGGGTTAGTTTTTTATCTAAATGCGAATAACTTATCTAGCTATTCAGGAACTGGTAATGTTTGGAACGATATCAGCGGGCAAGGAAATCATGCTATACTAACTAATGGTCCTGTATACAACTCATTAAATGGTGGCAGTTTTTTATTCGATGGGTTTGATGATATAGCTCCTATAGGTTCAACAAACTTTCCCTATGTAAGTTCACCCTCTACTTTATCTGCCTGGGCAAAAACAAATATAATTACTCCTGGGCCAAAATCACCTAGTTCTTTTAGAATAATTGTAAGTTATGGAAGAGCTGTGGAAAATCAGGCTAGATACATAGGAATTAAAAATAGAGAATTTTATTTTGGTGGGTTTGGTGCCAGTGCTATTTTTTCAGATACTATAGTGCCATTAAATACCTGGTTCAATCTTACCGGAGTATATGATGGAAGTTATGCCAGTATATATGTAAATGGCGAACTAGTAATAGGTCCAGTTTCAAGATCATGGAGCACAGTGGCGGAAACAGCCAATGTTGGTAGACAAGTTTATACCGATCCTGCAAACTATGAAAGGTGGGATGGTAACATAGCTCAGGTTATGATTTATAATAGAGCCTTAAATCCAATAGAAGTCGCTCAAAATTTCAACGTCTATAGATCCACATATGGGCTATAATTTCATTAAATAGTATATTAGGAAAAATTATTATGAGAATAATAGATATTTTAACAGAAGATAACAATTTAAGAACCGGCGATGTTCTAGCTATAGAATGTGATAATGGACTACTTATTGAATCTACCATAGTAGGATTTATGAACGACGGCGTAGTAATACAAGGAGACTCTGTTATTCTTTCTTATCTAAAATATGAACCTTTTAATGAATCTATCACAAAGTTTACCAGTATGGAACTGGCAGTTATGGAAGGCGGTGGTGATATTAGTGACTTATCTGAAGCAGAATATCAAGGTCGTAATGTCCCTTTAGGTAAGCCTATGGCGGGAGATGTCAAAAAGTCTAAAGTCTATGTTAAGGGACCAAGTGGTAGGGTAGTCAAGGTAAATTTCGGCGACAAGAAAATGAAAATTAAAAAGTCTAATCCAAAACGCCGAAAGAGTTTTAGAGCTCGTCATAATTGCAAAAATCCCGGACCACGTTGGAAAGCACGTTATTGGTCATGTAGGGCATGGGAATAAATCATGTTACTTAACGAATTTTTTAATAATCCTATAAATTTACATAGAAAAGAAAACCACGAATCGTCTACATATAAAGATGATTTGTTTCATTATATTTTAGATCATGACAAGCTGCATAAAGATTATTTTTTTCCAATTGCAAAAAAATTAAAACATTTAAAAGAAAACACAGATAAAAAAATAATAGAAATTTTTATGCCTATGGTTATTAAGGGCTGTAAAGAATATTATCATAATCAAAAAATGGAGGGTAGATTAAGTAAATTATTTCCTCAAGAAATGAGAGAGGAGCTTTGTCAACGTCTATACGATCACTACTATGAAGACGTTCGTGCGGGCAAATATAGGCTGGGGTGATTATGTTTCTAGCAGAAGGTGGCAATGAATTTAAACTTGCAGATGGTAGCAATGCCACTAAACAGTCAGCGTCTACGGAAGAAGTAGATGCAGTCTTAGGTGCATTGAGCAAAGAAATAGGCATAGACTTACTGGCCAACGATCTAGAAAACAAACCTAAATATAAAACAGGCAGTGCTATATATCCTGGTGCAGAAACAGGTGACGCAGACACACTGTTAGATCCTGTAGAATTTATACCTGTAGATAAAGGTGCCAAACCTAAAGATGTGCAGAATCAATTTAGAGAATTTTTAGCCAAAAAACTACAGACAGCAGGTTATGAATTTCTTGAAAAGAAAGCCACAGTAGACCAACCAGGAAGATTCTATAAGATATCCGGAGATGGACTCACAGCCTGTGTGCAAATACCAGGCACAGAAGAATGGCTACAAGTAGACCTGGACATAGCAGAACCTGGAGAAGGTAAGTTTTCAGTATGGAGCAAACGTGGTGAACCTAATGAACCTGGCACACCAAAAGACAGTCGTGCCAAAGGTGCCTTTCGTCATATTCTGCTAGCGGCCATAGGTAGTAAGTTAATCAGTCCAGAACATCCACAGGGCCTTAGTTGGAGTTTTAAGAATGGCCTATTTGACCGTGCTACCAAACAGGTAGTTAGCAAAGATCCTAATGAAGTAGCCAATATCCTATTCGGTGGCAAGGCCAGCGATCTAGACAACATTAATGCCATACTGGCTAAATTTAAACAGACACATCCTAATCACTATAATGATGTTGTACAAAATGTCAATGCTGGACTGGAAAAATATAACACACAGTATAGACTAAAAGAAAGTCATGCTGTGGGCACACCTCAATGGTTTAGGATCGTCCTGGATCTAATATGAGAATTAGGGAACTACTAGAAGCGGCAGCAGTTGGTCGCAAATATCAACACATAGAAGACCTTGTGTTTACCAATGGTAGTCAAGGTGGACTTCATGCCGCAGAACGCCTGCGCAGCATGGCATCAACTGGTGGCACTGTTGAAATTAAGTGGGACGGTAGCCCTGTTGTCTACTGGGGGCGTGATGAACAAGGTCGCTTTTCAATGATTCCTAAAAATGCCTGGGAATATCTCAAGCGTGGCAAATCAGAAGTTGCCCCAGGTGTTCCTACTGCGATGTATAGTCCAGATGACATTAAAAAGTTTGTGTTGGGCACAGGCAAAGTAGAACCCGGTCAAGAAAAACAGCGACAGGCCTTTGCCAACAGCATGGCAGAATTATGGCCCTACTTTGAAAAAGCCAGTCCACCTCGAGGTTATGTAGAAGGTGGTATACTGTTCAGTCCAGAAAAACCTGCTCAACTAAATTCTAAAACTATGGAGTATGACTTTACTCCAAACATTACCAGCTTCCATATTCATAAAGACAGTGAGCTAGGACAGCGTATTTCCAAGGCCAAACTTATGGTAGCTGTTACAGGTTATTATGATAGTCTAGGCAGTTCAGATGAAGGACGTTTTCCAGATGCAGAAAAACTATCTACACCAGACGTAATTGTTCAAGGCACTACCTATGTGGCACAGGCACCTGGCATAGATGATACATTAGTAGATCAAGCAGAAGGTTTTATTGAAAAGAACGGTCAACGCATAGATCAATTCCTAGCACCCAAACCAGGATTAAGTAAGGTAGGTGATATACTTTACAAATTCTATAACCAAAATCTGCGCATAGAAGGAACAAAACAAAAGTTTAAGGCTTGGGCAGCACAAAATCTCAGCCAATCGCAAGCTGCAAAGGTTCTAAACGATCCTGGTCTAGAAACTGTGCTAGATGCTGTAGAGTTATTGAGCAAGGCTAAAACAGATCTAATCACTAAACTAAGTTCAGGAACACATGCAGGTATTAGACAGACTAAACCAGAAGGTTATGTTCAAGCACATCCAGGTGGCAAATTCAAGAGTGATCTACCTGGGCAATTTGTCAAGGCCATAGATCAAGCAACATGGGCACCAAGGAAAGACTAATATGTTATTAAGACAATTATTTGAAAATACGTCAACACCTAAAACCGCAGTGTTAGGATGGGGTAGAGGTATGGGACACAAAGGTCATATGCTATTGGCCAAAGCTGTACTGCATCATGCTCAAGAAAATCAAGCTAAACCTTTCTTTGTGGTCAGTAGAACTAGTCTAGTAGATCCTAGCACAGGTCAACCCTGGGCAGATAAACCCACATTTACCAAGACCAAAGATGATCCTCTTACACCAGACGAAAAACTCAATACTTATCGCAAGGTATTCCCACAAAATGCAGAAGTATTCAGTGTGGCCACGGCAGATGCTACTAAGTTAGAACAGGTCATGGCAAAAATTGCCCGTGAAGGATTTAATAAAGTCATATTGGTTGTAGGTGAAGACCAAAAAGACTCAATGGGATATCTAACTCGTCCTGCTAAATCAACAGGCGTTCCACCATATAAAGAAGCAGGAATAGATCAATTAGAAATTATCAGTAGGCAAGATACTACAGAACCCAGCAGTATGAGAGGCAGTCCAGAATATCAAGAAGGACCTAGAGCCACACCTATGCGGCAGGTCCTAATGGATCCCTCAAAGAGTGAACAAGAACAATTTGCCATATGGCGCAGAGACATGCCAGATAATTTAAGTGATGAAGAAGTCATGGATCTCATGCTCAAGGCTAAACAGCGTATGAGCATGGTTCCTGCTGGTAAGCGTGGCGTAAAAGAACGTATGCTACCACCTAGCACATTTGCAGGCTATCCAAAAAACAAACTTGGCGCTGCTGCTCATTTAAAAGGTAAAATGAAAAGACCTGCCAGAGCAGGTGATCTTGTAGGTGATGCTCAAGAAAGTATAGAAGAAGATTCATACAAAATTGCCCCCGGAGATAATTTATCCACTTTGGCTAAGAAATTTGGCACAACGGTAGATGCTCTAATGAAGGCCAATCCACAAATAAAAGATGCTAATCGTATACAAGCAGGCGCTACACTAAATGTTCCTAGTCAAGGCAGTGATCCTAAAGGTTCAGTAAGATCCGGTCCTAACACAAATATCAGGCCAGATACAAGAGCAAGAGCACAGGCACAGGTAGCACCTTTAGACAAACCTAAAGCATCAATACCGCAAAAGTCTAATGCCTTACAAGAACCTGGATTCATGGAAAAACTAAAACAGGTTGCAGACAATCTACAGATTAACGCAAATGATTTATTAGGTGTAATGAAACATGAATCACGTATGAATCCAGCAGCAGTGAATCAGCAATCAGGTGCTACAGGACTAATACAGTTTATGCCACGCACAGCGCAGAGTCTAGGAACTTCAACAGACGAACTCCGCACCATGAGTGCATTAGACCAATTAGATTATGTAGAGCGTTATTTTAAACCTATAGCAGGCAAGGCCAAAGACATAGGTGACCTATATATGTTTACATTCATGCCGGCAGCAGTGGGCAAACCAGATGACTTTGTAATTGGTGTAAAGAATGGTGACAAACCTTTGTTTGGTCTGAACCAAGGAAAATTATATGCTCAAAATTCAGTATTCGACAAAGATAAAAAAGGATATTATACTGTAGGTGATATCAAATCTCGTGTATCTGGATTTGCTGAAGGTGTAGAAGAAGGTTGGAAATCTAAACTAGCAGGACTTGGATTAGCGGCTGCTGCGGCTATGGCGCCAGGTAAATCAGATGCTAGAGTAAACATAGATGACCCAGATAGTTATCGTGCTCCGGCTCCTATAGCACAGCAACAAAAAATAGACTACACAGCACCCGGTCCTGTTACAAAAGACAGCATGGGACAGAAATTAGAGTATGGTATTCCTGTTACTCCAGACGGCAAATTTAAGGCACCTAGTCAAGATTTACCAGACGACGAATATGCTCAACAGTTAAAAGCCTATAAGACATGGAAAGCAGACTTTATGTCTAGGTGGCCTGACGCAGTATGGAATAGTGATGGTAGTGCGAAATCTAATATGAAACCAGGTCTAGCACCTATGGCGCCAGGATATAAACCGGGCAGTGGACAAGGACTAGCACCTGTATTTCCGGGTGCGGTTAAAGAAGATAAATTTGTACCACTCAGTGAGGATGTAGCCAGTATCTACAAGAGTTTATTAGACACAATTTTAATTAACGAACAAAAATAAATATATTATTATGAAACAACTAATAGAAATAGCTAAAATTGCTTTTGCCAGTGAATTCAGTTTTTACTTAAAAGCACACCAATTTCATTGGAACGTAGAGGGTGAAGATTTCTTACAATATCACGACTTATTCGGTAAAATTTATGAAGAAGTATATGGAAGTATAGATGATTTTGCAGAAAAAATTCGCAGCTTAGGGTCTTACATGCCAGGCAGTTATACACGTTACAGTATGTTGAGTAAAATAGAAGATGAAGATCAAATACTTCCTAAAGATCAAATGGTATCTGAACTTATGAAAGATAACGAACGAATGTTAATTATTTTCAAACAGGTGTTCGATGCCAGTGAAGCTGAACATGAACATGGATTTAGTGATTTTATAGCAGGACGTATGGACGCTCATCGTAAACATGGATGGATGTTAAGAGCATCAATGAAAAGATGAGAGCTAAAGAATTTATAAACGAAGATAAAGAAAAGAAAATTCGTATGGCATCGAGATTATCTCTACCATATGCGCTAAGATTAGATGGATCTGATCAATATTATGATTTTTACAGATTAGGATTGGCCATGGCAGGAGCTCCTGAAGACGGAACTCCGAAAGAAGGTCCAGCCAAAGATTCCCCTACTATTTGGCCATATTCCGATGCAGATGCACAAAAGGTAGAAAAAGCACTTAAAAATCAAGGTGCGACCGGTAAGGTAATTATAAAAAAAGGTAAGAGTGAAGAACTGCCTTCAACAAACACAGTTAGCCCCGTAGCACAATGGATGAGATAATGAGAGCAAAGGAATTTTTGCAGGAAAGATCTGCTAAAACACATGGTAAATTTACAAGTTTATCAGCAGACGCAGATGCGGCACTTCCTGGTGTATGGGTACAAAGACAATTAAGAAATACTGATCCATATATGCAATATAGATATGCACTTGCTGTGGCAGCAGCAAGGGCAGATAAAAGTGGTGAAATAGAATTTAAACAAGAAAGTCCATGGGCTGAAAATTTAACCATAGTAGGATATACTCCAGAAGATGCAGATGTTGTTTCCATGGCAGATAAATTAATGGGAGTCAAAGGTACACGTATTGCTGATGATAAAAGTAAAGAACCTAAAGATACAAACACCGTAAGCCCTATACCAAATTGGAATAAATCATGAGCGAATATAAGAAAATAACTACACCCACTTTAACTCGTTTCGTTCTAGAAACTATGACCGCAGGTGCCACAGGTTCTGCAAATATTGCCACATCGATGGGCACTATAGGCAAGACTATCAAGCGTCAACAAGAAGCCAAAGATGACAAGGTGCCTCAAAAGCCACGTCAAGGTCCCCTACGCCCACAGACAGGTGCAGGCGCACACAAAGATAAAAAGCGAGATCAAAAACAGGGCAAAGAAAAACATCGCAAGCCTTTCTATGAGCAACATACAGATCATGAAGTGGAAATGGCGCAGAGTGATACATACCAGTTGGCCAAACAGGCTGCAGAACTACATAAAATTCTAATGCGTGCCAGTGAAGAGCAGGGTCTAGAAGGTTGGCAACAGGCTAAGATCACAAAGGCAGCAGACTATATCAATGCTGTCTACAAAAATCTCAATCACGATGTAGACATGGACGGTCATATTGGTGAGCAAGCTCTATCAGAATTAGAAAAACCCAGCGGAACACTTTATATAATATTATTAAGAGACAGAACAGAATCTGTTCGTGTAGTAGGAGACTTTGGGACATTTCCAGCAGAAGTGCAGGCCCGTGCCAGCAAGGTAGGTATTAAGGATAAAGAAGGTCGCAAAGAGCGTCCTCTAAAAGTTAATTTTCTAATGACTAGTGCCAGCCAGGCTCTAGCAGAATTAGACAAAGCACTAGCAGATGTAGATTTTATCGGCGGAGAAAAGGCCGAGTTCGTATTTAAAAATTCTGCTTTTGAAACAGACATAGAAGATGAGGTGAGGGAACTAAATGATCTAATTCGAAGTGGTGCGGACGAAAGATTTAAGAACTATGAAGAACCAGAAGTAGGTTCCGAACCAGAGACCAAACCTAAAGGTGTAGATCATTTTGTTGTTGGTCCAGATGGCAAGCGTCGTCGTGTGCCTATACCAGGAAAGCCAAGTAGTCAAATGGGAGGTCATGCTGTAGAACAACCTAAAACATTTACCTACCAACTTAAGAAAACAGAACTAGGTCCTAAACTACGCTCAATGGGCTTTAAGGTAGATGGTAGTCAAATTGTATTGAGCAAACAACAGCGTGATCAATTACTGGCAAAAATGGGTGATCAACAGTTCGGACAGATATTCGGCCAGGGTGGTAAGTTCACAGAAGGTGGCTATGACGATCAGTTTAGCCTCGGAGGCAGACTAGAAAGAGACGACGATTTTCGCAATAGAGAACGCAATGCTGGAGTTGAACATGAAAGAAATAACTACCAGGTAAGCATAAATGGTAGGCCTTGGAAAGTGTTTGCCGATCAAAGGCAAGCTATGAATATTGCTAGAAGTCTTAAAATGAAAGGCAAAGAAGTAGAAGTTTATCCTACAGGAGCTAGGCCCTCAGAAAGCGTGGGAGAGGCAGTGAAGAAACCTAATGCTACTACTCGTCATTTAAGAGATTATCCAGTTAGTGATAAGGACGTGGCCAAGCCTGTTAAGAAACCTGAAAAGAAAAAACCAGAGCAAGGTGTGGCGGAAATGGACAAGAGCCAACCCAGCCACGGTCGTGATGGTAAGATTAGCCACAGCACCTATGGTTCAAGAGATAAAGAAGGTTCTGACTATTTCAAAGGTAAGGAAGTTTCTGTTAAGCCTATTACCGTAAAGAAGATGGAAAAAGACGCACTTGATATTCTCAAGAAGCAAGGTGTGGCGGAAGGCTCATTGGAAACTGACAATATGGTATCACATATTAGTCAGGTAATACAAAGCATTTATCCACGCGGTGGTGATAAAAATACATATATGAAACTGGTAGCCCGAGAAATGCCACGTATAGTGAAAGCCAATCCTAAACTATTCAGAAGAGCATTCGGTATGGCATATGATAGATTCTTTCATATAGACCAAGACGACGATCAAGATGACGATTTTGATTATACTGATCATAGTATGCGTAAGGGTGAGCGTGGTATGGCGGAAGTCAGAGGCAATATTGATGCTGATCAAGCAGGATTTTATGTTGTCGACGAGGACGGAAACGCAGTTTCTGGTCCATTTGCTTCTAAACAAGAAGCATACGAACGAGCAGCCGAAATGGGTCGTATGTATGATGTAAAATATAAAGGTGATATAATACCTTTAGATTCGTTAATTAGTAAAATAATAAAGACACTACCACCAGATGTAACAAGTGATGATCTTCAGGACCCAATGGATCTTGAGCAACAATTAGAAATACTAAGAAGTCCATTAGTAAAAGTATTTTCTAAATTATCACCTTACGAACAAGCCGAAGTCACAGACGAAGTAGCGAATTATTTTTATGACAGAAGATTTGGTGATTTAGATGAAGGAAAGATCAAAGGTGTGGACGGTAAAGCCTGCTGGAAAGGCAAGCGTTATGCTGGCAAGGTCAAGAAAGCAGATGGCACCTACAAAGACAAATGTGTAGAGGATGTAGTAGAAGCACTAGAAGAAGTTAAAAAAGGTCTTTACTACTATGTGAACAAGCGTAAGAAGGCAGGCACCAGTAGACCAGCCAGCCATCCAGATGCTCCAAGTCCACAAGACTGGAAGAACGCTGCCAAGACTGCTAAGAAAGAAGATACCTATTCAGAAAGTCTGTTGAATCAACTGGATGCACTGTTAAATGAAAAGGCACCTCCAGGTGACAAGTATGAGCGTATGGTCAAGCATATTAAAAAAGGCTATAGCAAAGACGGCAAAATTACAGACAAAGAACGCAGCATCGCATATGCTACAGCATGGAAGGCTAAAAACAAGGCAAAAAAGTAAGTGAGCAGGAACCAGAAGATCCGACCACGGATCCTGCTCAGAAGATAAAACCAGTCGGGCCACAACCTAAACTAACACCTAACATGCCTCTAGATACATGGGTAGATAGATTTAAGAATGAAAAGAATGTGTCCAAATATAAACAGTTTAAAAACAAGAGTCCGGAAAAACGTGAACAAATGGCCTGGGCTGCTTACTATGACGCACATGAACCAAAAAGGAATGCATAATGAGATCATATATTGCCATAGTTGAAGCGTTGAATAAGGGCTGCCCTGTGGCCACATATAATCTAGATGTTAATCTAAAAAATCGTCAAAAGGCCATAGATGAATATCATTATGGTCCTGCTAATCCAGATGATGCCGGCGACTACTGGAAGAAGGCTGCTGCAAGATGGAATATCACAGAAAAAACTGCTAAGACTATGAAGTGTGGAAATTGTGCTGCCTTTGATGTGTCTGATAAAATGCGTAAGTGTATGGAAGATGGTATCAAGGGGGACGACAAGGCTGTAGACAGTATGGCCACAATCGAAAAAGCAGATCTAGGTTATTGTAACTTCTTGCACTTCAAATGTGCCGGAACTAGATCATGCACAGCATGGGTCACAGGCGGGGTAATAGATAACAAAGATAGAACTGAGTGATTAATGCACTATGTTTACAATTTTAAACACACAGTTTGTAAGATATTTAGAAATAAGTAAACCCATAGATGACAATTTATTTACAGAAGAAAATGTTCGCTACTTTGACAATGACGGTTTTCAATTAAGTTTATTAGAACAAGAATACTACAAGGCTAATCATGTGCCTGTAGTTAATACCCTAAATCGTGCAGGTGATAGGCCATTATGGATGACCTGCAATCATACATCATTTTATCTCGACCATAGTATGACTCCCCAGCGTTGGTGCTATGTAGCAGAAGCCAAGGAACAATTAACGCATTATATCAAAAAGTTTCCTAGTTTAATAAAATATATAAATCTAAAATCTAAATGGGGATTAGACTTTGCCCTAGAATACTATGATGACACAGAGGCATTAGAAATTCTACACATAGAATTTGACTTTAGAAATTACTACCAAGCCGTGCTTATGAAACAAGAACTTGAACAAAAAATATCTAGCACAGACTGGGCAGATTTTAAATCACGATTAATCAACAAAAAATCATATTGGGAAAACCTACAGGGCCTTGATCAGAACGACTGGAAAGCCAAATTCTGGGGTTTACCAAAGGCCGAAAAAACCTACAAAGTTATTTGACTTTACCTATAAAGACTGTATAATTAAAACACAAGGAGATCGTATGAGTAGAGCATTCGGGGCACCGGAACAAGCAAAAATTAAACAGATTGTAGCAGAGGGGGTTACAGTTATGCAGGAAATTCAAGACCTTACAGAAGGCCTAAATGATACAATTAAAGCAGTTGCAGAAGAATTAGAAGTTAAACCTGCAATTATAAAAAAGGCTATTCGTATCGCCATGAAAGATCAATGGGATCAAGTATTCAGAGAATTTGATGATCTTGAAACTATTGTAGATATCAGCGGACATGCCAATCGAAGAGAAGACAATGTTTAATTGGATTAAAAAAATTATTGCCGACTATCGTAGGCGTAGGCAAATAAAGAAACGTATAGAAGAGCTTAAAAAGCGAGATCCGTTTATCTACAAATGATTATTTGGGGAATAAGTGCTAACAGTCACGATGCTGCCTTGTCTGTGTGGCATGACAAAACAATACAATTTGCTGCTCATAGTGAACGGTATAGCAAGATTAAAAATGACGGCGATCTACATCCCAAACTTATCGCAGAAGCAAAACAGTATGGCGAGCCAGATCTTGTTGTCTGGTATGAAAATCCTTTACTAAAAACATTTAGGCAATTTACAGCAGGCCAAGGATGGAACTGGTCTGAGAACAATATAAGACAATATCTTAAACGCTATGACATACACAGTCATGTACACATAGGTTCACATCATCACAGTCACGCCGCTGCCGGTTTTTATACCAGTAAGTTTAATGATGCAACAGTCATCTGTATAGACAGCATCGGTGAATATGAAACGCTGACAATTTGGCGAGGTATAGGTAACAATCTCAATAAGTGGTATACGCAGGGTTATCCTCACAGCATAGGTCTTTGGTATAGCGCAATGACTCAAAGGATAGGCCTCAAGCCCAATGAAGAAGAATATATCCTAATGGGAATGGCAGCATATGGCAACCCAGAAAGATTATATCATGTTATTCTAGAAGATTTTTTTAAGAGCACAAAGGCTCCTGGAATAAAGTTTAAGAATAATTTGCATAGAGGCTGCAAATGGTGGCGCCCTGATTTAGTTTCCGAACAGGATATGTTCGATATAGCAGCGGCTACCCAGGCAGTATACGCTGACCTATTACGATCTATTACACAGTATGCAAGAAAAGTATTACCAAGCAGAAATCTAGTGTTAATGGGCGGATGTGCCTTAAACTGTTCTGCCAATAGTCTAATTACTGCCGACTGGGATAATGTATGGATAATGCCTAATCCGGGAGATGCAGGCAGTTCCATAGGTAGTGTATGCAGTTATTTTCAAGAAAAAATCTCATGGCCAGGTCCATATCTAGGCACAGACATGGGAGGTCCTTATCCTGTTGAGGAAACTATCAATGTTCTTAGATCTAGAAAAATTGTGGGTATGGCTAATGGTAGAGCCGAGTTTGGGCCTCGTGCCCTTGGACATAGAAGTTTACTGGCGGATCCGAGGGGAAATGATATTAAAGATAGTGTGAATGAAATTAAACGCAGACAAAAATTTAGACCGTTTGCACCTGCTATATTAGAAGAACATGCGGCCGATTATTTTATCATGCCCCAAAATATATCATCCAGTCCTTACATGCAATTTGTAGCAAAATGTAGACATCCTGATCTGTTTCCTGCTATAATTCATGCAGATGGTACAAGTAGAGTTCAAACAGTTGGAAAAAATGACAGCCCTGGATTTAGGTCTCTACTAGAAAAATGGTTTGAAGAAACAGGATGTCCTATGTTACTAAACACTAGCCTTAATATAAAAGGACAACCAATTGTAAATGACGAAATTGATGCGTTAGCATTCGAAGAAAGGTATAATGTTAAAGTTTTTACGTAGTTTAACATGGCTGTTCTGGTTTGAGTGGTCTTGCACTATAATTTTATTGGCAGGAGTTATTTTAACTAGTTTTAATATATATCCTACAAATATATGGTTTTTATTAATAGGAAACCTTGGCTGGATCGCCCTAGGATATATATGGCGTAAATGGAGTTTAATTATTTTACAAGTTATAATAACACTAATCTATATTGCCGGATTAGTAAAGACTTTACTATAAATAAATTTGAGTAAGGTTCGCGAGCCATAAATCGCATAAGTGGTTGTCCAGCCTTAAGTGGAACAAGGAGAAATTATGAGTTATGTAGATGCCATCTGGGATCGTGATAATGATATTATCAAAGTTGTTGAACGTGATCCTAAAAAGGGTCGCTTATTTCAAGAATACCCTGCAAGATATATATTTTACTACCCGGATTCAAAAGGTAAGTATAAATCAATTTACGGTGATAATCTTTCTAGAGTATTAACCAAATCATTTAAAGACTTTCAAAAAGAACAAAGAATACATAATAGTCATAGACTATTTGAAAGTGACATAAACCCCATATTTAGAACACTAGAAGAAAATTATTTAGGTAAAGAAGAACCTAGACTAAATGTAGCATTTTTTGACATCGAAGTCGATTTTGATCCAGAAAGAGGATACGCTAGTCCAGACGATCCCTTTATGCCTATCACAGCTATTACAGTAAACCTACAGTGGTTAAATGTTTTAATAACATTGGCTATCCCTCCAAAAAGTCTTACATTAGAAGAGGCAAAAGAACAGGTAAAAGATTTTCCAAATACACACTTATTTGAATCTGAAGGAGAAATGTTAGAAACATTCTTAGAATTATTAGATGATGTAGATGTATTGAGTGGATGGAATTCAGAAGGCTATGATATTCCCTATACAGTAAACAGAGTAACTAAAGTATTAAGTAAAGAAGATACTAGAAGATTTTGTTTATGGGATCAATTTCCTAAAAAAAGAGAATACGAAAAATACGGCAAGACCGCCGTGACATATGATCTTATAGGTCGAGTACATTTGGATTCTTTAGAGCTTTATAGAAAATATACCTATGAAGAACGTCACACTTTTAGATTAGATGCTATAGGTGAAATTGAAATTGGAGAAAATAAAACAGTTTACGAAGGAACACTTGACCAATTATATAATAACGACTTTCGTAAATTTATAGAATACAACAGACAAGACGTTGCTTTATTAGACAAATTAGACCGAAAACTTAAATTTATCGACCTTGCCAATAAAATTGCTCATGAAAACACAGTATTATTACAGACTACTCTAGGAGCTGTAGCAGTAACCGAGCAAGCAATTATTAATGAAGCACATCATCGAGGTATGATGGTTCCTAGTAGAGCTAAACGCGATGAGCTAGGTGATACAGGAGCAGCGGGCGCATATGTAGCCTACCCTAAAAAAGGACTTCATGAATGGATCGGAAGCATTGACATCAATAGTCTATATCCAAGTGTAATTCGTGCATTAAACATGGGACCGGAGACCATTGTAGGTCAACTACGCCCAGAAAAAACTGAAAAATATATAAACGAACAAATATCTATACATAAAAAAACATTCGCAGGGGCCTGGGAAGGAATGTTTGGAACGCTAGAATACGAAGCAGTAATTAAAAAAGATAGAGCATTTGAAATTGTTATAGATTGGGAAAACAACGAAACCAGTGTGTTATCTGCGGCAGAGGTACATAATTTAATTTTTGAAAGTAATAACCATTGGATGCTCAGTGCAAATGGAACTATTTTTACCTATGAAAAAGAAGGCATAATTCCTGGCCTACTGAAACGATGGTATGCTGAACGTAAAGAATTACAAGGAAAATTAAAATTAGCTAAAGATGCGGAAAATATTATAGAAGAAGAGTATTGGGACAAGAGACAATTAGTTAAAAAGATTAATCTTAATAGCTTGTACGGCGCTATTTTAAATCCAGGATGTAGATTTTTTGACAAGCGTATAGGTCAATCAACAACATTAACAGGTAGATCTATAGCAAAACACATGGCAGGAACAGTAAATGAAATTGTAACAGGTGAGTTTGATCATGTAGGGAAAGCTATAATCTATGGTGATACAGACAGTTGTTACTTCAGTGCATACTCTACATTAAAAAGAGATATCGAAAAAGGACAAGTACCTTGGAATAAAGATATTATAATTCAACTTTATAATCAAATCGCAGATAAAGTAAATCAAACATTCCCAGAATTTATGCTTGCAGCATTTCATTGTCCCAAATCTAGAGGAGATGTTATTAAAGGGGGCAGAGAAATTGTTGCAAGCAAAGGTTTGTTTATCACTAAAAAACGCTATGCAGTTCTATATTATGATAAGGACGGAAAACGCACAGACGTAGACGGAAAAACTGGCAAAATTAAAGCTATGGGCTTAGACTTAAAAAGAAGTGACACTCCTGAATTTATGCAAAAATTCCTAGAAGAAATTCTTGGCAAAGTTCTACACGGCGAACAAGAAAAAGAAATTTTAGATAGAATTAGTGAATTTCGAACAGAATTCAAAGCTCGCCCAGGTTGGGAAAAAGGTTCGCCTAAACGTGCTAATAATATTACAGAATACGAAGCTAAAGAAAAGAAAGCAGGCAAGGCTAATATGCCGGGACATGTACGTGCAAGCATAAATTGGAATACTTTACGAAGAATGAATGGAGACAAATATTCCATGCAAATTGTTGATGGTATGAAAGTTATAGTTTGTAAAGTAAAAGACAATCCATTAGGATTTACCAGCGTGGCCTATCCTACAGACGAATTACGGTTACCAAAATGGTTTCAAGAATTACCATTCGACCATTCAGAAATGGAAACAACAATCATTAACAATAAATTAGACAATCTCATCGGTGTTCTAGAATGGGATTTAGAAAGCACTACACAGGATAATACTTTTGGCAAGTTATTTTCTTTTGAATGAAAATAATAGTTGACATTATCCTTAATTCTAAATATAATTATACAAAGGAAAAATCATGCAAGATATATTAAAAGACATCGTAAGTCATACACATAATCTAGGCTTTCTCAATATTGTCAAAGTCACAGGTGACGAATCTAGTACAAAAATCAATAGTATGGCAGATGACAGAACAGTAATTATGTTCGGTGAAACTGCCAACCCATATCCGGAAATGATAGGCGTTTTTGGAATGCCGCAATTGAATAAATTAAAATATTTGTTAGACTGCCCTGAATATAAAGAAAACGCCAATATAAACATAACACACATTAATAAAAATGGTGTAGATATTCCGTCAGGTATTCATTTTGTAAACGAAAATGGTGATTTTAAAAACGATTATAAGTTTATGAATACTGAAATTATCAATGAAAAAATTAAAGATATAAAATTTAGAGGCGTAAAATGGGACGTAGAGCTAACGCCTACAGTTCAGTCGATACAGAAATTTAATTTCCAAGTTAATGCTAATAATGAACATACAACATTTTTAGCTAAAACAGATGCGGATAAATTAGTATTTTCATTTGGCGATGCTAGTAGTCATAGTGGTGAATTTATATTTGCAAACGGAATCACTGGTAAATTAAGCAAAAGCTGGACATGGCCTGTTTCATCTGTCCTAGCTATTTTGAAAGCAGCAGATGTGAATAATACTAAAATGAGTTTAAGCAATGAAGGTGCTTTACAAATTACTTTAGATAGCGGATTGGCCACATATCAATATATCATTCCTGCAACAATATGATTAGATCAGTCTCGGGAGGGCCTCATATACAGGTAGATGGTGGTCATCCATCTGCCTCGTATATCTATTCTGAAAATGCAAATAAACCCATGGCCGGTATGGTAAGATATATCAACAACCAATTTGAAGTATACGACGGTAATACATGGCATCAGATATCAGTCGGACATACTACCGTAAAATTAACAAACGAAGCCAGTAAGGCCATTGACTGGGCATTAAGACAAATGCAGGAACAGGCTGACATTGAAAAACTGGCAAAAGACTACCCTGCGGTCAAACTGGCACACGATAATCTTAAACGTGCTGCCGAACAATTAAAGGCCACTATTATATTGAGTAAAGATGAGCAATCCACCAATTAACCTAACACCATTACAGAAAGACTATGCTGTATTTTTACCAGCAGTTAGTTCTTTTTATTCAACCTATGTAGCCAAACAAAAATTAGAGGAATTCGTTCCTAAGCATCGTATCCCTAAAGGATTTGATCGTGATATTGAAGGTATGAACTTTCTAAATCCAGAACAAGGCTATTTTACCTACAAATATGCTTTATACTCTGCAGGACATGCACAATTAGACTTGAATAAAAGTATAGTACAAGAAAGTATGATTCAACAGCGTGATAGAAACGCAACAATGATTCTAGGAGATTCCGGTGGATACCAGATTGGTAAAGGTGTGCTAAAGTTTGATTGGCTAAATTTTGAAGGAGCAGAAGCAAACAAGGTTCGTCAACGTATTCTAGAGTGGTTAGAACTAACTGCTGATTGGTCAATGATGCTAGATGTTCCTACTTGGGCCTGTGATCATATTCATAGTCCAAAGACGGGTCTTAAAACGTTTGATGACTGTTTAGATAAGACCAAATTTAACAATGAATACTTTCTAAAAAATAGACTAGGTCAAACTAAATGGCTTAACGTGCTGCAAGGATCAGATTGGGATACCGCAGAGAAATGGTACGACGGTGTTAAAGAATTTTCAGATCCTGCCGTATGGGGGGATAAGGCTGCAGAAGGGTGGGCCTTTGGTGGTGCTAATATGTGTAAAATGGACATTACATTAAAGCGTCTAATGACCTTACGTGAAGATGGTCTACTAAAAAATAAAAACTGGATTCACTTCTTAGGTACAGCCCAACTTGATTGGTCCTGTTATCTTACCTCTATTCAACGACAAATTAGAAAGCACATTAATGAAGAAATTACCATATCTTTTGACTGCGCCTCACCGTTTATTGCAACCGCCCACGGACTTGTCTATACAAACGCACAGCACACGCCGAAACGTTGGAGCGTTATTATGGACAAGGCCCCAGACAACAAAACACTTGCAAGAAGCACAATCCCATTTCCGTTCGAATCAGAAATAGGTCGCAGGCTTAACATGGGAGATATCTGCTGGTATGCTCCTGGAGATCTTAATAAAATTAAAAAAGAAGGTAAAACGTCGTGGGATAGTTTTTCATATGCACTAATGATGGGGCATAATGTATACTGCCATATTGTTGCCGTACAACGTGCCCAGCAATTAATGGATATTGAAGTTGCTAAAACACAACAAAAAATAAATTGGCGTTTTTGGAAAAAAGTAAAATCCGGCGATATGAGCGACGAATATAGTGACTGGGTTCCTAGAAATGTGCTATACTTCAATAACTTTGTAGAAGATTTATTTAATACAAAAACGAAAAAAGAAGCATTTGAGATGATTGAAGAAGCTGGATCATTTTTAAGATCGTTAGAAGGTGCAAGATTACGAGGTGGCCCTGCTCAGAACAATTTCAACACTTTCTTTGAATTTGAAGAAGTAACCAAAGCAGAAGAGATTGATTTAGAAAACCCTGATGATGATAAATTAAGGGCTCTTGAAGAAGAAATTATGGAGAATTAACATGGCAATATGGCGTATTACAAATTATCAAAAAAAGTCGGCTGATGAAATTCAAACCTGGCGTAAAGGTGATGATGAATTTCAAAAAACAGAAACATACCGTTGGGGTGTTTGGGAATGTGAAAGTGATGAAAAGCCTGTAGTTGATTTAAACAACCCAGGTGGCTGGAGTCCAGATAATGCAGATCAAGAAGATTATACCTGGGAAATGGTTGAAATGATTGATGGTTGTTATGTGGATTGGGATTTTATAGGCTGTCCGGATATGGATGAGGAAGAACAAGAACGTATTCAAGAACTTTGGAACGAAAACTATTACGAAGGATTAGAAGGCGAAGACTGGATTAATGACGAAACTGAATATTGGCTTCATGGCCCATTGAAATTAACCAATGTAGATACTGGTGAAGAATGGCATGGAGAAGACTGACTCAATTTTAGAAAAACTTATCTACAGGGCAGGGTTCAGCTCAACCTTTGAACGTGTAAGGCTAGAAAGACTAATTTGGTTAGCTGCCCGCGATATTCAACATATTGTAACAGACGAGCAATGGCAACAAATTGTAAATCATTTATCTATTCCAGAAGATTTTAATAAACGAACCAACAATAATTATCTTACAAAAAAATCCGCAGATCAACCAGAAGGATATTTAGAATGAAATCTGTTCATGAACTTAGTGATGAAGAATTAGAAAGTTGTATAGATGGTTCTTTTCACATTGAAACTTTAAGAGAAATTCTTAGTAAACAGGGTGTAGTAGATTTAGAAGGTTGGGTAGATCCGGAAATTTTTGCAGATTGGTTCGCTCAGTCTCTCGTAGATATAATAGGCGTAGAAGAAGATACACCAGAATGGACTGAAGCATTTGATAACAATTGGAATTGGGGTTATGACGTTGGTGATAATATCAATTCCTTTATTAGTGATAATTTTAAGGATAAAAAAGATGCCTAAGAAAAAAACAGAACCAACTAGTAAATTAGCAAAAAATAAAAAAACAGATGCAAAAAAAGAAAGTAACGAATATACTATTGAGACAAAAGATGAGTCAGGAAAATTATCATTTGATATAGATTGGGATAGGCTTAAAATTCATGTCCAAAATGCCTTGACTGACTTTGAAAAAACAAGTAAAATTAAAACATGAAAAGAAATTATTCCTCTGATTGTTTAGATGATGTTGTTTTCTTTGTAGGAACAGAAATCGAACATACTCCTGCTTATGGGTTGAATACACTCTTTGTAGTTGGTATTCAAGGATATGACGAAATTTTGTATAGGCTAGAAAACATAGAACATATTTTCTTTGGAGCTAATCATAGCTTTAACCCGCAAACTACAGAAGAATGGAACCGCTGGGAAAACATGATTATGTATTTTCTAGAAAAAGATTATTTGTGCTCATTAGACATTCCTATTAACCAAGTTGAAGAGTTTCATGAAGGGGGTCTTTGTGAACATAACAACTTTATTCCACAAATTCGTGTGCCAATTCCTTATATTAAATTATGGAATTACAACACAATGCTCAAAATTGATGATAAAGATTTTGATGCAACTAATCCCGGTGTGTGGTCACACAGTCTACACTCACTAATGGAACGTAGTAAATTTACAGACTGGAAACAATATAATAAGGATGTAGTAATAAAATGATTAATAGCAAATTAGCAAATCAACTTAGTTCTGAAGAAAAACTTTTTAAAATGTTAGAAAGCATTGACTGGAAACTTTGGGAAATGTATAACATTTTAAAGGCACAGACTGAAGGAGCAAAGGTATCAACTAAAGCAGTTTCAGCAGTTAAAAAAACTAAAACATCTGCAAAAACAGACAACTAAAAATGATTATTAAACAAGACATACGACCAAGTAAAATGATCTGGATTACTTTTAGTAAAGAAGGTATCCATAAATATCCAGCAGCACTAACTGATCCCAACTTAGCAACAGGAGATGAATACGATGTTTCGTTCCTTGGTTATCCGCATCGTCATATATTCCATTTTAGGGTGTGGATTAATGTACTTCATAACGATCGCGAAATCGAATTCATACAGTTCAAGAGATTCTGTGAGCGTCTCCTGCGTGAGGGGGTAGTACAATTAGATTATAAAAGTTGCGAAATGATGAGCGATGATCTATATGCTCAAATCATCGAAAAGTATCCTGGCCGTGAGGTATGGATTGAAGTCTCCGAAGATGGAGAAAATGGTAGTTTCATTAAATATTAATCTTTTTTAGGAAATAGACAAACATGGCCCTCAGTGCATCTGTTCAAAAAACTCTTCGTATGAAACCAGAAGTTAGTAAAATCTTTGATGACCTTGAAGCATGGCACGATTATTGTAGAATGGAATTAATTGCATTTAATCCGGCCCATCTTTATAAATCTAGAGAATATAAGGAATGGTCTAAAGACAGAAGAATTTCCAAAAACCGTAAACTAAAAAGTAAAAATGGCAAAAATATTTCTAGTTGACCTAGAAGCTGTTGAAACACGTTATACAGCACAATGGAAAAGTCATGTTCCCAAAATTCTCAAAGCACAAGGACATCAAGTTCACGTTATCTCTGGTCCTGAAGATATTCCTAGTGCCACTACTCCTGGTGCCTTTCTTAACTTTGGGGGGACTAATATCTATAAGTCTCGCCAAGTTGAAGAGATTGCTCGCCTTTTTACCTCCGGAACCATTGTGGCCGGCGACCATTTTCTTTTTACTGATGCTTGGCATCCAGGCATTATAAATTTAAAATATATGAGTTCTTTACTGAATATACCAGTAAAGATTCACGCACTATGGCACGCCGGATCATATGATCCCCAAGACTTTTTAGGTAGGCTTATTGGAAACGCTAGTTGGGTAAGACATTCAGAAAAGGCATTTTTTGAAGCTATCGACTTTAACTATTTTGCCACAGACTTTCATATTGAAATGTTTGTGCGTAATTTATTAAATGACGGACTAAGCGAGAATCCTTGGTTAGATGAGGATTTAGATGATGCCTTAAAAGGACGATGGGCTGGGATCGTACGCTCAGGTTGGCCTATGGAATATATGGCAGAAACGTTAGCGCCATACAAAGGTATAAAAAAACGTGACCTAATCCTATTTCCACATCGAATAGCACCTGAGAAACAGATTGAAATCTTTTGGGATCTTAGATTGATACTTCCGCAATATGATTTTGTAATATGTCAAGAACAACCACTTACCAAAGCTCAATATCATAAATTATTGAGTGAGGCTAAGATTGTGTTTAGTGCTAACCTACAAGAAACCTTGGGCATCAGTTGTTATGAGGGTGCCCTGGTAGATGCTATTCCGATGGTGCCAGATCGGTTATCATATACAGAAATGTACTATGAAGGATTTAAGTATCCCAGTCATTGGACAGAAAGTTTTGATAGTTATATGAGATATCGTGCTGATTTGGTTCATCATATCATTGTCACTATGACACACTATGAAAAACGTCTGCCGCAGTTGGCTAAACAAACTGATGATTTAACAGCGAGGTTTTTCTCATGTCAGGCATTACTGAACAACTTGAATTAGACTTTGAAGAGGAATGGCCCGTGCGTGATTACTACGATGATGGTCCTGTGACCATAGACGATTACATTGTAGAATATAAAACATTTGAACAGGTCAGTTGGTGGAGGCTGAAGCAAATGCTGGAACGGTGGCCTGCCATGCGTAAGAGTTGGGAAGCATTTATAGTTGATTATAATGTATGCTTGGCTACTCTGAAATCAGAAGAAGACAATGATGATATCCCTTTCTAAATTTATCTTAAATACATTAGATCGAATGGGTCGAAAACGTATTGTATTGGATAGACAAAGTGCTGAACCATATCTCGAACGCTATTATATTTTTCTCCGCGACAGAAAACGGTTTCCTTTCAATTTGTTCTTGCACAAGTTTCTTAAATCAGATCCCGATGACGTGCATGATCATCCATGGCCTTATGCTACTCTAATTCTCAAAGGCGGGTATTGGGAATACAAACCCGTTTTCAATGAGAAAGGAATAAAAGTTGGAGAACAGAAACATTGGTGCTCACCTGGTCATTTTCGCACTAGCTCTGCTACTAGTTTTCATCGTATCGAGTTAGAACCAGGTATTGATTGCTGGACATTATTCATGCCCGGTCCTACTAAACGTGAATGGGGATTTCTTGTTAATAATCGATGGATTCATAACGAGCAATACCTCCAAGAGAGAGCTATAAAATGAAAATAGGAACCAAATGGTATGGAGCCAATGGTGATCTATTTGAAATAGATGACTTAAGATCTATAAATGGAGAAACTTGGGTTTTTTATACTAATACCTTTACTATGAAATCTTTTAGTACCCTCCTGCCTGCATTTTTACAGAGATTTCGCCGTTATGATGACAAATAAAAATGTTTTTGAAACTATCCTTAGTAAGTACAACTCTAAATCCTTAAATGAAATTAGATACGAATTGTATGAGGATATAGTAGAAGAATGTGCAAGATCAGTGGAACATATACGTGTATGGGACAGTAATCTAGGTGATCATATTCGAAGTAAGATGGGAACTTTATGAGAATAGAAGAGGATATCAAGTTAGACTTTAGGGATGTTCTGATTCGTCCCAAACGTAGCACACTAGGCAGTCGTCGTGATGTAGATCTAATAAGATTTTACAAATTTAAGCATAGTAGATATGAATATGAAGGCATACCTATTATGGCTGCTAATATGGACGGCGTGGGCACAATGGCAATGGCACTAGCTTTAGGTCGGCATAGACTGTTCACCTGTCTTATCAAAACATATAATAAAGACATAGAAAACTTTGCTGAATTTAGAGTATGTAAGGATCATTATGCCGTAAGCACAGGTACCAGTTATGAAGACTTTCGTAACTTAAACACCATTGTAACAGGCATCGGCGCTCAATTTATCTGTATAGATGTGGCTAATGGCTACAGTGAAAACTTTGGTGACTTTGTTGAAGAAGTAAGAAATCGTTGGCCAGACAAAACTATTATTGCTGGTAATGTTGTTACTGGTGATATGACACAGGAGTTAATTTTACGTGGAGCAGATATCGTTAAAGTTGGTATTGGTCCTGGCAGTGTATGTACTACTCGTGTACAAACTGGTGTTGGTTATCCTCAACTCAGTGCAATCATCGAGTGTGCCGATGCGGCTCACGGTCTCGGTGGGCACATTATTGCTGACGGTGGCTGCACTTGCCCCGGAGACGTTGCAAAGGCTTTTGGTGCTGGCGCAGACTTTGTGATGCTAGGCGGTATGCTGGCTGGACACGATGAAGGTGGTGGCACTGTGGAAAACGGAAAGGTGACCTTCTATGGTATGAGTAGTGATACCGCTATGGAACGTCATCACGGAGGCGTAGCAGAATATCGTAGTTCAGAAGGACGTACAGTGAATATTCCATATCGTGGTCCTGTAACAAAGACTGTACTAGACATTTTAGGTGGGCTGCGTAGTGCCTGTACCTATGTTGGAGCAGAAACTCTTAAACAACTGCCTAAATGCACAACATTTATTAGGGTCAATAGACAAATTAATGATGTTTTTATTAAGTAACTGTTAGTAGGTTTTTATCTTTATCACTTACACAGTAGACCATTCCGCACTTGTGTAGTTCAACAGGATATGCGAATGTTGAATTCCAAATATTACCTAAAGGGCGATTCCCACATTCACTTCCTGATGCCCATCCAGTTTCTTGAATATAGATAGTATCTATGCCTGCACTACATAATTGACCTGTATAACTAGGATTTTTTATTTGTAAAATTTCAATTTTTTCATTAAATGTTTTTTTTGACATTTCTTTTTTTTCTTCCAATACAGACTTACCTAATAATTTTATAATTTGTGCATCGGTATATGGTATCCACCCTAACGCTTGTTCTCCGTTTTTGTACAAAAGTTGTTTATTAACAATTATGTTAAACTCATTCTGAATACGCTCTAAACGATACAAATCGTTATCGAAATAATCAGGTCTTATCGGAACATTTACAACAATATTTTTTTTATTTTTTTGAAACGCCTCTATAATAAACTTGATAAGATTATAATTTTGCCAGTAATGAAAAGTTAAATGTAGTTTGTCAACATGAGGTTCAATAGCCCACCAATCTAACCACATTTTACCGCCATTGGTAATTAATTCAATATTTCCATTATTATCTTTACATATTTTTAAAATTTCTGGAAAATCGTGAAACTCCAATGGTTCGCCTCCATCAAATGTCCAATCGATAAGTCTACCTAAATTGCTGAAATGTGTAATTGTATATGATACAAATTTTTTGTATTCTTCTACAGATCTAGGTTCTTCACCACCCCAATACTTGGTAGGACAATATGAACATCCTCCAGAGCAGTAATTATGTAATGCCCACCAAATCTTAGTTCTTTTTAATTCTCTTCTTGCGATATTCATGTTGACAAACTCTAAATAAACATATATAATATATTTAAACTAATTAGGATTTTAACAACAGTGAGAAAAAAATGAGTAAACTTAAAGTATCAGAACTTTTTTACAGTGTGCAAGGTGAAGGAAGATACATGGGTGTTCCCAGTGTGTTCCTTCGTGTATTTGGTTGTAATTTTACATGCGACGGATTTGGAATGCCAAAAGGAGAAAAATCCAATGAACGACATATTATCGCCGAAAATATTTCAAGCATTACACAATACAGAGATCTACCTTTGGTTCATACAGGGTGCGATTCTTATGCTAGTTGGGATCCTAAGTTTAAGGATCTTAGTCCTGTGCTCGAAACAGATAGTATTGTGGACACAATCATGGATATGCTCCCTCACAAAGAATGGAGGAAAGAACACCTAGTTATAACAGGAGGAGAACCACTTCTAGGTTGGCAGCGTAGTTATCCTGACTTACTTAATCATCCTAAAATGAAAGGACTTACAGAAATAACGTTTGAAACAAACGGGACTCAAGAAATTTCACGGAATTTTAGTGAATATCTTAATGATTGGCTAGCGCCAGATGATCAAACACAATTCGAAAACTGGAGAGAATTAACCTTTTCAGTAAGTCCTAAATTATCAGTTTCTGGAGAACGTTGGGAAGATGCCATAAAACCAGATATCGTAGTTTATTATGAATCATTTGGCTATACATACTTAAAATTTGTAGTAGCAAGTAACGAAGATGTAGCAGAAGCAGAAGATGCGGTAAACGAGTATAGAAAGGCTGGATTTAAAGGACCAGTTTACATAATGCCATTAGGCGGTGTTGAATCAGTATATAGCTTAAATAATAAAAATGTAGCACTCATGGCTATGAAAAAAGGATGGCGTTATAGTGATAGGCTTCAGGTGCCGCTCTTTAAGAACGCATGGTCGACATGACACAACCGTTAGATATTCCAGAATTTGTCAAAATATATTTCCTTGTAAAACAGGATGGTATGATGTTTTCCCCTACAGGTAATTCAGGAGGAAATTATTTAGGCACTGGATTTTATTTGACAAGAACAGAAGCAGAACATACTAGAACAATGGAATACCTAAGAGAAACTGATTCTAAAACAAAGGTTCATATATTTGAATTAGATGTTCCCAACCCGGCGTATAAACATGAAAAATCTACTTAAAAAAATATTCGGCATAACCGAAATGGAAAATGCCATTAAAGAAACCAGAGCCGCCGCAGAAGCAGCAGAAGTTAAATCAGATTTAACTCCGAAAGATCTAGCTACTCAAAACAAGGAACCCTGGGTAACTGTTATTAATACCCATGTAAATAAAGAAAATATTAGAAATGGTTTTTTTGAACTTGACTGGAATGAATATTTTGTGCTACAATTAAGGACTGCGGGATTTCGTGGCGACACCGACGAAGACATTGTAAATCAATGGTTTACAGAACTTTGTAAAAATGTAGCCGCAGAAGAAGGTATAGACATGAGCCGTAGAAATACAGGCTATATAAACGTAAACAATATTGGGAACGGACGTTCAGAGGTTAGCTAATGGCCAAAACATATCTACTGATTGATACTGCTAATGTTTTTTTTAGAGCAAGGCATGTCATGCGTGGCAACTTAGAGGATAAGATAGGACTTAGTATTCATACGGTACTAAGTAGTGTTAGGAAAGCATGGAGAGATTTTAATGGCGATCATGTTGTATTCTGCTTAGAAGGTAGATCATGGCGCAAAGACCATTATGAACCTTACAAACGACAACGTACCGAAGCTCGCGCGGCATTGAGCCCTAGAGAAGCAGAAGAAGAAAAAATCTTCTGGGAAACATTTGATCAGTTTAAAGAATTTGTAATTAATAAAACAAATTCGACTGTATTGCATCATCCACAATTAGAAGCGGACGATCTTATTGCGGGCTGGATTGATTTACATCCTAAAGATAATCATGTAATTATTTCTACCGATGGGGACTTCGCACAACTTATCTCTCCAAATGTCAAACAATATAACGGCGTGATGGAGGTCACTACTACCCACTTAGGGTATTTCGATTCCAAAGGCAAACCAGTCACAGATAAAAAAACAAAGTTACCTAAAGATCCGCCTGACCCGCAATGGTTATTATTTGAAAAATGTATGAGGGGAGATACTTCAGACAACATTTTTAGTGCTTATCCTGGGGTACGAGAAAAAGGAACAAAAAATAAAGTTGGTCTAAGAGAAGCATTTGCAGATAGAAACTCAAAAGGATATAACTGGAATAATCTCATGTTACAAAGATGGGTTGACCATGAAGGAAAAGAACATCGTGTGTTAGATGACTATACAAGAAATAAACTGTTGTGTGATTTGAGAGGACAACCAGAAGAAATAAGAAATCTTATTTTTGATGTAATAAATGAATACATAAACCAAAATAAAGATGTTCCACAGGTCGGAATTAGACTTCTGAAATTTTGTTCTACTTTTGATTTACAAAAAATTACAGATCAAATTCAAAGTTATTCTGAACCATTAAATTCAAGGTATATTGTATGAATGCTGTTAGTAAAACTTTAATTCCAAATCAAGAATGGATCATAGAAGATCATGGAAAAAAAATAGGTTCTGTTTATAAAAAGAAAAAATCCTATTATTTTATTAGGAAAGGTAAAACAATTAGTTTTCCTAATTTAGATGAGATAAAAAATAAATTAGGAGTTTCAATTTCTGAAAACACAGCTTCTAAGAAAAATAATAACGATGACAATACATATTCAATTTATGATTATCCATGTGGAGTAAAACCATATAACACTTTATATAATATAAAAGAAAAATTGCCATTGTTTTCTAAGAGCTCTAAAAGCCAAAGTTTGTATTGTGCAGGTTACTATGTTATTAAATTTCGTAAAGGTTGGGTTAAAAGTTTCTGTCCAAAATTAATTACTTTAGAAAGATATCCTTATTACGGACCATTTAAACATGAACAGGAAATGAAACAAATGTTATCTACCTTAAATAAATCATGAAACAATTAAACACTATACCTATTGAAAATTTTTTAAATAAAGCTCGATTAGCAGTGAAAAGCAGTCAAAGAAACTTAACTTTGCCAATAGAAGAAGTAACGGAATTGTCAAATAGTCTAAGCGTAGTAATGACTAGGTTGGCAGGTGAATTAGATCAAATTAAAGAATCTAATAACCAACCTATACAAATTAGAGTAGATGGTGGCAAATTCTAAATTGTAAATAAATATATACGCATTTTAATAGTGCTTATATATTATGTCCAGACCTAAACCACAAATATTATTAGAGTATACAAATAAAAAAAATTTTAAAACAGAACAAGTTTTAGAATCTCAAGCTATTTGGGCTGTATTCTACAAAGATAAACCAATAAATTTAAAAACTGTGGGATATTTAGGACAATCTCTTGGTCCTAAATATAAAAAAGTAAGTTTTTCAAATAGTGGACATGCTTTTAATCTTGCAGAAAAATTAAACAAAATGTTTAATACGACTGACTTCACCGTTTTCAAATTAACCACAGGTGAAAAAGTTACTGATGAATCCGAAAATTGAATTAACCAAGTACGCATTAGATACTTTAGAACTTCCTTATAATCAAAAAACGTTTAGAAAATACATGCACCTATGGTGGTGGAACACCAGGAACAAACAAAAAGGTGGATGGCGCCTTACCGAACTTGGATTTATGCATCTAAACGGGCCTATAAAATCCTACGAAATTAAATTTGACGAAGCTCCATTTTTAACCAATGAATTGATAATTTGGATTGACCAGAATATAGATTGTCCATTTTATATTCATGGAAAAAGAATCTGGGTATTCTGTGAAAAAATGGCCGTTCAATTAGTGTTGTTTTCTGGCAACATAGAAAAATTCCATAGAGCATATAAAAAGTCTAAAATCTCAGAAAACTCATTGACAGCAACATAGATTTTTCATATAATAATACTGTAGCAACTAAAACAAATTTTTTTCTTAAGAGAGTAATATGGCAAAAGAGATTTTAGCTAATCGCACTGTTACGCCAAATGAAGCCAAAGCGGCTATTCGTAAGGCAATTAAAAAGCAACGTCCAATTTTTATGTGGGGTCCTCCGGGTATTGGTAAGTCAGATATTGTTAAGCAAATCGGTGCTGAACAAGATCGTGAGGTCATTGATGTTCGTTTGAGCCTTTGGGAGCCCACTGATATCAAAGGTATTCCGTATTATAATAGTCAAGCCAACACTATGACTTGGGCTCCTCCCGCTGAACTCCCCTCTGACCCAGATAGTAAAGCTATCTTGTTTTTAGATGAGCTCAACTCTGCTGCTCCGGCAACTCAGGCTGCGGCTTATCAGCTCATTCTTAATCGTCGTGTTGGCACTTATCGTTTGCCTGATGGCGTAGACATTGTGGCGGCTGGCAATCGTGAGGCTGACAAGGGTGTTACTTACCGTATGCCTGCTCCATTGGCTAATCGCTTTGTTCATATTGAACTTCGTGTAGACTTTGAAGATTGGCATCAGTGGGCTGTTATGAACCGTGTCCATGAACAGGTTGTAGGATATGTTGGCTTTGCCAAACAGGATCTCTACGATTTCGATCCAAAATCTTCCAGTCGTGCATTTGCCACACCCCGTTCTTGGACTTTTGTTAGTGAACTTTTGGAAGATGATGATGTTAGCGAAAGCACACTTACAGATCTAGTATCTGGTGCTGTAGGTGAAGGTCTCGCTGTTAAATTTATGGCACACCGTAAAGTTGCCAAACAGATGCCTAAGCCCGAAGATATTTTGACAGGCAAGGTTAAAAAGTTTGACATCAAGGAAATCTCTGCAATGTACTCATTAACAATCAGTTTGTGCTATGAGCTTCAAGAAGCCAGTAATAAAAAAGTAAAAGACTGGGATTCTATGGCAGATTACTTTTTTGGATTTATGATGGATAATTTTCCAACTGAGTTAGTTGTTATGGGTGCCAAAGTTGCGCTCACCAATTATGCTTTACCGTTCGACGCAAGCAAACTTAAAAACTTTGATAAGTTCCATGACAAGTATGGAAAGTATATTATCCAGGCTATGGAAGGATAGTAAAAGGGCCCTTAGGGCCCTTTTTAATTGACAAAGTGTTAATTAGGCTATATAATAGTATATTACATTGTTAGGAGTAATTATGTCATCAGTTATGAAATCAGAGCGCCAAAAAAAACCCAATTGGACAAACAAAGAATTCTCTAAACATGAAAAAGATAAAATTTTAGACAAGCTAGTAACAGCTCGTGTTGGCTTACTGCTACGTCATCCGTTTTTTGGCAATCTTTCTACCAGAATGAAATTAGTCGAAGCTAGTGAATGGTGCCAAACACTTGCCACCGACGGTAGAAACTTTTACTTTAATCTTGGATTTGTGGATAAGCTCAGCCCTAAAGAGTGTGAGTTTGGCTTTGCACACGAGGTTTTACATAATGTATTTGACCATTTAGGCAGACGAGAAGGTAGAGATCCTATCCTAAGTAATATTGCCGCAGACTACGCAGTTAACCAAATTCTTAAAGATGAGAAAATAGGTGTGGCACCTAGCTGGATTAAAATTTTCCAAGATAACAAATACCGTGGCAAGTCTTATGAAGAGATTTACAATGACATCTACGAACAAGCCAAAAAGATTAATGTAGGTGATCTAGGCGAGTTATTAGATGAACATCTAGATGGTGACGGAGACGGAGAGGGAGAAGGTGATGAAAACGGTAAAGGTCGTCCCAAACTTACTCCAGAAGAGCGCAAGGCTATTCGTGACGAGATTAAAGAGGCAATGGTAGCTGCCGCACAGAGTGCCGGTGCAGGCAAGGTTCCAGCAGGAATCGCACGGTTTATTAGTGAATTTACAGAACCTAAAATGGACTGGCGTCAACTTTTGAGAATGAATATTCAAAGTCTCCTCAAAAGTAATTTTAGTTTTGCCCGTCCTAATCGCAAAAGCCAACACTCAGGTGCCATCCTTCCTGGAATGACCAATCATGAAACCATAGATATCTGTGCAGGTATAGATATGAGTGGTAGTATTAGTAATGCTATGGCTCAAGATTTTATTAGTGAAATCAAAGGTATCATGGATGAATACATAGATTTTAAAATACGTCTATGGTGTTTTGACACTGAAGTTTATAGTTATGCAGAGTTCACAGGAGATAATATTGACGAGATTAGCTCTTATGAATGCAAAGGCGGAGGTGGTACTGATTTTGAAGCAAACTTTATATATATGAAGGATAATGACATAAATCCAAAAAAGTTTGTAGTTTTTACGGATGGTTATCCTAATGGATCTTGGGGCGACGAAGACTACTGTGACACATTGTTTATTATCCATGGTAACGAAAATATTGTTGCTCCATTTGGACAGACTGCCTATTACAAATCTGTATGACTATTAAGAGGGGAGAAGTAAATCCGCTAGGTCTTTTGGGATTAAGGAAATTAACCTTTATCCCAGACCATTTTGCAAAAGTTACGATCGAAAATAGAATAGAAACCAAATCTGTAGAGAGATGGATTGAATCAAACTTAAATAGTAGATATGCTATAAAATCCAAAATTACATTGAATAACGAAAACAAATTTATTATCGTATTAGAAATAGGACTAGAAGATCCAAAAGAAATTTCAATGTTATCTTTAGGATGCCAATATCTATATAAAGAAAGGACATGATAATGGAAGATCAATTTAATACTAATGGTCAAGAGGGTGAAGTAACAACTGATTCAAATAATGAAGGGCAAAATCAGATGCCTGAATTGACTATAAACGATTTAATTAATTGTAGAACAATCATAGATGTTGCTGTAAAAAGAGGAACATTTAGTGCTTCAGAAGTTGCCGGAGTAGGTGGTTTATACAATAAATTAGATCAGTTTATTGCGGCTACTACACCTGCAGAAAATAAGGATAACTAATGAAACATGTAGGAAAAATGAAGAATAACTCTGCTAGAATAGCAGTTGTTTATAGAACTGTTCCAAATGAAGCAACTAATTGCCTTGTTGTAGGGACAAATGGTTTGCCAGATGCATATCACGACTCGTTAATGAGTGTGATTGAAAGTGACAGCGGCCAACAAGCCAACGAGTTAGCAGACATTTTGGCAACAAGACGATTTCCGGATGGCGAAGTCATGCTAAACTGGTTACATACAAGAGGACATCTTAAGAAGGTTCCTACTAACCTTGTATTAATGACACCAAATTCTCAAACACAAGTTCCTTTGAATGAACTCAACAAAATTATTGCTGAACAAAAAGGAGTAAGTATAGAGGACCTAAGCGTAACAGATGGAAGTCAAAAGAAAACTACTTCACGAAATAAAGAAGAAATAATTGTTCCTCCATCAGATGATCCTTCATATAAGAAAATGGTAGATGAAGCACCATATCATCCTGGATACGAAAGTGCTGTTGTAGATAACAAACCAGTAACTGCTTCAGATTTAAGGTCTATGGCAGATAAATTATTTAAAGAAGCACAGGCATTACGGAAAAAAGCCGAAGAACTAGAGCCAAGTAAAAAGAAATCTAGCTCTGAAAAGGTTAAAGCAGAATGAATTTCCAGATAGGAGATTACGTTGAAAAGGTTTCTGGTTACAAATGGCCTGGCGTGGTAATAGCTGTATTCGATACCTTATCCGGTGAGCGAAGAGTAGTTGTAGAATGCACCGTGCCAGAAGTGAAAGGAGCACTTCATATCTACAATGAGCAACAACTAACCTTAAAAAATCAATAATGTCAGAAAGATCATATCTAAACTTACTAAAAGATATCTTAGAAAATGGCGAACATAGACAAGATAGAACAGGCGTAGGTACAATAAGTAAATTTGGCGGGCAATTAGAATTCAATTTACAATTAGGATTCCCTGCTATAACTACAAAAAAACTTGCATGGAAATCAGTTGTATCTGAATTATTATGGTTTATTGAAGGTAGCGGAGATGAATTTAGGCTTAGAGAAATTCTACATGGTACTAGATATGCTGATAAGAAAACAATTTGGTCTGATAATGCCGCGGCATCTTATTGGACTTCTAAAAGAGTTGCAAGACATCCGGGTGATCTAGGTCGCATATATGGAGTGCAGTGGCGTAGGTGGCGTAAACCTATAATTAGAATTAATAAAGTCGTACTGGCCAATCACGACCAGCTTATTGAACTTGTTGAGTCTCTCAAAAAAGATCCATACAGTAGACGTCATATATTGTCTGCTTGGAACCCTGGAGAGCTAGAATTAATGGCTTTACCACCCTGTCATTTACTAGCCCAATTTTATGTGTCATCTAATAACGAATTAAGTTGTCATATGTATCAACGTAGTGCAGACATGTTTTTAGGAGTGCCTTTCAATATTGCAAGTTACGCATTATTGACTCATATGCTTGCTAAAGTTACTGATTTAAATGTAGGGAAACTTATCATATCTTTTGGCGATGTTCACATATATAATAATCATATAGATCAAGTACAAGAACAATTAACGAGGACACCGTTAGCATTACCTACGCTAATTTTAAATGAGTCTATAGACGATATAACTAGATTTAGAATGAATGATATAAATCTTGTAGACTATTCAAGTTACGATGCCATTAAAGCAGAAATGGCTGTTTAAACCATTATTTCTACTTTACCTCTATCACCTATAAAATCCTGTAGGGCCTTACCAATTACTGCACAAGGATGATCGCCGTCTTTAGCTGCTTCTGCATAACCTCTTACTGAACTGGTTACTAAAAGTTGCCCTTTGGTTATCGGGCCGATTACTTTGCATGGAACTTTACCTTTTAAAGCTACAAAAGGATGAGTTTGATTTTCACCAACAGAATCGTTCATTCTATAAGCTGGATTTTTAGATATTACTCCTGCTACAGATGTATTTGCTCTGATATCTGTTAAGGTAATTTCTTTTTCACCGCCAATTACAACAACCGTACCATACTGATAAACATCATCTGCTTCATATCTTTCTGCTAGATCAGCATATAAGGCACTACTTGCTATGGTACTTAAAACTCTGGTTACCGGATTATATTGTAACCCGGTATTTGCATATACAACTGCTGAACTTGTACTTGTACTCAAAAACGGTACAAACCAATTTTTATTATTCGCTCCTGCTGCCGAAGATATTTCTGTATAACCCATGCTTGAAGCATATGTAGCTGTTGCGGCTGTTAGAGCATATAGGGATTCCGCTGCTGTTCCCCACAAGTACGTGCTTGTAGATAATCCTGTAATTTCTTTTCTTGTAGAACCTGTAGCAGGATCAGCTCCTAGTAATGTAATACCCCTTACTAATCTCTTTGTTATAGGATACAAAGGATATTCAGATGGGTTTTGAACTGATTCAGATTGTGGTAAATTATATGTATCTGCAGAGACTATGGCTATACTTTCTTCCGCACTTCCAATCACAGCCTTAAGATTATAGATAGGTAAGTCAAGAGAACTTACATTATATTCAAAATCTCCATGCCATTGCGCTCTTGTATCGGAACCAATAGGAGGACCAACTGTTATATAATCATTTCCATCATATATGTTTAGTTGTTTTTTTGTTGTATTAAACCACAAGTCGCCTTGAACAGGTGATTTTGTAGACGTAGGAATATTTGTTTCAGAGCTAGATTCTAAATTAGCGACACCTTTCCAATGCAGACTATCGTATGCATAAAACTTTTTCTCAGTTACATTGAAATAAAGTTGTCCTTCGATAGGTTTAGCAGGAGCTGTGGTATTTGCAAAATTCTCTAATAATTTTAAAAAATTTTCGTTTTGATATTCACCATAGCCTGCAAAATTTTTGCCTACAAAAAGTAAATCTGTAGTTTGATCTAAACTTGCATCCTGTACAGTAACTAAAATTGTTCCATTTGTTTTATTAAGAATATATGGCATTTTTTAATCCTTACACTACTATATTAGTCATAGTGAAATTACCTAAATTAACTCCGACTGTTGTAGCAGTATATATCTCATATGGAGCCCATCTTGTAGTTGGTGTGCTAATCACTGTGTAATGCCTTACAGACGTTGTAACTGTGCTTAATGCAAAAACAGATCCTGTACTAATAGTTGAAATAATAGCATTACTTACTGTCATAACAAACGAAGATACTGTAGAAACTATAGTTTCAGGATATAAACTAACAGGACCTTGTACTATAAGTCCAGGCTGAATCGCAGTGTTTGTTGAAATTGCTATAGTCGTAGTGCCTGTACTTGAAAATCCTGTAGCTGTAGTAATTGCTACAACATTTTTAAAGTCGCAAACTACTCTGCAACTTGAACCTAATGGGTATTCTACTGCTCCTGGAGGGAATACCTTGGTTATTGCCGCTGCAATCGCAATATTTGCATTATCGTAATTAATCTTATTAGTTAAAGAATTAGCAGATACATTATCAACTTTACCAAATCTTGTAATATCATAATAAGAGCTTTCTTGTCTTGCTCTGGTCAATATATTACTATCATTTTGGTATATATTACCTCTAATATTAATATCGTTGAATATAGTTAATCCTTTTACTATATTCAACGTTGTGTTAACACTGTAAAATACTGTTCCAGAACTTGCCTGCAGAGTAAAAGCACTTTCTGATATCATCCCAACATAATTTCCCCTAGTATATAATACACTAGGATAATACTGTTGTGCAGAAACTACATTATCAAATATTTTAAATGTGGCTGTAGAAAATCCTATTGTTCCGTCTTGAGGATTGGTACCGGGTCCTACTAACCAAAATTGAGTACCATCATAAGCAAATGTTTGTTTTGTACTATCGTTAAACCAAAATTCCCCGGTTCCTACATTACTTGGCTCTACTGAATCTACATAAGACCCTAAACTTGAATTCCAACTGGCTCCATCATATAATTTCAATCTTCCGGCAACGGTGTCAAACCATAGTTGACCTTGTTGAGGACTTAATGGTTGGGTGTCATCGGCGAAATTTGTTAACAATTTGACAAAATTATTATTAATATATTCGCCATAATTGTTAACATTTTTGCCAAGAAGATCCAAACTTGTAGTAGTGTTGTCTATTTCACCAACATCTATTACTGTTAGTACTGAATCACCATTTTTATAAATTACGTAAGCCATTATATTAAGTCTTTATAAGATAATAAATCGTTCCTGTAGTCAAACTTAGAGTAAAATTAGGCACACTGAAATTAGCTCCAGACCCGCCATAACGATAACCAAGAATAGAAAATAAATTAAATTGGGCAGATGTAGATGTAGTTTGCCCATTGCATAACAGCCAAGAAGGCTGACCATCTGATTTAACTAATGTTGGTTGAGTTGTAGTGGTCCAAGGTACAATCATGCCTGTGTTAAAAGAATATTCAGGGGAATCTGAAAGAAATTGTCTTTTTGAAGTATTTTGTATTACTGGATTAGCAGTTCCTGTATTAACAACCAATAGTGTCAATGTTCCTGTGGTAGAAGTGGTATAAGTTGTACCAGTAATTAAAGAAGCATTTGTAGTAGCTGTAAGGACCACACTGGATGTACCATTAAATAACACACTGGTACTTGTAATTACACCATTTATACTAAACGACCTTAAAGTTGAAAGTTTCTGCGCAGACTCTACTTCACCATAAATGTATACAGATGTTCCTGTAGTTCCTATTCTACTTACATAAAGTTGATAAAAAGGAGTACTAGTACTACCTATTACACCAGAACTATTTGTTGCTAGAATATTTTTTGTAGTTATTGTGTTAACTACGGATAAAGAATTACCTACCGTTATACTATTAGTACTGGTAATGCCTCCAATTATGTTTACATTACCCAACACTTCAATAGCCGTTAATGTACTATTAACATTTACTGTTAAGGTTCCTGAAAAACCTGCTCCTCCGTTAACGGTTAATGTAGGACTAGCAGCAGATAATTGACTAGCTGTTGAATTAATGCCTACTTTTTTATAAATGCCGTTAAAAGATATATACGAATTGGCTTCTATTCCTACTCTAAACAGCTGACTAGTTGCTGTGTAACTAATTATGCCGTAAGTTGGATAAACTTGTAACTTTATTTCGGGGCTTGTTGTATTTCTTCTAACACTAAATCCGTTGGTTGATTCTACAATGAATGTTCCAGTATGTATTTGTTTACTGGTACTGACAATATTATTTCTTAAAACTTCGTGAGAACTGAAAGTTACACCATTGGTTAACTGTAAATTAGATGCCCTAGATGCTAAACCTAGAAAGGCCGCTCCGTTTCTACCGGTTAAGTTTGCTCCAATGCTTATGGATCCGAATCCATTAATCACAGATCTCGGTGTAAATTCGTAATTACTTATAATTTCAACAACCTGCCCATCTACCCAATTTAATATAACAGGGTAAAATTGTCCGGTGGTACTTTCTAAAACAACATTTTCAGGTCCGGTTTTATTTGCATTGATAGATGTACTAGGTCCCACTATGGTCCATCCCGGACCATTTCTTATTTTTACCTGCATATTCTGTGTATCTACCCACATGTCACCTTCTACTATAGACTGTGTATACTGAGTAGCAGGATCAGTTGGTTGAGTGTAAATACCACTGGCTACAGGCCATCTATCACTTGTCTGATTTCCATTGTTAACTCTTAAAATATTACGATCGGGGTCACTTGTATCATACCATAACTGTCCTTCAATCGAATTTTGAGGAGGATTAGGTCCTGCAAAGTTTTCAACCAATTTAACGAAATTCTGAGCTATGCTTTGCCCATATAAAAGATATCCTGGTCCGACTAAATCTAAGCTAGTATCGTAATTATTAATTCCGGTTCCGTTATTAGTTCCTATTACTTGGATTGGATTTTTAGTAGGATCTGCAAAAGTTAAAGTATAAATGTACTGTGTAGGCATTTTAAATTCCGTTACTTAAACTTTGAATCCTTATGGTGTAATCTACCTGAATTAATCTGTTCAGAGATTTTTGTACAGGATGGAAAATTACATGTGTTAACAACAAACCTAAATTAGGACCGCCAGGATCGTAACTGCGAAGCCCTATTTCATCAAAAACATAATCACCTTCTGTAGACGTTGCGGTGTCAAACGCTTCTTGTCCAAATGGTTCACCAAAGTCTAATAAACAACTTACCAAAACATCACTGTATGCTACCCCTAATATATGCCTTGCCTCCATAAAATTTCTAGCAGGGTCCGTACTAAATGGGCTTCTAGCATCAACAGCTTTAGAGTAAGTTTGATTATAAAGGGAAGATCCGCTACCTATTGTGTTTGGTGTTAGGTATGTTATTATCCCTGTACTATCTACCAATGTACCGCCGTTACCAAAACACATTTCCCCTATGGTGCCTTCTCCCTGATTGGCAATACTTTTAGCTAAAGCTATGCTAAAATTTTCATAATGAATAGCATTTCTTTTATTAACAAATACTTCTTTGCTAATAGGATCGTAAATTTTCAAATGTCCTTGGAGAGAAATAGGGCTTGTTTCGTTAGGTTTTGAAACAGGCATTGAAGGTTGAACTTGTTTATTAGGAGGAATGTTTTGATTCATAATGATATTTATTAAAAAAAATTCGTCTACGATTTACCATATCTAAAAATCCTAGCCCTGGGATATACTTGACCCTTAGTAGGTCTATTGCCATAATTTGACACAGGTCCTAGCTGCCCTTGCGTAGGTCTTTTCGGGTAAAAATATAGATACCTGTTAGTACTTCCTTGTAGACTGGTATAATCACTAGGACCTCCACCTGTATCTGTAATTTGAGATACCTTGGCATAATTGGTTATATGAGTTACAGCATCAGTTTGTTTCATTGTAGGCCAATTTTCTGCTAGACAAGCTACAATTCCTGTAACTTGAGGACAGGCTTGAGATGTTCCAGATCTTTTACCTAGCACAAACGAGCCATTTCTATTATCTGTTACATAGGTATCTACTGTTGAATTAACACTACTTATTATTCTTCTACCAGGAGCATATACATCTACCCTAGGACCGCAATTACTAAAATTTGTTTTATACTCAACGACCGTTGAATCTATCGCTCCTACTAACAAAGCGTTTGTTACAGCGGTAACAGTACCTCTCATATAATAATAATCTATATTATTTGCACGAAAATAATTATTATAATCATTACTTGCTGTAGCACTGTAATTAGCTATCTTGCTATATGTATTACCTGCCGCACCTACTACTATAGCTCCGGCATTCATTAAATCGGTTATGTCTTGTTCAATACTAGCATTTCTTACCATGGTATAAGCAAAATTACCATCATTATAGATTCCAAAGTTTGTTAATTGAACGCTAGTAAAGTTACCAACATATTGCGTTCCTTGATATACAACACGAGTTATTGTAGTAATGTTAACACTAGTTGTTAAACCAATGCTCATATTAACCACAGTTGGATTTTTTATTCCTGTTATTGGATTAATTTGTTTAGTTTGATGCCATACTTTGACATATTGTAAAAAATAACTCGTATAACTTGGATTAGTAGAATAGGGGTTTATATTGTAAATGCTTGCATCTCGCGCCCAGCCTTGACTATTACCTGCTGCTATACCTGCTACATGACACCCATGGTCATTGTCGTAAGTTCTATCAGGAAATCCATCATTATTGAAATCCCCGTAGGAATTATCAATATATGGAGTGTAAACATAGGTGCTTACAGGACTTTGAATAACAATAGGGTTAAGATCAAACCAATTGTATTGCACAACTCTTGTACCTCCTGAACCATCTGCATTTACAGCAAACTCTGGATGAGAAGGGTTAAAATGTCCATCTATAATAACCACATCAACATATTTTCCGCTGGCGGTAACATTAATAGAGCCACTTACGTTTGTAGTGCCATTACTACCCCAATTAGGTCTAGTTTCTCCCTCAACACATCTTAATAAACCCCAATTTACATGTGTATTGCTTATTGTATTACTTTTATTCCATGTAGAACTATATTGAGTATACAATGGTCGAAATACTAGATTTTGTTCTTTTATACTTAATTCTACCGCCATTACTCTGGGGTCGTTTCTAACCTGTTCAGCTTCTTCATCTGTTAACAAATATGTTGTATTTCTGCTTGTAGGTTGCCTTTCTTGAACTGAAATAATTCTGTTAGGAACATATAATGCGCCACCTTCAGTTTCCATATCTAGATAAAAATTTTCTAGATCTTCAAAATTATGTAGCGTAACTACATATTCTCTTAAAGACATCTTAGGCTTCCAATCCTAATACTACCAACGACACACTGATAGCACTTGAAACTGTATTTTTATTTGTAACTGCTAGGTAAATTGTGTTAGTTGTTAAAGCATCATTATTAAATCCTATAACTCCAGGAGTTATTAATTGTGTTAATGACCCAGCAGTTGTGATAACTTCTGCAATGACGCCAGATCCAGGTAATGGATCATTACCCTCAGCTCGTGAACTATCCGATGACCTACTTGTACTATCAGAGTATATTCTAACCCATGCAGGCACAGAAGTTATAACTTTACTCAATACATAACTTTTATAACCAACTACATGTGTACTAGCAGTTGTGCCTGTGGATAAGGAGTTGGTAACGGTAGTAGACGTTGTTCTAAATGTAGCTAATCCTCCCCCGCCTGCAGAGTATGACCACCCTGTGTCAAAACTAGCATTACTTAATTTTACTAATGCCTGGCCTGCTACACCGCCGCTAGGAACACCTGGGCCAGTTGGACCTGTAACTCCTGCTCCAGTTGGACCTGTTACTCCTTGTGGTCCTTGTGGTCCAGTTATACCTTGTGGTCCACTTGGTCCTTGAGGACCTGTTACTCCACTAGGACCCCCACTTGGACCTGTTGGACCAATAGGACCAGTAATACCTTGTGGTCCTGTAACTCCGGGATCGCCTGTGAATCCTCTTGGTCCTTGTGGACCTGTAATACCCATTGGTCCTTGAGGTCCTATAGGTCCACCGCTAGGACCGGTAGGACCTAATGGGCCGGTAGGACCTGTTGGTCCGCCTGGATCACCTTTGTTACCTGCCGGTGCAAATATTAATGCCATTGTAGCTGTTGAAGGTATAGAACCTGAAATATACTGAACTGGTACTTCAATATGATTAGTTTGAATCGTTGAAGTATCTATTACTTTAAATATATTTGTTACAGTTGTTCCAGTAGATAAAGCATTACTAATATACAAAAATCCACGTCCAGTTGGGTTTGTTGAATCATCCCATGCCCCTATCCATGGTGATTGATCTATACCATAGGCATCAGTTTTATGTATATAAATTACGTTTACATTGGCAATAATATTTGTGCTATATTTTATATTTCCCGATCCAGGATTACCGCTACCAAATAACGGTTGGAAATTATAAATTACTCCAGACCTTAAACCAATAGTGCCGCTTGGTCCACTAGGTCCACTGGGTCCGCTTGGTCCACTAGGTCCTTGTGGGCCTCCTGCCGGGCCTGTAGGTCCTGGAGGTCCTGCTGGACCGATATCACTTAATGTTATAATCCCTTGCATTGCAAGAGAATTTTCACTTATATAATATAAAGTATTAGGAGCGTTCAACGGTGGAGTGAACACCACCGTACCAGTAGCTGTACCATTATTTGATATACCGGAAGTATAACCATTGAGAACACCAATTGATGCTGTAGTCTTAATCCAAAAAGGCTGTCCTGGCGCATTCACGTTAAAATAATAAGTAAATCCTCTGATCAAACTTATTGTTGGATCATTATTTCCATTTATTACAAAATCGTTAGTGGCATTATTTGTTATTGTATAATTAATTCCTCCAAGAGGACCAGTAGGGCCTTGCGGACCTGTAGCACCTGTAGGACCTTGAGGACCTCCTGCTGGACCTGTGGGCCCCGGTATTCCAGATGGGCCTGAAGGTCCAATAGGTCCTGCTGGTCCAGATGGTCCTTGTGGACCAGTGGTTCCAATGTAACCCATTCCAGTTAAAGAATTTAAAATTTGATTTCTTACTGTATTGAAACTGACTCTTCTAGTCAGTTGGTTATCTACAACAACAAATGTTGTATTTGTAGATGCTGTAGAAAGTATCGTTAATTGGGTAACATTAGGCATACCTTATAATCCTTGTAATAAATCACCATCATTCTCTGCTAGTGGGTCATTGTTTTCATCATATAATTCTAAGTTTCCTCCATAATAGTATACGCTTGGTAATTCAGCCGGTCCACGACGTAAGAACTTAGCTTGAGTGCTTGTACTAGTCAATATCGAACTGGTTGAAATATCCCAAATCTTACTGGTTTTCTTAATTACAGTAATTCTAACACCTGGAATAACTTCTTCGCTAATATTTAACCTTAATGTTTGACTCGTGCCCACTTGTATTGAAAACTCTGGAGGTAAAATTTCATAACTAGCTGTATATACACCATTTACAAATACAGAAGATGTATTATCATAAGCACGACTTATATCATGCACGGTAACAGAATCCTTACGTAAACGACGACCTCCATAATATACTTCTACCTGATCTTCGAAAGCAGGTAACACACCATTAGTTGTAGTGGTTAATAAAACTATACCATTTCCTACACTAGTTGTTGTATTAACACTGAAAGAACTAGTATTAGTTAGAGTACTAATAATGTAGGTTGTTGTATTGGAACTAGGAATATGTTGTATATAACTTCTTTCTTCCGTGGACATATTCTGTCTCATACTCTGATCATAGACTAATGTACCAGCATCTGAATACCAAGGAGTACCAGTACCATAAGTTCCCCTGCGTAATTGTGTAAGTTCGTTACCGTTTTTCACAAAAAATTCAATTCTTTCACTGTCAATAAACACAACACCTGGTATATTTTTACTAGGATTAGGAGAAAATAATACACTTCCATCTTCAACATGAATACTTGTATCATAATAATTTAAAGGCTGCGCCAGACGAGTCCTAAAAAATCTTGTTATACGTTGTAGACTTTGTCTGTCAAAAATATCTTTCCATATTCTGTAGGCTAAAATATTCGTTGAATAATTCACCGGATTAATTGTATTAATTACAATCTTAGATCCTAATACCATATCAACATCATTACCAATTACAACCGTTTGCATATCTGACTTCAAATAAAAATCAAATCCTGCAATAAGTGACTGATCATTTGCAGTGACCCAAACGTAGTTTTCATTGAAAACTGGCAGGCTTAGGTAATATTCGTTGTTGTGACTTAGGTCAAAAGTTTCAGTTCTTATTCCCATAGAATCATGATTTTGGAAATGGGTTACCTTTAATGATCCGCTGGTAAGTGCAGTTTTTAGTCTAATCTGATTTTCTAAAACAACGTAACCATAATCAACTAGATCCATAATTGTTATGGTATCATTATTCCTAAGAATGCCTGTATTAATTGTAACAGTTTCAGCACCTTGATTAATAGTAAAATCAAATCCTGGTCTAATTTCATATCCATTTACATAGACTTTTACATTTTGGTTATTATAAATTCTTCCGCTGCGTTTATTGTTAATATCATATGTATTTTGTAAGTTGCTTACCTTGTAATAACTTATATCAGGAGGAAGCAATCTTACTCTGCTACCATAATTATTACCAGATAAATGTTCTACTATCACCTGACCAGATATTGGTTCTAGCATAAAGGGCGGACTTGCAAATGTCAGTAAAGAAGTTGTTGTACTAATGACATAGTACTGCTCGACTATACGATTTAGTGATTCAAAATTATTTCTAAAAAACCATGCTAGAACTTCATGCCTACCAGAAGGTATATTTTTAATTTTTACAGACGCACGTTTGTTGTCTGCACTGACCGGTTCTAATACATATCCTAACGATGTGCCTGTTACATATTGGTTAACTGATACTCCATCGAGCTCAACATAAGCTCTGCTGACATCGCTGAATGCTAGATCACTAATTAAAATTGTATTAGATGTTGTCACAAAATCAACTGCTGCTGTTTGACTGTCTAAGCCTGTAGATGATCCTGCTGTTACATAGGAATATCCAATTTTACCTTGTGCGCTTTGAGCTGCTACAGTTAGTTTATTTCCTTGCAAGAAGTAACTACTGCTGTTTAGTCCGGGTAAAGGATATGACGACGACCTACTTAAAGGTCTTCCGTCAAAAGTTACTAATAATCCTGCAGGTATTTCACCTGTTATAAAGTTTATTGTGGCCGTTGTCTCTACTCCCGGTTGAGTAAAAATAGCACCATTAAACATTATAGGATTTATTTTTTCAGGTCTAGTGTATACACTTAAAGATAAACTATCTTTTGTATCTCCAGGAACAAATTCTTCTGGAGCATAACTTCTAAATGGATTAACTAATCCATCAGGATTAAATGAGGCTGAAATTTGTTGACTTTCTGAACTAGCTTTAATGTAATTTTCAACGTCCAATAAAGTCTGATAACCGTCGACTATAGTTTGTACCCAATAATCTAATCCTCCCTGGTCTGCATGTCTGTATAGGTATTTTAGATAATACCCATCAATAGAATCTGCATAAACTGTAGCAGTTGTGCCTGGAACTGTTGTATTAAGTTTATTGCCATAATATTGACCAACTGGTTTAATCCATCCTCCGCCTTGTACAGAAACATCAGTGGCCGTGATTCCAAATGCACTGGTATTCGTACCATTAAAATAACTGCCACCTGATAAATTCACTGTTAATAAATCAGGATCATAATTGTACTTCCAAAAATCTATTTCAGTGTATCCGTATATAGTAGCTGTTGCAGTGGTCATCACTCCTGTGCTTACCCCAGTAACATTAATAACAGCTCTGGTTACTGTGCCTGAACTAGTTGTTATATACCAGGTAGGTGATCCTGAACTAAATTGCACTGTAGCAGTTGCAACTTGAGAAAATATTGCATAAGTTTGTATAGAAAAAGTAGAAGTTCCTGTGCTCAGCTTGACTACTTTGTCTAAGACTGATGCTGTAGAACTTACTGTACTAAGAATACTTAATATTCTAACCTGAGTAGCAGTAGTAACCTGCGAAGTAGTTGCACTAAGAACTTGGGTAGCAGTTACCTCGAAAGTTGAATTAGTAGTGGTTAAAATTGAATATAAACTATTGAAAGTATTATTAACAACATTGGTTATTAAAACTTTATCTCCAACTTTGATGTCACCTCTAAACAACTTAGTAGTCGTAAACGTAATTCTAGAACCAATTGCAGTGGCAGTGGACACTACCTTTTTAATTCTATAAGTAGGACTACTGATAGTTATTTCGTTTGTATTTGAGTTTATTGCAGTGACAATAGTTTCAGGTCTTATTCTAATAGTACTGGTATTGCCAATAATTATACTTTGCCCTGTTGTGATTCCGGTGGTTGTGTTAACTTTTATTATAGTAGAAGTAGTGTATAAATCTTCTTTTAATTTTACAGTAACATATTCTTGAACTAAATCATCCCAAGGAGCAGTATCATAATTTGTTGTTCCCCAAGGTGGTGTATCTTGAAATATCATTCCTTCATAAGTAGTCAATGGATAGTCTAATCCAGATACCAAATTAGGAACATCTTTTTCTAACATACCTGTTGTAGGATTGTAATATTGTTCTATTCTTTCTACAGCATTAAAAAGTGAAATGTTCTTTTTATAAACTACTTTGAATACCTGGTTCGCAGACGGTATCACATTTAATAAAGTTATACGAGTAAACGATTTTGCATAATACCCTTCATAATCTTGTTTAAAATATTCTAACTTGTAATCTGTAGAATAGATTAACTTTCCATTTAAGGTAGGAGTAATTGTACTTCTATCTGTGTTTGCTAACCAGGTTAGTACAAATGTATTTTGCTCTCCGTTACAGATAAATTGATCAGTAACATAGACATCTTCTATTTCAACGTCCTTAGAAATTCTATCAAATTTAAAACCAATTAAATTTTTACGGATAGTATCATTTGCGATTATAACACTAGCCGTGGCCTGTTGAGTAACTGAGTTTCCTCCGCCGGTAAACTGAATAATCGGCGCAATAAGGTAACCGCTTCCTGGATTTGTAACTGTAATTTTAACAACTTTTCCTGCACGTATAAATGCTTCTGCGGTTGCACCTGAACCAAAATCACCACTTACAGGTACTAAAGTTACAGTAGGTCTTTGTGTATATCCTTGTCCACCGTCGGCAACAATTATTTCCTTAACATAATATGTATGATTCTCTGTCCAGTTTTTCCAAGGCAAGACATTTGTTAATGTGTTGGTTAATGTAAATGCTGTGGCAGTAGATGTACTTGAAATATGCATCGGAAAGTAACCTAGAGTTTCTTGACTATAAACCGGAGGCATATCGAAGTCTGTTATATTATGTGAAAAATATTCAATTGCATTATATTTTGAAGTATAATTCCTTAATTGACTATGATAAGGTTTAATTTCTTTAATATAATCTTCAAAATATTTTTCGTTTTCTAATTTATAAACTGCCCGTTGATCTAATACTCCAAGATCAGTAACAAAATTAACAAATGATGTTTTAAATGCCCAATCTAACATCTTCTGTTCGGTTAATGCATAACGAACACCTGCAAAAAATAATAAATTCCAATAAACTTTTAAGGCATCTTTGAAAATATCATGCTTTAAAGCATTAATAATATTTCTTAATTCAATAACATTTTTTTGGTCAAATAGAGTATCCGACAAACCTGATTCGTCATAGTTATAAACTGATAATTCAGTATTCCATAGCTTATCGAGAATTTTAATTGTTCCAGATTCAACGTATACACTGTTATAAAATGGTGTTAATGTTCCGTTATTAACTCTTTCAACTATAGTAAATTTGCCATTACCGTTGTTTTTCACTTTAATATACGTTCCTAATGGAGCATTATTATAAGCAGTTATACTAGATAAGTTATCTAAAACATACAAAGGAGTTTTAAATTCATTGTAATCATCTGATTTCCAATCAATATAATCCCAAAATTCTTCAGTATTATAACGTTGGGCGTAAACTTTTACCCATTGATTTAATTGCTTGTTATATTCATGAGCTGTCCATCGTCCATTATTTTCTGCATTACTTGTTAATATCGCTGTATAGGAACGAACATAAAGTAACGGAGCTGTTACAAATTCATATCCAGAATTTTCAATTAAGGTAGAAATGATTTCTCCGAACTCGTTAATAAATGTTCTTATAGTTGCAGGGGTCTTATTTTCTAAAATTACAACATTAGGTGCAAACAAATAACCTTTTCCAGAATTAACGATATTAACTGCAACTATTTTTCCATTTTCTACTACACAGGTTAATTGTGCCTGTATAAAAGCTATGGTATCTATTTGAGATAATTGTTGAATAGTATCTACTAAAAAGTCATATTTTCCTAATGACTCTGACGGTATTTCATCTTTTAATTTTAAGTTGTCTAAGTTATATAAACCTACAATTTCTTCTTTAGACAATCTGTAATTTGCAAATGATATAATATTCCTTAGAGCTTCTATTCTATTTTTAAATATTGTTTGTTGCGGTCTGATCCCTATACCATATCTATTTCTATAGGTTAAACTAGGATCAGGTACTGGATTACCATCTATGTCTTCACCTAATAAGCTGTCAATAAATTTTTTCTCTAGTAACGCATTAGGAACACTATTAGCATCTCCTTCTGTTAACAATAACCATTCTGTATGTCTTGGAATAGGATTATTTTTATTGAACGATATATTAGCACTTATGCGATCATCTATTAATAAAGGCTGTACATTTGCAAACGCTACAGAATTAGGACTTAGCAAGGCTGCAAATCTAACACCATTTGCCTGTGGATCTGAAATATAGCTAGCAACTTGGTATGCACTTAATCTTCTATTTTTTACATCAGGAACTATCAATTTATTTTTTACCCAGAAATAATAAACATTTTCAAATATTCCTGAAACGCTATTATAAATTTGTTTGACAGATATAACTTCATTATTAGGATATTTAGGTTGCCCGCTTATTCCCGATGTAATACCCTCGTTGGTATCTGCCTGCGCAGCCCATACACTTGGCAATACATTAGATCTTACCCATTCATAAATGTCAATGGTAGATCCGGGAAATACTTTACCCCAATTATTCTTTCTAAAAAGATCATCTCCTTGTTCATACCATGTAAACTTAACTGTACTTAGATCCCACCATAATTCGCCGACATGCTCATCTAACCAATTATTTTTATCATCTACAATATTGCTAGATCGACCAATTGAATATATTGCAGGATCACTAGGAGTTTTATATTTTAATTCCTGCTCTGCTAGTCCTGAAATTTTACCCTTTAACGGATCTATCACTTCTAAATATTCTGTAACTTCTTCTTTATGCTTATCTATTAGCGCAATTCGTTCTGCACTATTCGTATCTACTAAATTAGGTTGCTGACGTTTTACAGAAAATATAGATGGCATATCGAAAATAAATGCCATGCTATTGTCTTCGCCTTGTGTAGTTTCAGAATAAGGAGCGCCAACATATGAGTATCTATTGGTAGAAACTACATCATATCCATATCTACTACCTTCAACTACAGCATTATCAATTAGTTCGTGTGCCAGTACAAAATATGAACCAAATCTCTGGTAAGCATAGACAACACCTGCATCAGGAACTATTTCAATAAATTTAGTTGTACCACCATCAAAAGTAGTTTCATTCTCTTGACTGCTCTTATCAAAAATTAAAGTAACAGATCTATTCGTACCTAGCCCGCTGACCAAAAGTTTCGTTTCATTTCTATCCAATGACAAACTATGACCAAACTTAAGATCGCTAATAGCCACTGGGTTATAAAGACTTTGTAAAAACTGATATTTGTTATTGCTGTTTAATCTGTAAATTACTACAGCTCCATATGAAGTGTCGTAATTTCTATATTCTGGAGCACTGACAATTAAGTATCTTCCTGAATACGAAATAATATGATCCTTACCGAATTCTCCTACTGGGCCTGCCGGATTGAATAGTGTTTGATAATGAGTAATCAAGGCATTTGTATATCTAAATACCTGTACCACTCCTGAAGATGTAGAATCCTGATAACCAGGAGCACTTACTGCTACCAAGGATCCTGTAGCACTACCGCTAACTTTATAACCCCACTGGTCACCTACTTTTAATGTTACCGAACTAGTCGAATAAACTGCAATTCCACTAAAAGGAATACCGATCTGTATTCCTGCGGCTTTTCTAATTCTGTATGCATAGACATTGCCTTGAGTACCAGTTGTTATATTAGTTACTGCGCTTACTATTGTTGCAGAAACTGTTGAAGTAGTTGTAGTATTTAAAGCAAATGTAACTTGATTAGGATAAATGTAAAGCCCTAGACCTATATTTTTAGTTCCAGGTGCACCTACTAAAAGTAAAGTATTAGAGGTAGTTGTTACTTCATTTATGTACACAGAATGACCAAATCGTATTCTATCTGAAGATGTGGAAGAATTAGGGTAAGGATTAGTTAAAACTGCTTCTACTATTTCGTCATCATTGTAAGGTCCTATACTACTGATTTTTACAAGACCTTCGTCTTCGTATATTCTAGGACTTATTGTTAAATATCCTGTACTGGAAGTAATACTACTAGTAGTAGCCGACAATGACATTGTCCATTGAACATAATCAGGGCTTACTACAAATCCGCTATTACTTATTGCTCTTCCTGATGCAGAAAGAACTGTAGCACTATTACTAATAAGAATATCTATTCCATAGACAACATCACTAGGTTCTTCCTCTAATCCTGTAAACCCATAGATGTTACTAGCTCTTGGTGCGCCGACAATTATATAATTTTTGTTATAATCATAAGCCATGCTGTAACCAAACTCGGTTGGTTTGGTAGCATTAGCATAGGTTAAATTACTGGAATTTAATGTGTATTCGAACAACCTCTTAGGTAGATCATTTTCTCTTGAAAATACTTTTACCCTACCATAACTGTATGTAGCAGATGTATAAAAATTAGGCGCTGATACAAAAAATTTATCAGTTCCGTCTCCTGCCCAAATAGTATGACCTAGCTCTTGGGCGGAAGGTTCTGGAATTGAAGTAATATAGTCTGTTGGATAATCTGTTGTTTTTTCGTACACCTGCCATTTGTTATTGATGCCGCTGTCTACCCAAAATAACTCACCTTGATCTAGAGTTAATAACTGTTTCTTATTAACAATTTCTAACAATGTAGAATATCTAACAACGTCAAACACAAACAAATTTCCATAGGCAAATTGTTCTTCATTTTGTATAGAAGTCAAGGACGATTGAACTGTAAACTGATTAACCTGAGGAATAGCTGTTACTATATATACACCATTAACCTGCGAATTAAAATTTACTACACTAACTATATCACCTATACTGAGATAATGATGTAAATTACAACTAAACGTAATATTTTCTCCAGGAGAACTTACATATACTCCGGAAATCTTTGCTATTTTTTTAATGTACCTATAAACAGACCATTGACCGTTTTCTAAAAATCCGGTCCAAATAGTAGATTTATTTTGTATTTGATTGTTACGAGCAATATCTAACAAACTGTTTTTATTATAAGCCGTAGCTGTTACATCATCTAATCTTACGTATCCAGCTGTTGGTAAAATTATCCCAGCATCGTTGAATGTACCAGATAACTCTGAAGCTGATTGTGTGTAGTTAGAATCTGGTACTTGGATATTTTGTACAGTTATAGTCGGAAAAACTGATGTAGATACATAATCTACAGGAGTTAATAACAAATCATTTGGTGTAATATAATTAATTAATGGACTAGAATCGTTAGGTAACGACTCAACAAAAGTAATTAAGTATGGATTTTCTAAACTGGTACCTTCTATTAGCGGAAATTCAACTTCATCATAATTGCTGAATCCTCCATAAAACCCTGACCTAAATGCCCATTCTTCATTAAAGGTAATATCTCCTTTGTTAACAAACTTACTTGCCTTAGATAATTTGTCAATGGCATTTTTTGTACCTTTATCTTTAATATATCCCTGATAAAATTTATATTGGCTGATAGAATTTGTAAAAATGTTGTCAAAATAAGTTCTAGGAGTATAACCTATTAAATGTTGCGCTAATTTTTGTTGACTATAATCAAAGTTATCTATATCTAAACTATAAAAATCTTCAAATTGTCCAATCTTGTAATCAAAATTAGGAAGTAAATCTGGTACAGGTTTTTCATTTAGCAACGTCCATTTGCTAAAAATAAATTTATCTGAGCTTTCTACTTTATAAGCAGCCTGATAATAAGAACCATTGAACCTTACAATATCTCCTATTTCATAAGTTTTATAAATTTCCCAATCACCAATTGTAAAGTTATCATATACAAATCCGGGACTATACAGGTCTCCATTCCAGTCTTTGGTTCTGAAACCCGACAATCTAATTCTTCTTTGTTTATAACCTGTTTCAGTATCGAAGATAGTATCATTAAACACAGTTGAATTATTCAATATAATCCCATGCTCTTTCTGTACGCTAATAAATTTTACAAAGAAAAAACCTTCTTCTGTATCCACAGTTTGTAATGTACAATATCCATCCTCTCTTGTAAGGCTAAAATTTTCCTGAGGGAAGGGTTTACCGTCTGCTTTTAACAAACTATATTCATATCTATTATCTTTCAAGTTTTCAACAACACTGTTTAAAAAACTATATTTTAATGAATAAGCGAACGGACTTAATGTGATTAAATTATTATCAGCCCAACCTTGTGTACACCAATATAGAAATTCTTTTCCACTGTACTTCCAGTCCATTACCTGTGAATACTTTGTTGAATAATAATCAAATTCAAACCCTTGACTTTCTAAGTATGCACCGTAACCTGTAATAATATCATATACTTCTTGAATAGAATTTATTTCTGTACCATATATGTATCTTGTAACTTCATTACTAAACTTTTTAGTAGTTTGTACAGTTACTCCACCTTTACTAGGTAAACTAGGTATACTAGTCCAATATGTAATATCAAAAACACTGCCTGGATTGTGACTAATTTTACATCTGTAAAACTTATTATTGTATCTAACAACTTGTCCCTGTTTATAAAAACGTGTAGTAGGACTTGTATTAGCAGAGGATGTCTCAGAATTACTCAATTTATAATTTTTGTTCTGAGTTATTCCCGACCATTCGGTAAAATCTTCAGTAGTTCCTCCTACAGTTAATGCAGGACTACTATATTCCTTAATAGGCAACAGTGTATCAAAATATGGTTTTTCTAAATCATATCCTTTAATAATAAATCTACCATTAACCTTTTGTATTATAATTCCGCTTGCAGAAGCTACCTTAACCGGATTGCTGATGTTTAATATTATATTGTAATCTTCATAAGGTAATACAAGTCCAGGACTATTAGATACAGGATCGATAGAATCAATATTAATTTGTAATTTTTCTTTATTTGTAAATCCGCCTAGTTTATAAAACAAATTAAAGTTAAGATAATCTAAATCATTCCTCAAATTTGTAATATAATCTTTATTTCGAATTTTTCCTGCTTCAATCACAAGTTGACTATAACCGCTACTTTGTGCGTTATCCTCACCATCTAATATAATCTTTTTAGGACTTAAGTATAAATCGTCCTGTGTATAGGTAATCTGATTTATCACATTATAAGAAAGTCTACTAGTATCGAATAACGCAGACAAATAATCTGCTGGATTTAATAACAGACTAACAATGTTTACAGCGTATGGCCAATAACTACTATTTTTCCATGCAGTTTCTGATGGACTACCATCTCCAAAGTTCCAAGGGCCGGCACGAGCTCCTAAACTATTTTCTGTAACGAGAGTAGAGGGGTTAACTAAATTACCAGATAAATCTACAGGAACAATGGTACTAAATCCAGTACGAGCATAGTTTAGATCATACTTAGCAGCCTGAGACGGATTAGATATTTTCCCCAATGTAATAGCATTTATTAATGCTGCACGTTTAGGTACGTTTGTCCAACTGTAATATGAATCCCACCATGCAGGTTTTTTTGAAAATCCTAACATTACCCAGGGTTCGGTATGAGGATGGTCAGTATCGTAAAAATAATTAAAAAAACCTCTCCAATGTTTAGGAATCTGAGTATTATGAATTTTATCTATAGAATCTTTATAATTCCAAGTAAAGGAATCAGCGGCATCATAGATTGAATTTGTCCTTACGTCAACGGTATTAATTCCTGCCCAATATGAAAAGTCTTGATTTAAAATTTCCGTAGCTTGTTCGAATTTAGATCTATTTCTAAATAACCCAGGATAACCTGCTTTAACATCAAATATATTAGATTGGTATGAAACCTTTATATTATTATATACCCTCTTTTCATATTCTAATATAATAGCATCTCTATAATCACCAAAAGCAACTAATAAACTACCGTCATGACCTCTGATCATTTGTACAGGATTTATAAAGGTGTCATCTGTATAAATTTTAGGTTCATACTTGGGATAGAGTCCTAACTTACTAGGTGTCGGAGGAACAAAGGATCCTTGTGTATTACTAAATGTATGAATTTCTATAATATCATTAACAGCCAATGTAGCGACAAATGAAATTTCATCTATATTAATAGTATAATCCGTCTCATAAACACATTGAGTTCCGTTAAGATAAATGTATAACGATTTAAAACTAAGACTTGTTAGGTTAAAGTCAAACCCAATAGGATAATCGGTAATTGCTGGATTGGTAACTTTATAAGATTTAACAACTCTAGTATCTCCGTGGCCTAACATATCTGATCTATAATACGCAGAGGTAAAATCTTTGGTAACGTTAATTTCTTTTAATATTGTATCAACTGCATCATATACACTTGCATTAGATGATATACCTGATAACTTTCTAATAAAATTTTGTTTAAATTGCTGATAATGATTACCCACAGTTCTTAGAGCATCTACTACATTATGTTCTTTTTTACCTATGAATAAATCAGTAAACGCTATTGGATTAGCATTGGTTACAATACGAGTACCATATTTTGTATATCCTGTAATATCTCTAAGATTGGTCCCATCATAATGAATATCGGTAATATCATCTAACATGGTATTAAGATGATCTTTTAATTCAGACAATGTAAAATCAGTAACTGGACCATTTAACGGATTGTTACTTAAACTTAAAGGAGTTTCATAATATCCATTATTATTTGGTATTTGATCGGTAACAATTTTGATAGATACGAGATCATTTTCTGCTAAGTTTTCTTCCAAAGTAATATGAGTCGAGGTTGTGGTTGCAGTAAAAGAAGATTTTAAAACAACATCATTTTTAATAACCTTAACTGAATCTATCCCAGATACATCTATAGGTACATCTAATGATTTCAATGATAAAGAAGAGGTTGAATTAGTAACTGTTTGAATTTCAATTATTGGTAATTTGTACTCACTTATATTCTGCCAAACATTAAAAGCCTTTTGAGTTTCTATATTTTTTAAGTAGCAAATACTGACGTTCTTGCTTGAACTTAGATTATTTTCTTTTATAACAAATGTGTCTGTCATAAAATAATTTTTAAATAAGAAACTACCTATCCCTGCACTGTTTTGGTATTTTAAAGGAAATCCTAAAACTGTATCATTGGCACCTGTGCCTACATCATAACCAAAAACTTTAGTTCCTTGAAAATTAGTTTCATATGTTGAAGTATTTGAAAAACTTATTAAATCTTTATCATAGGCATCAAATAAAGGTGCCTGGTTTAAAGATTTACGTTGTTGTCCAAATTTCCATAAACTAGACCCTGCATCAAAATACCATGTTGTTCCGCTATATTCGTCTCCAAAATTTACAGAAATTGCATAACTTAGAGTACTGGCAACCGTTACAGTGGTTAAAACTATTGTCGAAGTAGTACCTGTAGTAAATCCTACACTGAAAATTTTATTTTTATTATTGGGGTCTGCGTTGAAAATTACTCTATGACCTGATTGCAATAAAACATTATCTATGTAATATCCATAAGAACCATGAACTGTTTTAAAAGCATCTACGGTGTTTTCATCTATAACATCTACATTCTCTAACCCAACTTCGCCGTGGTTGTATAATTTTATGTTTGCCCTAAACTCTATAATAGGTCTTTTCGCTCTTGAATCAAATTCATAATTTACTGCAATGTTATTAATGATAGAAGAAACTTTAATTACATCTTTATGAAACCATCTATTATATCTTGACCACGAATTTAAATCTTTACTTGCTCTGTTAATTGTAATATATTCGTGTTCAGTTGCAAGTTTTCTATCTCCATCAAAGGGATAAGAGTCAAACTTATCAGAGTCAAATGTTTCATTATAGGCTGTAGATAACCCGTCGTAACTTTCTAGTAATCTTATTTCTATTAGTTTTATAGATTCTCCTACACCTTCTACAAAAAATAATTTTTCTCTATAACTGCTTGGTGTTACTTGGTCGCCAAATGCCACTTGCATTCCGTTAGATAATTCATAAGCTATTTGGTTGCCGACTGAATCAGTATAATAATAGGGTAAACTATAATTTGAATTTCCTATAATTTCATTATCAACATTTAATCCAAGCTCATTAATAACAATGGTATTAGGCCCTTCAGGTAGCCAAAAGTAATCATAGTAATTAACTAGTTTATCCCAATCTATATAAGGATCATATGCGTAATATTTGGATCTCAACAAACTATCTATATTAGAAACATTTACTTTGTAAACCTGTAATTCATTTAATAGATCCTCAAATGAAATTACATCAGTTACATCTCCTGAAGAATTTTTTAATATTAACGCAGGTTCTAATGGATAAGTTTTCCTAAATTTTGTACCATTATCAAGATAAAAGTCAGTATTCGAATTATAGTTAGGAGTAAGTTTTGTTCCTACATATCCGTCTAGTCTTTCTAATTCCGGTGTTTGAATTAAATGATCAAATGTACTAGCTAAAAACTTTTTGTTTTTATCAGTTTTTAAATATTCAGGTAAAAAATTAGCAGATTTTTTCTTAGCCACAATTAACTTCCTGTTGATGTAACAATATTTGTAGTTTGAAGTTGGCTAGATGTAAGCGCATCTATCACTTCAACATCATTGACTGTGGCGCCACTGATTAATATTTCGTTAGATAAACAAGTTATTTCGTAAAAACTTCCAAAACCATTTTCATTTTTTGGAAGTATAACAAAGTTAACAATATCAGGTGAAAGTAAATTCATTACATAGGCATTTAATTCACTGAAATAAAAACTTTGTCCGAAGTCCCAATTGTTTAAACTAAAAAAAGAATTTATTGCACTTATGATTCTTGTTTTAATATCATTATCTGTTGTAACAATCTTACTATTTCTTACTGCTTTAAACTTAGCTTGCAGATTACTTGAGGCTTTATCGCCAAATAAAACTTTATATTTTACCGGATTAAAAATAATTTCATCACTTATTGCTTTTATTTGAATAAGATATGATTTATAATTTTGTTCTAATTCTTGACTAGTAGGAGGCATTGGTTCAACAGTTAAATCTCCTTTTAAATAACTTCTAAAATTATTATCATAATTTGTCGTTAACATATAAATGTCAATTAAATTCGTCTTGCTAGGATCTATTCTACGTTCTCTTCCGCTGTTATGCAGATAATGGAACTTAATGTCGCTTCTTCCTACTCTAGCAAAATATTGATCAGTATATATAAAAGAAGCGGTTGCACTATCATAATACTTTACAACATTAACATCTATATCATAAAAATAAAATAATTGTCCGTTAACTTTATCTGTGTCATTTACTAAACTTTCATTAGGTAAAGAAATAAAATTAGCAGAATCTTGTAAAGAATAACGTAAACCATCGGATAGTTTTTTAAAATATATGAAGTGTTCTCTATATCCGGTAGTACCTAATTCATCTGGTAAAACTATAGCATTGAAACTTTCTGGATCATCTAACTGTCCAGTATTATTATAGTCATAAAACGAAACTTTAACTTTTTTAGGATTAGCATAGCCGTCCGATTCAACAACAGCATCATCTATTTGAAATAATCTATCATAGCCTAAACTAGATGTGCCAGCGGTGTTAATTGATAAAACTTCAATTTTATCTTTTATAACTTGATTAGTTACATAGTCAAAATTTATACTTGTGCTGTCAATATGGAACGCCGTTTGAGAGAGACTTTCAAATATATAATTCAAGTTTCTAAATCTTACCTTATAATATTGTCCTGTCCAAACAAAGGCTACAAACCAACTTGAATCAAAACCGGAATCGTCTATGTTTCCTTGTTTATCTAAACTAAACTGGTTTAATAAATTGAGGTTAGAACTTAATATTATATCCCATTTTCTTGTAAGCTGATCTATCGTTAATCCAAAGTTTTTTTGTGTCATACAAATATTAGATATTTCATTTTCAATAGTGTATTCTAATAATTTCGGATACTTTGGAATTATAACATTAGGTACTGAACCCTGGGGAACCCTACAAGAAAATATAACAGGGCCCGTTCCATCATCTAAAAGACCATTGCCATAATTAGAGCCATCACCTATTATCTGTTGAACAAGTGCCCAAATATACGATCTTCCTCCTTGAGGAACTGTTGCACTTGCTTTTAAATTATTTTTCTTATCGTAATAATATCCACTAGGAGCTGCAAATTGTATTAATGCACCTGTAGAAATATACTTCATATCGCTTTGACTAAATTGCCCTACAGACACTGGCAAATTATTAATTGTGAAATATCCTCTGCTCTGTGAAACAACTTTATTTGTTTCATTCCATGAAACACCTAACACAGATAAACTTAAATTTTCATATTTTTCAATATAAAAGTTTTTCATAAAACTGCTAGCGATTATATCTGCTAAAGAAGTTTTAACAAAGGCCAATACTTGATTTCTATTAGTAAATGTAAGCTCTACAATATTTTCTGTTTCTTCTTGGTAAAGCATTCCGTCGTCTGCAAATATATTTGTTTTACTATAGGCACCACTGACATCAGACAGTTCAAAATATCTACTGACTCCGCTAGCTATTCTATTAACCGACTTGACCTTTAATATATCGCTACCAGCATTTAATGGCGCAATATTGTAATCTTCCCCAGTTATCATTCTATTTTGTAGATAATAATTTTGAGGAGCTTTTAATTTTATATTAGCATTACTCTCTGGACCGCTACTATTGGATACTGTATATTGTAAACTTAATGTTAGTTGTAATTGATGTGATTGTCCTAAACTATTTACATATGGCAAAGATATTGTAACTCCAGAAAACTGTTCAGGTTTTAATACATACGATGAACCGTTACTTTGCCTGTAAAATAACCTAAATTGTCCTTTTGGTAAATCTCCAAAAACGCCATCACTAAAATTTAGGTCAATTTGATCGTCTTGTCTAGAACTTATTGCATAAAATGTTCTTAAACTTTTACTCAAACTATTGTAAATTACGTTGTTATTCTGTGTTGCAGAATTAACCTTGGTCCATAATGTATTATAATTTCCCGATTTATCTTTCTGCCATAACCAAACGTCTGTATCATTAATGTTTGTAGTATTAACTGCTATGATTTCATTTGGTACTGGATTGTCAACAGTGAAATCTGCAAAATTTAGTTTTCCCTGTCTGAAATGAACAAAAAATCCTGTATTTGCACTGCCCGATCCTTGATTATCGTTCTTATAGATAAAACTGAATACATTTTCTGGTTTAGGTGGATCTTCGTAAATATAATCTTCCCCTGTAAATTTACAAGGAACTATTTCAAAATTCATTTGCACACCGTTAACAGAATTATAAAAATTGAATAACGGAACATCTAAATTATCACTGTTTATAGAATAATTCTCTGTACTAACTCCATCGATAACATTTTTATCTACTGGAGTACCGAAATTACTAACCATTGCACTATTTAAAATACTAAGGAACTGTGAATACCAATTGGCATTTGTACTGTCATTCCATAATATTGGAGTATTGGCAAGATTTATACCGCTACTATCTATTACATTATCTGTTGTGCTTATGCCTGTAATTTTTAAAAAGCCTGTAGCAGGAACATTTCTTTTAGGCGTATAACCTATTAACTGAGCTAGTCTGAGAATACTGTCTCTACGCTCTGCTGTTTCTAAAAAATTCTCCCTTGCGTTTAGGTCAATCCTAAAACTTAAATTCTGTCCTAAAAACGCAATTAGGTCTATTAAAGCTACATATTCGCTACTGTCAATATAATCGTTAAAATCTTCAGGAAAATTATCACGAAGATATGAAATCATTGTTCTTTTAAGAGTTTCAAAATCATAACTCTTAAAGTCAGCGTTTTTAAAAGATTGATAAACTTTTGTCCAATCTTCTGTTATGAATAGTTTGTTTGAAGTGTTAGGTATCATAATTTTATTATACCAATATTTATTGTAATTTTAAGTACCTACTTATTGAACTTGTAACCCTAGTTTTTGATCGAACAAAAGTTTTAAAATTGATGTTTGATCTGTATTTTTTAAGGCTAAGGTAACTTCTACTAAAAAACCTTGTTCATATTCATTTATAGCAATTTGTAAAGGGTATGACCTAGGATCGAAACTACATATTTCTTTTATATCGTTAAACAATAACTGTTTAATGTTTTCTGTCATAGGTTCCATAATTAAATCCCAAATTATTGTTCCAAACTTAGGATTCATTACCCTTTCACCCTTACGAGTGTTAAAATGATTTAAAAGATTTTGTTTAACAAGATCGAAGTCATAGAGTTGACTTGATCTATTAGACGGATTCACCGTACTGAACCCTCTATAAAAACGAGTTCTAGCACTGGTAAATTCTCTGCTATAAGGTGCAGGATTTAATTCTATGTTTTTGTAAGGCATAATATATTTATTGACTACCTGATCCTGTCTTTATTGGGTTACCGCTGCTATCTGTTACAATACCTCCTGTACCCGAACTGACTATACCACCTTGCAATTGGGCTAGGAAACATTCATAGTAACCCCGTTTTTTCGCCTTGATATCCGGTGTATTGTATCCTACCGCACTACATGCGGCTTCAAAATATCCTGGATCTGTCTGGCTTGCCTTACAACGATCTAACATATACTTAACACTTACTTCTGCTGCTATAGTTGGACTGTTTAGTTTTTTAGGATCTGCAATTAAATCTTGTCCTATCATAGTCCCATATTTTGAATAATTGGCTCTGCCTGTAAGTTGAATATAACCTCTGCCGATAAATTTACCACCATCGCCTGCTTGTGTATTACCTAATCCCTTGCCTTTGGCGGTGCTAGATCCATATAAAAATTCAGGTAAACTATTATTAGGGTTACCTGCATATTGTTGGGCTAAAGCTCTATCACCTTTAAACACGCTAGGAAATACCTGCAACAACCTATCAGCACTGTAATTAAAGTTTTCTTCAACTAATTTCCAACGGCACTCACCACCTGCTATTCCTAATAATGCCGCCACAGCGTAGGGACTTGTAAGCCCATATTTTTGACATGCTGTTTTCAAGGCATCTATTCCTCCCTGAGCAGATGCATTGTTTATATCTTTTGAATATTGTACATCGCATGATCCTGGAGGTATTTCAGGACTATTAGCACTTTGTTGCGGAGAAGCGGCGCCTCCTTCTGCTGTATTTGTATTAGGCGGAACACCAGATGCTGATCTGTTTTGCAATGTAACATCTGTTGAGGCTGGGCTGAATTGATTAGGATTAACATTTTCATGCTGTGGCCAGGGCTCATGTGTAGGAACCCTTTGCATAATAGATTTAATAGGAGAACTATTATAAAAAGTTCCATTTACCCATCCTGCGCTAATTTTCCTATTTGGTAAAGAAAATATCGGTAAGTCAGGCGGTATAGTCGCATTATCTGCTGTGTCAGGAGCAGGTGCTGCAGGACCATTAAAATGTACTTGACTACCGCTTAATAATACTTGTCCATTAGCTCCTAAACCTAATTGTCCAGCAGTTCCTAAACTTATGTTACCTTCTGCTGCAAGATTTAAACTTCCTCCTGCACTTAATTTTATTTTATCTGCAACATTAAAAGAAAGTGTACCATTGACAGTGGTTTTACTTTCCCCGTTGATAGTTAGGTCATGCGTTCCCATTATAGATGTCTTTTGATCCTCATCTACTTTTAAAAAGTGATATCCTCCTATGTTTATTTCGCAATTTTTTATACTGCGTAGATGTATATTTCTTCCTGCCTCTAAGTTTATATCTCTATCTGCACGAAAATTGAAATCTTGTTCGGAATGTATACTCACACTGTCATGAGCATAGATATCTATTTTACCATTACTTGTCATTTCAATCCAAGACGTGCCTTTACTATTGGCAATGTAAATTAGATCTTGACTATTGTGTAATAGAATCTGATGTCCTGTTCTTGTCCTAAGTCTGACCAATTCATTTTGTCCATCGGTATCACCGTCATCCATTACAAATGTAGTGCCACCTAGTCTGCTTACCGGCACAGTTGTCCCTGACCCATAGCCTATCTTTCCTTTACGGGCAGTTGGTCTCTCGTCTAACGGTCCCGGGGTGCTTATACCAAACACACTACTAGGAACTTCTCTCCTGGCACTTGAACTTGTAACACCTCTTATTGTATCTAATAATAGGCCTTGTTCTAACAATCGTTCAGCAAAAGGATGTACAGGTTTTGCAAATTTGTCTACAACAGGATTGTCAAATTTTTTGGTTCCTATATGGAATTCACCCACAGGCAAATAGTCTGTTCCATACCTTCTACGCTGCTCTTCAGTTAATGCAGTGTTTTTACTTGCTGCGATTCCTGGAAGCATATGATTCTGAAATGTATCTGTTACACACCCAAACCAAAATCCTTGATTAGCATCTCCGTCAATAAAAAAGACCATTACAGTAGATCCTATATCGGGCGGTACCATCCACATTCCGTAACTTTTTTGGACGTCATTGAAATCACTGCTATTGTTGCCTTCAAACCTAACACTGGTGTTACCTTGAAATGGACTACAATATCTTACTACATAAGTTTCACCGTCGTCTTTGGTTGTATTAGGTACACCTTTATATAAAGCAACTTCTAACATACCCATATAGGTAGGATCTAAATGATTTACTATTTCAGCTAGATAAGGTCCAGGTTTTCCTAACGGAGATCGTTTTCTGCGTTCAATAAATCTCATAGTCATGTACTTGTTTTTCTCATAAGTTTATCTAAAGGACTTAATCCACTAGTAACACTGCCGAACTTTGAAGTCACAGATCCTGTAAGATTTTGGTCTACTATATTAGGTAATCCTGTAAGTGAAGATAAATTATTTCTTGCTGATTGCAATTTGTCAGCTATAATATTTCTGTCAATAGGAAGATTTGCACTGGCTGATACATAAGCTTCATCTATAAGCGATTGTCCTGGCTCTGGGGCAGTTGTATACGGGGCTATAGGAGGTAGGTTTGCTATTTTACTACTCGGAAGATAATCTAATATTATACCTTGGTTAGCAGCTTTTTCTAGATCAACATTATCAGGCATATTAGTTGCTAGTGATTTTAGCTGATCTGTAATTTTTCCTGTGAAATTACTCATGCCACTTAGTTTAGTAGCATCTAATCCAGCTCTAGCTGAAATATTAAAAGGATCCGTAGTAGGTGCAGTAAGTCCTTGTAACTGTTCACCTACTCCGCTTATTAACCTAGCCGCATCTTGCCCTATGCTCATAGCACTATCAATAGCAGAACTTCCTAAATTTTTTACCGAACTTACAACATCAGTAATGGCACCGCTGGGGTTTGTGAAATTGCTTATACCTAATCCTTGTTTGGCTTGGTTAGAAGTTAATTCGCTAGGATCAACAAAATCATTTGTAAGTTTGACGGTGGCACCTTCTCCTATACCAGATCCTTGATTAGACTTATTTAAAGCATTTGAAAGTGCAGTTCCTAATAATCCGCCTGCAATCACACCGGCCGCACGTTTTAATGGTACGTTTCCTGTGACAACATTAGAAGCAGCAGCAACTAATGCCGCGCTGGTTAAACTAGATTTGTTAAGGTCAAATAGTCCGCTGGTATTTAATCTCATATTACTAGCTATATCTGAAACTGGTAAAGGTTGCCCTATAGTTTGAGAAATTATAGGTACTCCTGTGGCGATCACTGAACTGGGATCATTTATTGCATTCATAACATAACTTGCAGAAGCTAGTCCAGGTGTTTGTACCAATAAACTAGGTTCAGCACCGCCTAACCCACCGACTGTTCCTGTATAATTGCTTGGTTCTCCAGGTTCTCCAGGATTAGGTAATCCCCTATCTAAAACTTCTGCAACAGATTCTGAACTTGCTCTGCGACTATTAACATCTATGTTAGCAGTATCTACTACAGGTACAGCAGAGGGATTAGGTTTAGTCAACACCGCATCGGCTGGATCAGTTATAGGAACATTCTGATCTAATATTTGCCCATTGAACCTCATTATTTCTAAAACCTGTTTAAACAAACCATCCTTGAATGTACTTTTTGCTTTCAAAACTCTATATATGCCACTGAAAGGAATTCTATTAGGATCAAACTCCATCATTCCAGTTTCCGGATTTATATCAACAGGATTTCTAAAAGTTATTCCAATTAGTACCTCCATGTACTGATAAGCAGCTTCTCCGTCTTTTGTCTCTACAGCATTTTTTAATTTAGGATTGTAATTTCCCATGCCACCTGTTACAAGGTAAAAAGGATCTCCTAATATTTCAATTTCACCTTTTAACAATGCAGATTTAGAATTAATTACAGCATCATGCATGGCCCTGGCCATGTTTGAATATGGATCATGTGTTGGTTGCAAAGCATTACCGCCAGTAGCCTGTGTATCAATATTTGTTGCTCTAGTTGGCGGTAAAGGTACCTGGTGTTCTTTTTGTTGGTCAGGTGTTGTTCCTTTTGCCTGTATAGTATTTTCACCATTCTTACTAGCAGTTCCCTTGTTGCTAGGAGATTCTTTATTGCCCATAGCAGGTGGTACCGCTTCAAAAAACAAATAATTAAAGTCTAACTTAAAATTTAATATTTCTGTATTCAACCCAGTATATAGATAATTGTATTCTCTTCGTACTAATTTTTTTAATTTTTTCTCTTCATAAGGCTCACTACCAAATGGAGGTATTCTACTAATATGAACTTTGTAGGGTGTGACCACATAAGTGTATTTTTTAAATGGCTCTTTTGATACTTCGCTTATTTTTTCTAAATTTTCAACCTCAATGTTTACAGCAAAATACTCAACCATGCCATAGTCGTCAATTTTTTTACCTGCTTTTAAACCTTTTAAAATGTCTTTAACATAATTACTGTCTCTTATAATCGCAGTGATCACATTATCAACAGTTGCACCTTCATTAAATTGTATGACTGTTTTTCCTGGAGTATATGGTACTCTACTATCACCTTCATTTTTAGGTTTTTGACCTTTATACGCATTTCGTTTTGTACTTTCTTCGGGAGCCACCATTTTAAACAAATTATTATTCTTAGCTATATCAGTGAGTATACTCCCTGCTATTTCATTTTCAGGTGTATCTATCCAACCTTTCTCTAAATCTTTGCTAGGAAACTTTATATCATATATATCTGTAGTTTCAAAATTATGAGTGGCTAACCCAGCAGGATCGGCCCCAGGGTTTACGCTACTAGCCTGTTTAGTAAGATTATCCATGAAATCTTTTAAGATCTCTTTTACAGTAGACCCTGCCATCTTAATAGGCTTTTTAATCACATTCGATTCGCCTGCCGCTCTATCATTTACAGGCATAGCTGATACTTTATACCTTGTTCCTTTTTCAGTAATTTCTATTGTGCATTTTGTAATGATTATTGGATAATATCTTGTCGATTCTGGTACCGTCTCTGATTCTGGCAAATCTTGATCATCAGGGTATCCTACGAATTCTAATTTTAAAACAAACGGTGTACTGAGGTAACTGGTATATCCTGTGGCAATAGCGGTAACATGAAGAGCTTCTAAAAATCCATTTATACTATAAGGTTCAACAACATCAAACGTAATTTTAGTAGGTTTGCTTAAATTTCCCCCTTCTTCATTCGCAACCATAAGACTTTCGATATATACATTCTCAATAAACATATCGAATCTTCCTGGACTATTGGCATTGAATCCTGATATTAAATCTTTATTATTAGATTTTAGTTTTTCAACATTCTTTATATTATTTTCAGTTACGCTTGAACCAACAGTAGGATCATTGGCTAAATCACTTTGAACTGTTGCCGATTGAGCGTTGGTAACATCACTAGGAGGTACTATGCCTTGAAATCCTTTACCTCCAGATTTTATTATTACGTAATCTAATTCAGATACTCTATACTTACTAGGGTCTTTTAAATATTCTTTTTGTATGCCTGCTAGTGTGAAGTTATATGTATAAGATCTAAAAGCATGAAGTACATTAACTTCGCCTGTACCTTCTACCGTGGTTTTACTTGTTGATGTAGAATCAAATTGAGTTTTTGACGCAGAAGTGACTAAACTTTCCTCTACTTGAGAATTCTTTGCGTCAACTTCTTGGGAAACTCTTTCTAGATTTTCACTTTGGTTAACTGGCGCAGATGTTGTCATTAAATATCTCTAAATTTTTTAATAGTAGATAATTTAGGCAGATAAATTTTTATTCCTGCTTGAAAATCAAAAACAGGGTCTTTTAAAACTTGTTTGTTTCTTGCTGCGAATACCCACCATAGATTAGAGTCTTTATACAAATCATTTGCAAGAAGGTCAGGCCTATTGTCATACGTATTAGTAATTGTAAATAATATATCATCTGTTTCTTTAGGAAAAGAAGTAGTTTGAATAACATCTAAGTATCCATTCACTATTTGAGTATTATAATAAGGGCTAGATTTGCTATACATTATAAGTAACCTCTACCTACCAGACCATTGTTTAAATATTTCACAACACTAAAGTCTTGCATTTCTCCACGACTATACATAGGTGTTAATGTTATATTAAGAGTGCTTATAACAGGAACTGATGTAGCTTCATACACTCCGGGCACTCCAGGAAATGTAAAATAATCTATATTATCAGGTAATTCAATCCTAAATTGAGATACCGCCACTGGAATATTTTCAAAAATCATTTCCCCGTAAGCATCAAATCGACAAACCGGAGGAGGGCTTCCTGAATCTGGATCACCAGTCATACCACCAAATCTCATTTTTGTCAAGGATCTGAGCAGGTGTATTGTACTAACAAAAACCTGTGCATCATCTATATTTTGTACTGAAAATTTACCAACGATTGAAATATTTCCAATACTACTCTTATTGTAAAAATTTATCGGAAAATTAGAATGAGTAGGAGTTATTGACTGATATTCTGCTTTATGTTCTATTTGAATCTGTGGTGTATAAGGAAAAACAATACCACCTAACCTTATCAACGCATCGTTATGTCCTCCTTTGGTTACTGCCGTTAGATACTTAATAGGAACACGTAGTTTAGCCCTTAGGTCTTTACCCTGATCATTGCCGAATATATCTCTTAATAATACAGTAGGTGGAGCTGGTGGGACTGGATGGGCTCCATCTGGTACACCATTTAATCTGACCGCTTCCATTCCGCCATCAGGCCCAGGTCGACTGGCTACTTTCTGTAAAACAGCAGCATCGCCGGTACCGGGATTAGCGTAAGAATTGTCTGTATGATCTATATATCCATCGCCCATTTTAAAATCCTAATAAAGTATATTTACCCAATAAATAAAATGCATTTTTAATGGTTGACTTCGCTTTTCTTCCCTGTTATAATTACTAAAAGGAATAAAAATAATAATGACTCAAACAGTAAACCTTGTTGGTAAAAAAATAAAATATCTTAATAATCGCGATTTATTATCAGAAATCCATAAAAGCAAATGTAGTTTTTCTAGTTTTACCAAAAAAGAATTCAGTCAACATGATATAATTCTACCATCTCTCACAAAAGTAAACTTAAGAACCATAGCAGAAGCCAAAAGAAATCGTGCCAAAAGACTTAGTTTAGAAATATTTGTTGCTGCAAAAAATGCAGGAGACAAAAAAATTAAACTAGCAGATTGTGCGATTGACTACAAAACTATTTCAAAGCAAGATTTAGTATTTAGAATAATGACATTTGATCATATTCCGCTAGCTCCAGGAAGAAAAAAAACTACAAAAACCACAGCAGACAGTCATGATAAAGTAAACTTTCCTCCTTTTCAACATTGGAAATTTGACGATTCCGAAGAATTGATCTGTGTAGGCAAGAGTCATTGGAAAGGCACAATATCCAAAGGTAAATTTTCTAAAGATCACGGACGTATTACAGAAAATCTAGGACGTATGTTTTTAAAACTATCAGAACGATACGCTCAACGCAGTAACTGGCGTGGTTATACCTATGTTGAAGAAATGAAAGGTCAGGCTATCCTACAATTAAGTCAGATTGGACTACAGTTTGACGAATCAAAATCGGAAAACCCATTTGCCTACTATACCGCTGCGGTAACAAATAGCTTTACTCGAATATTAAACATAGAAAAACGCAATCAAAACATACGCGATGATATGTTAGAAGATGCTGGTCTAACTCCTAGCATGACTAGGCAAAATCAGCACGAATTCAGTGAAGAAACCGCAAGACAAGCAGAATTATATAAAAACTTCAGACTACCAAAAAGTTCAAATGATATTGAAGAAGATGAAGAAGCTGAGGCTTGACTTTAACTTTACAAAATATTATACTTTAGGTAGGAGAAATATTTTATGAACCTTTTTAAGAAGGTAGCAGCAATGACCGATATTCACTTCGGTCTCAAAAGCAATTCTGCAGTACACCTTCGTGATTGTGAAGAATTTGTAGACTGGTATATAGAAACTGCACAGGCCAACGATTGTGAAACTGGTATCTTTCTTGGAGATTGGAGTCATAATCGTAATAGCCTTAATTTAGTTACTTTAGATACAAGTCTAAGGTGTTTAGAAAAACTAGGCAATGCTTTTGAGCAGTTCTTTTGGTTTCCTGGTAATCACGATTTATACTACAAGGACAAGCGTAACATCCATAGCAGTGCGTTCGGTCGCCACATACCCGGCGTAACTGTTATAGACACTGTCACCACTCTAGGTGATGTTACTCTTGTTCCTTGGTTAGTAGGGGACGAATGGCATACGATGAAAAAGGTCAAAAGCAAATATGTTTTCGGACATTTTGAATTACCGTTGTTCTATATGAATGCTATGGTGCAAATGCCAGATACCGGCGAACTCAAAGCAGATGATTTCAACGGTCCGGATTATGTATTCAGTGGGCACTTTCATAAACGCCAGAGTAAAGGTATTGTTCATTATATAGGTAACGCCTTTCCCCACAACTTTGCAGATACTTGGGATGATGAACGAGGTATGATGATATTAAAGTGGGGAGGTAAACCAGAATATCATAATTGGCCTGACGCTCCAAAGTATAGAACTATAAAGTTATCAGACCTTATTGATCAAAAAGACACCATAATGAAGAGTAAAATGTATCTAAAGGTAAATTTAGACATTGATATTAGTTTCGAAGAAGCTAATCTTATCAAGGAAACATTTACCAACGACTATGATATCAGAGAAATCAGTCTTATACAGGATAAAAACACTATTGAAGGCACGTATGAGGACAATCCTGATACACAGTTTGAGTCAGTCGATCAAATTGTTTCAGAACAATTAATTAACCTAGATCAAGGACAGTACGATAAAAAAATCCTACTGGAAATTTACAATAATCTATGACATTTAAAATACAAAATCTCATTGTGAAAAATTTTATGTCGGTGGGAAATATTTCACAGGCTGTAGATTTCAATAGAGAACAACTTACTCTGGTGCTTGGCAGCAACCTCGATCTTGGCGGTGACGACACTGGTAGCCGAAACGGCACAGGTAAAACCACAATCATCAATGCACTAAGTTATGCCTTATACGGACAGGCACTAACAAACATTAGAAAAGAAAATTTAATTAACAAGATCAACGGTAAAAATATGTTAGTAACCGTTGAATTTATTAAACACGGTATTCATTACAAAATTGAACGTGGTCGTAAACCTAATATTCTTAGATTCTTTGTTAATCATCAGGAAGTTGAAGATCACTCAAAGTCAGAAGACGAGGCTCAAGGCGACAGCAGAGAAACACAAAAGGCCATTGACGAGTTATTGAATATGAGTCATACCATGTTCAAACATCTTGTAGCTCTAAATACCTATACAGAACCATTCTTGGCCATGAAGGCTGCTGACCAACGAGAAGTGATTGAACAATTATTAGGTATAACCATACTTTCAGAAAAAGCAGAACGTCTCAAACAAGAAATCAAAGATACTAAAGATCAAATACAACAAGAAACGTATAAAATTGAAAGTATTAAGACAGCTAACGAAAATGTTCAAAAAAGTATTAACAGTATTGAATTAAAAAGTTCTGCTTGGGAAAATAAACACGATCAAGAATTAGAATCATTAGGTCGTGCAATTGTAAGTTTAGAATCCGTGGACATCGAAGCTGAACTAGTTGCTCATCAGGCATTAAAGACATGGCTAGATAATGATAAAAAACTAACTGGATTAAGAAAACAACAGGCTACTCTTGAAAATGCTGTGATGCAGGCAGAAAAAACTGTTAAAAAATATTCAGAAGAATTAGAAAAATTAAAAGATCATAAGTGTCATGCCTGCGGTGAAAAGCTACACGATAAAAAATATAAAGAAATGTTAGGCGAAGCATTGAAACATAAAGAAGAAGCAGAAACCTATGCTCTAAAAGTTATCAATGATCTTGGCCTAATTGTCAATGAGATTGAACCCATAGTCAGGCAACCTAAGAAACCAGATACATTCTATGAGACAGAAGCAGAAGCATTAGGTCATAAAAACAACTTGGCTAACTTAGAAAAAAATCTACTAGAAAAGGCCAACGAATCTAATCCATATGCAGAACAAATTGACGAACTAAAAGCCAGTGCCATTCAAGAAATAGACTGGACCAAAGTAAATGAATTAACAAAACTTAAAGATCATCAAGAATTTTTACACAAATTGTTAACGAATAAAGATAGTTTCATACGCAAACGTATCATAGATCAAAATCTAACATATTTAAACAAAAGATTAACCTACTATATTGACCGACTTGGACTTCCACATAAAGTTGTCTTCCAAAATGATTTAAACGTTGAAATCACTCAGCTTGGACAAGAATTAGACTTCGATAATTTAAGTAGAGGAGAACGTAACAGACTGATATTGTCAATGAGTTTTGCGTTTAGAGATGTTTGGGAAGGCCTTTATCAAAGCATTAATCTGTTGTTTATTGACGAATTAGTAGATGCGGGCATGGACTCAGCAGGTGTTGAGAGTGCTTTAGCAGTTCTTAAGAAGATGTGTAGAGAAAGAAACAAGAACATTTACCTAATCAGTCATAAAGATGAGCTAATCGGACGTGTGAATAATGTTCTTAGAGTTATAAAAGAATCAGGGTTTACTTCTTATTCAAACGATGTAGAGTATGTCGACTAAAGAGATAAACAAATATAACGAAATGTATAATGAACTCGTTGAAGCGTTTGTGAAACTTCACAATGCCAATATGGGCTTCCAGAATTTTCAAGGAAGAGACAAAGGTAATGCAGTTCGTAGGGAGTTAAGAACATTTCATCAAGTTGCCAGAGCCCTGATCATACAGTGCAAACGTGTATGTGCTGAAGGTGAGGCTAATCGAAAAATGGAAATGAGAAGAAAAAGAGAAGCAAAGAGGGCAAGATTACAACAAAATGTGGCTGTATCAGGGGAAGGAAATAAATGAACTACCAGAAACCTGTGTAGGATTCGTATACCTTATCACTAATACAGTCTCAGGCAAGCAGTATATAGGAAAAAAATTATCTAAATTTAGTAAAGTTACATATAAAACAGTAAAACTTAAAAACGGCACAAAGAAAAAGAAACGTATTAAATCAAAAATAGACTCAGACTGGCAGACATATT